AATAGCCTCTCAATAGCCTCTCAATAGCCTCTCAATAGCCTCTCAATAGCCTCTCAATAGCCTCTCAATAGCCTCTTCTAATACTGCGTTGGGTGCGGGTTCCCCCACATAAAACCGCGTTGGGTGCGGGTTCCCCCATATAATACCGCGTTGGGGGCAGTCTCCCCCACATAAAACCGCGTTTAGGGCGGTCTCCCCCATAGGCATTTACGGCATCTACACACTTTATCACATTCTTTGTTAATTGATAGAGGAAGGGCATTCATACAGCACAAAAGAAGTGTTATGATAGAGATGATGCTTGCGATTACACCTAATATATTTAAGATATGGATAAATATAATCGTTGTGTATAGCTGGGTGTAGTTAGTAATCTTTTTAATTCTTATTTTTATATACAGCAAAAAATAAAAATTGATATAAATTAATTGAGATTGAGAATAACTATAACAGCCTATTATGTTATTTAGAAATAGCAATATTGAGAACATTCCGGTAATCCGGAACCTTTGTAATAATATTATGGATGATTTCAAAAAAACTACTCCGTGCGACGAGTGTAATACACTGCGCTTTTTCGTATATGATTATATTGATAGAATGAGCAATATAGAAAAAGATAATATTATGAAATCCTTCAATATTATTGAGCTTGACCATTATAATAGAAATATTCTTGAAAAAATTAATAATAAGTATGACGGCGATCCTCTTGTAGTAATCTGCTATGATATCCTTGATATTTAGGACATACAAGGGATATCATATCTTTATGATATCTTTGGGTATCTCTTTGGGTATCTCAGCGGGACATATTACATAATGGTGCATTTTCGGGAAGTTCCGCGGGCATTCCTATCATCTTTTTCTATTTTTTCAGTTATTATAGTGATTTCTTCAAATACTTCTTTAATGTCTGGTCTCATTTCAGGACAAGTATCCCACATCCGCACAATTAATCTTTTCAAATCAATATTATCGGGAACATCGCCAATATTAGGACGGAATCCCTCTTTAATCAAGTGAATAATATGCGGATTTTTATCTATTTCATTAAAAGGCCTCTTTCCTGTTGCAATAAACCAGAAATTTAGGGCAAGAGAATAGATATCAATCATCAGATTGTAATCTTCGCCATTATTAAATAATATTTCAGGCGCCATATATCTTAGCGTACCTGTACAGCCACTCATTTTATATATATCGTGTTTTTTTTTAATCGTCCGCGACAATCCAAAATCGGTGAGTTTAATATGCAAATCATCGTCCAATAAAATATTAGATGGTTTAATATCGCGGTGCATTATTGGATAATAGCAATTGTGGAGAAAATAGATAGCCTGTGTAAGCTCCATAATCCAGCGATACATATATTTAGGAGAAGGCTTCCATAGCTTAGAATATTTATGGGACATTTTGCTATAATAGCTATCTAATGAACCGTTTGGCATATACTCGTATAATAGCATTAGCGGCTCATTCAATGTACAGGCTCCCAAAAATAGCACAAGGCGCGGATGTCTTAAATGCGATATGACAGATATTTCATTTATCAAATCCTCGTATTCTATATTATTATCATTATGTCGCAGATATTTAACCACACATTCGCTACCACGCCATTTAACCTTCTTAATAATTCCATTAGAACCTTCTGCTAACTTCTCATATATTTTAATTTCTTCTCTACGCAATTCCCACCATTCGGCACGACCCCTAAGATTAAAAGGAACCATTTCAAGATAAAGAGAGGAGGCAGCTGAAACCATAGAATGACCCGAATGCGAGGATTGCGAAATATCCGAATCAACATTATCATCTGTAATAATTGTCATACTCGCGATACTATTATAATTACTAATTTCTATTAGAAATATATCATTTTTTATATATTGTATATCTTATAAATAATCTGCTGAACGGCTTAAATCGGCTTTTGGAACTTCTACGACATTATAGGGGTCTTTGTTAAACATAGGAGATTTAAAAGTAATCTGTTGCGGAATATTGTAAATATCGCGCAATCTATCGCCTACTATGATATCATCTGTTATAGGAACCTTTACATCATTATTATTATCTGTAGGTTTCATATAAAACTCGGAAATATGTCTGTCCTTTTGTCTCGCAAAGAGCTTCCAGTTATTATTGCCTGTATCCTTATCATCAGAGTTATTTGTAACATATCCTACAAGACGATAAGTATCACCCACATCATTTGTCCGAATATACATATTTCTGTTCGCAATATTATTAGCAAGTTCTGCGTGTGTTTTGTTATCTGAGCGATTTAGCGGAGGATACAAAGGATCATTTAAAACCTTTCTATCGCGAACAACTGTTTCATCTCTCTCGGCCTGCTTATTGTGTTTTGCTTTATCCAATAGAACATTATAATCATCAATTGATAAACATACCTTATTGTTTGCTTCGGGGACTGACGCTGGCTTAGCTGTGGCTTCGGATACTTTGGAATCTGACGATGAGAAAATAATATATATTATGAGTGATATGATGATTAGGAGGAATACTATTATAACTGCTGTAATTTCATAAAACATTTTTGTACCTTTGTTTTAATTATATAAATAGATAAATATATATGAAATCAAAAATCCGAAATTAAAAAATCATATAAAAAGAAGGCGCTATATATAGATAGCTAAGGGCAACAAACAAACACTATACAACAACACGATGTCGAAAAGATACAGCAAGAAATCACACTTTGATGAATTGAGAAAAAATGAGCAGACATCTAGGGCTGGATTTGGATGGGAAGAAGGAGAGGAAGAGAGGCTTCTTGCTATGCGAACAGAAAAATCTTCATATGAAGATATTGCTGCAGAACTTAAAAGAACTTCGCGAAGCATTCAGACACGCATTTATCAATATATCTGCCGTCTTGTAGAGCACGAGAACGCCGACGAAGCCGAGCTAATTGCCAAATACGATGTTAATCCCGATGACCTAAAAGATTTCAAAGTTAAACGTGATGAATACTTTACTAAAGTAAGTGCTAGAAAACGCCCGAATCGTTATAACAAGGACGAATCAAAGCCTTATATTCAACCCGAATCTCGTAATATCAATAATGATATTCGCAATGAACTAAATGTTCTTCGCCAGGAAGTTCGCGATCTTCGCCGCGAAGTTCGTGATATCCGCGACCGCATCTAAATGATTCTAATGAATATTCAACAAGTTCATTAGAATAGAGATTGCGCTGATGAGGGAATCTATTTTGCCTAAATCATAATTAATAAATCCGCTATCGGTATTTTTTGAATTATCATTATTTTTATCCAATTCTATAGTTATAGTATCGTTCTTCGTAGATATCTGAATATATTTAACAGTTGAGACATCAATCTTAATATTTGCCAGACTAATACTCTTAGCAATATACTGGTCATTATTGATTATCGTATTATTATTGATGTTAAAATAGATATCATCAGCAATTCCCTTGATATATCTTGTGTCTCCACCAGCGCCCGCGACACCTACGGCACCTACGGATTCCTTTGTCTGTTCAGTCATATTATTAAATATTTTGTTATAGTTGATGGTTCTCTTAAACTTTCTGAGCGTAACTAAATAATTGCCATATAAATATTTTTCGTTTTCATTAGCAAACTTGCGATGATAAGCATTACCCTTTTTAACAATATTCTTTTTACGAGTATTAGAGGAACTCGGAGAACTAGGAGAGCCCTGCGAACCTTGCGAGCTCATAGATACGAAGGAATTGATATAACAATCGGCGACAGCGACGATGGCCGATAGTAAAACCAGCAATACTGAGATATATCTAATTGTTATAGCTCTATTCATTGTTCGGGTTATTATATAAACAAATAAATATACTAATCAATTTTTATTACAAAAATATATATAAAAATTGATAAACCTTATATATTAGTTGTCATTAATACCAAATATTACTTATGGACGATGAAATGTGGGAATTATTTAGGGAAATAAAAAACGAAGAGGACAAACAGAATAAAATAAGTAATGGTATTGATGACAATCAAGCCGGTGAGGATATAATTAAATGCGAATGTGGTTCTACGGATTATCTTATAGAAGATAATATGCATATTTGTAAAAAGTGTAGCTCAATCATCTCTAAGGTTATTGAGAATACTGCTGAATGGAGATATTACGGAAACGAAGACAATCGCGATGGCGACCCTTCGCGTTGTGGAATGCCTACGAATAATCTGCTTCCAAAATCTTCCATAGGCTCTATGATAGGTAGCGGATACAAGGATAATATAGATATGCGTATAATTCGCAAGTTCCAAATGTGGAATAGTATGCCCTATGATGAAAGGACATTATGGAATGTCTTTGATAAAATGACGGCGAATACTATTAACAACGGAATACCCCAGAAAGTCATAGATGACGCCAAAAACCTCTATAAGCAAGCATCCGAAAAGAAAATATCCCGCGGCGACAATAAAGAAGGCCTGATAGCATCTTGTATATATCACGCCTGTTTAATTAACAAAATCCCTAAAAGTTCCAAAGATATTGCTGCGATGTTTAACATATCTCACGTCACATTAAATAAAGGCAATACGCGATTCCAAACGCTATTACAGCTCAACGTATCTTCGCCAAATCCTATTGATTTCATATCGCAATATGGCAACAATCTAAATATGTCTATAAATGATATTAACAAATGCAAGGAGCTCGTAAAACTGATAGAAGAAAATGAGATAATGAATGATAACTCACCTACTTCATCGGCTGCGGGCATCTTGTATTACTATTCAACCGTCAAAGGCCTCGGATACTCTAAAAAGAACTTCGCGAAGGCCTGTAATGTATCAGAAGTAACAATAATAAAATGCTATAAACTAATAAACATATACAACACCTTCATCACAACCCACAAAAGCAACATATTCGCCTAATCCCGCGCCCGCCCTCGCACACCCTCCGTCGTCCGCCCTCATCTCCTCTCGGGCTATAATATTTATTATAGCAATTTAATAGAATAGATATGAATTACTATACATATTTAGCATTCGTTATAGCTTTTTTGTGGGGTATTTCTCCTGTATTATTTAAATATATTCTTTCAAAAAATATACCATCATATATTATAATTTTAACACAGACATCTGTATATTTCTTGGCAAGCATAATATATATAATTGTATATGAAAGAGATGATATATATGGTGATATACAAAAAAATAGCAAATATATACCATTCCTGATAGCAATATCATTCTTTTCTGTATATGTCGCAAATGTATTGTATATTTTTGCTTTGGATAACAAAGCTAATGTAAATATAATGTCGCTAATAGTATCGTTGGCGCCTGTTATAACATTAATAGCCTCTTTCTTGATATTTCAAGAGATTTTACCCATCAAGGTATTAATAGGCTTCTTCATAATATTTATAGGCCTATTATTTATCTTTTTGCCTTTCTAATCTACACTACGCTCTTTATTTTTTCACTGAATATCTCAGAATCTCTCATATATATTCGTAAATATTAGATGATATATAATCCTTTTATATTGTAAATGCTATGACAAAAGATGATTTATTTACATCTATATGTAATGGAGATATACAGAACAGCATATTATTGAGTACTCAAATGATAATTATAGACGAATCATTTGATGTATTGGAATTGATTTATATTGATGTGTGTTCCTACATAGGAACCTTTGCATATATTACAGATATCGGGAAACTCGCAGATATCTATGAAGATATAGCGAATATGATAGATACTGATAAGATAGTTATTAAAAATATCTATATCATTATAACGAAGCTATGTATTTTGTGCGATATTTACAATAAACATCCCGTAGCTAAATGCGGTAATATGTCAATAGCTCTGCTAAAAAACAAAATAGCTCATATATTAAATGAGAATGATATGAAATTGTCGCAGAATGGTATAATGCGTTTTGATGGCATTCTGCCTCCTCATAATCACGAGAATTATAGTACGGCTCTTGGGATTATCGCGATTATCATAAAAACTATTAAAACGACTGACGATTTATCGTGCGATGATATAGACAAACTCGTAGAAATATCTAATAATCTGCGATTATTCATAGATTATATATTGCGTAAAAAAATAAAGATAGAAACGAAGTTTTATAGCACCGACGACGATATATCTTGGTTTATCTGGGGAGTATATAGTATTCTGTACAAGGACAAGGTATTTGAGAATGCTTTTAAATTATACAATCACGAATATAAAAAGAAGTATAAAATTAAAAGACAAGGACTATTATATTCTCTTGGATTACTATGTATCTACATACATAAACAAGATATATCAAAAGGCTGGACGAGTAAAGAGCGGAATGTCATAGACAAAATAGACGAGATTTCAATCAAATTGTATAACGAGATACGCCGAGATATAATCAGCAAAAACCCTGAGCTTTCTGAGAAAACCAATAAACATACGAGAGAGGAAAAAATAAAAGAGAATGATGGTTTGAATTTTATGTTTAATTATGTCCCAGAGATAGATAGCAATAACGCCGATAAACAGGAAGTGCGAGAACACAAAACGAATTACGCTGAAATACCTCGTGTTATAGAAACATAGCCTCGCGGCTCTCGCCCTCCTATACTAGACTAGAAAAGTCTAGACAAGACTAGACTAATCTTAGAGAATTGTATTTTTTAATTATATCTTGTTTTGATATGCTGAGAGGACCTACGTTATTCTCTTTATTAAACCTGATGCTATTTAATTTTCCAAGCAATTCGCCTATGTCCCCTGCTGCCAAATTTATTTTAATGAACCAGTTCGTATTAGTGTTATCGCTTTCTTGGCACAATTTAACGAATCCTATTTTGGAACCGACGCGTCTTATAGATATATCAGAGTTCTCTTTTTTATCAAAAGAATACCACGAAGCCGGAGTAATTTTACCGATAACTCTTCGCACCCTATTCTTCTTTATCCATATTTGAAAAACTGTTTTTATATTTTTAGGGATGCCAAAGTGCGTGAAAGAATTTGGAGCAAGGACTGTTTGAAATACAAGATGATAATTGGGAGGAAATGATTTTTGTAAGCTTGCCTTCTTGAAACTTATAGGTAATATAAAGGATACGCTTTTTGCCATTAGAATATTTGTGGCGTGCTTGATGAATGCTATAGCCTTTGAAGATTTATTGCCAAAAGGCGGATTGCCTATGATATGACATCCAACACCACCGACGATGCCTGAATTACAATCTTTAAAGCTCAAATCTAAAAAATCCTTCTTAATTATCTCTTCATTTTCTGGTTTAATATCATAAAACCTGTGATTATTTGAGAGTTTTTTAATAATATTTATGAATGCTCCGTTGCCGGCACTTGGCTCTATTATTAGCTCTTTTTTATCAATATCAAGATGTGTTTTAATCGCATCATAGCATACACCTACAATATCTTTGTTTGTATAGAACTTATCAAGATTAATATGTTTCCCTGTCATCTTTTATATATCTACTATACTATTATCTATTATCTATTATCTATTATCTATTATCTATTATCTATTGATAAAATATATAAAGTTATTTTAATATTAATATATCAAGGGTATTAAGCAGAGACAAGTGTCTATGGATATATGCGAAAATAATTATTTCTCTTCAATAAATACTTATGAGAAGGCATATATATTGGGGTTAATTATATTTAATATTAAAGATAATTGTTATGATAAGATTATTGTAGAAATCAATTTTAATAAAGAAAAAATAAATAATTACGGCTATTATAAAAATATTGATAAAATTATTGAGATTTTCAAAAAGCTCGGTGAGGTACATTTCAATTGTGATACAAATACGATTGAGCTTACCATCACATCTCTCAATATCATTAAAGATATCTTTGTTAAACACTTGGATCTATATCTAGTTAATACAAAACACTACGACTTATCATTGTATATGAATACAATTTATAATGCTGATAAAAACTTATTGAATAATTTTGTTAAAGCATACATTGAAAAGAATGGGGAAATTGTTAATAATTGTCTCTATATTAAGATATACAATTTCAATACATTGAAAAAGATAACTGAAATCTATAAAACACCTCATAAAGTCCTAAAAGAAGAATGTAAAGCTAAGAAAACAGGAGATGAATTATATGTATTAGAGTATAAAAACTCAAATATTGTAGATTTTATGGGACAAATATATATCAATGGAACTGATATGGACGAGCTTTTTACTAATAGCGAATTATATAATTTTTTAAGCAATCCGGTTGACGCAAAAGAGTTAAATCCTGTGTTAAAAATCTATAAGGTTGATACAGATGCCGTTGTTCCATCAAAAAATAATTATTCAGATGCTGGATTAGATTTGACGATAATAAAAGAATATAAGAGATTAAATAGCGATACAGTACTGTATGATACAGGCATTAAATTAGAAATACCAAACGGGTATTATGTTGAAATTGTTCCCAGAAGTTCAATAAGTCGTTCTGGATACATATTAGCAAATAGTGTAGGAATCATAGACCAGGGATACACAGGTAATTTATATGTTGCTTTGAGAAAAATAAATAATGACTGTGATGATTTGATAATGCCTTATAAATGCTGTCAAATTATTATGAAAAAACAAATATATCCTAAAATTGTTATAGAAAATTTAGTAAGCAAGGATGTTGAATTACAAACCGATAATTATGCGACTACATCACGAGGCTCAGGTGGTTTTGGTAGCACAGATATGAAAGTAAGAATACAGGATAATTTATGAATCAAATACATATTATCTTAAGTAATAGGTATATAAAAACAATTAGCATTATGATGTGATTTATTAATATATAATTATTGTCATAGATTCCATTAATATTATAATAATCAATATATCTGAACCAGAGGTTTCTAATGTATTGATTATTACAGATGTTGATAATAATGAGAATACAATTCTGCAACTCGTCGGTTATAAATAACATTTAATTATTAAATTATAAGTCAATAAAATCAATTTTTATTTATATAGATTAATAATTTTATTGTGTATTTCTTCATATAGCTCAAGCGTATAATTGGCGAAGAAAACATTTTTAGAGTAGGCTTCGTTACATATGAATATGTTGCTGTATAGGTTTTTAATTTTTTCCCTAACAATTATGTTGTTGATTCCTATATTCCATAAATATAACGAGGTTTTTTTGATAGGATATACGATATTCAAATTGTTAATCAAGTGATTCTGTATATTGTGTTCATTTATTATGTTGTTATCATTATAGATATTATTGCAATCTATATTATATTTGCTGACACTATTTAATATTCGCCGATTATCCTTGCTAATAAACTTGAATCTCAGCAGATTGTCTTTTGACAAGTTTAAAATGAGAGCCTTCGCCACAGGAATCGTACAATATTTCGCAAAGACTGTTATATTATTATCGGTTTCAATAGTTATATCGCGCACATCTGTATTAAACTTGATAATCACATTTTTACTGTATAAATATTCCAACATCTTGTTTATGATAACATTGCAATCCTCCTCTACTATGAAAAACTCGTTATTGCTATTAATTTCGCTGCTAAACATAGATATCCCATATAAGGCCGAGATATTACAATAGATGTTGTCGTATTTATTAATATTTTTTTTGAGATAGCTGTAATCACTCTGTGATAGCAGGGTATAACAGAGCTTATCAAATGTCTGCATATACAGAAATTTTGAAGGAATATGCTTGGCTTTTTGTAGGACGCTATTGATAATATACAAGAGCTTTTCATTAAAACAGAGATTATAGCTGCTGTATTTAATAGACAGGCGATTTAGCAATTGTATATAATGCGCGTGCTGTTTATTGAATATCTTGTAATTTATGATTTCCTCGCAACAAGAGCTATTCCTTTCAACTATAATAACATCCAGGCCATTATCAATGCATTTCATAGCAGAATATAATCCAGAGAAATTACAACCGATGATTATTATATTATTCATATTGTTTAGTAATTGTTAATAATTATAATATTTTATATTTTATATATATAATAAAACTCCCGAAGTTCGCGTATCATATAATATAATAAAAAAATATATATAAAATAACGGTGTATAAATATTTATAAATGCTATGGGAGCTAAATCTTCAAGACAATATACATACCAACAATATTATGAGGCGATGAAGAAGAGCGGGCAAGCGGCTAATATAGATTTAAAAAATATTAATATGGACACGATAGACCCTTATGAAGTTTTCAATATATCCAAAAACTTCACTTGGAATGAGCTTAAAGAAACATATAAAAAGCTGGCAATAAGCGCACACCCCGATAAGCCAGGAGGCAACAAAGATATATTTAATATAATTACATATTGCTTTGAAAAATTGGCTCTGGAATACAAAAAACGCGAAAGCGACTTATCACATATGGAGTTAAAAAAACAGTCCAGCGAATTCTTTGACAAGATAGTGAGCAACAAGATGCCTCATCCAAGCATTGTCAATATGAACGGACGCGACGGACGCGACGGCGACGCCGAGCTATTTTCGCAAAAGTTCAATAGAAACTTTGAGAAATGCAAAGTATATGATGACGAGACTGAGTTCGGCTATGGGAAAAATATGGATGAATCATCAAAAGTCCGTGAGGATATTAAAATAGATAAGGTTATTAAAAAAAATAAGATAGATAACAAGAGTTTCAATGATATCTTTAATAGCAAAGTGCCTATTAATAAACAATTAGTTAAATATAGAGAGCCTGAGCCTCTATTGCTGGCAAAAAGTCTCCAATTTACTGAATTAGGAAACAAAAGACCCGACGATTATAGTAGCAGTAGCGTAAAGAAAACGAACTCTCTATCATATTCTGATTATATGAAAGCCCACGAAGGGACGCGATTAGTAGATACATCTATTATAAAAGATATGAAGGAATTCAAGAATGTAGAGGAATACGAAGTATATCGCGATAGTAAGGTAAAAGTTGAGCTCAGTGCTAAAGAGCTTAAACAACAGGAACTCAAAAAACTGCGTGAAGAAAAAGAAGAGCAGATGCGATTAGAGAGATTAAACAAATACGACAGAAACATAGAACTATCCTATGAAAAGGCAAACCGTCTCTTCATAAGATAAAACTACTTGTTGGCTATTCCAATATTTAGCGACTGAAAGTGTCTGAAAATAGTTAATATTATTTATTGTAATAAAAATTGATATAATTTATATAATGATATAATATTACAATATATTATCAAGAACTAAAAATGTCTAAAATTAGCTGCTTCACCTGTGAAAAATGCGGCAAAGAGTTTAATAGTAAATCTCATTATACTCAACATCAAAAAAGAAAAACGCCTTGTATTGTTGATAGTAAAATTAAAGAAATGATTGATAAGTCAGTTGAAGAAAAATTAACTAAATTAAGTGCATCTTTATATCCGCCAATAGATAATCCAGCAGTAATAATTCAACCTATAAAAAAAATAACAATTGATACTGCAACCTTTGATGAAATTAAAAAATATTATGACGGAACATTAAATATTGATAAAAGCACATATAAATCAAGCAACGATGAACCGACACCCATTGATTGTATAAGCGAAATGATAAGTAAAATTCCCGAAGAGTTGTGGCGCAAAAGTGATTTGTCAATACTAGATCCTTGTTGCGGTAATGGAAATTTCAGCGTTCCTATAATATTTGAATTGTTAAAGTATCACGATAAACGGACAATATTAGAAAAAATGTTAGAATATAATGATATTAATGAAAGTAGATTAGAAAATGTGCGTAGCATATTTTGCAGTGAAAAATACAATTTACAAATAACTAGCCACGATTTTATAGCGCACAATAGTGATAAAAAATATGATTTAATTGTTGCTAACCCGCCATACGCAAAATTATTAGAAAACGGCAAAAGAGCGTCAAAAAATCACAACTTAATTAAGGATTTTATAGAGAAAGCGTTGTCGCAACTAAAGCCAAACGGTTATTTATTGTTTATTACTCCCGACAACTGGATGTCTTACGCGGATAGAAATGTATTAATTGAAATAATTACATCATTACAAATAATTCATTTAGATATACATACGGCAAAAAAATATTTCAAAAAAATTGGTTCTAGTTTTACTTGGTATATAATTCAAAATTGCGCCTTCTATAAAAATATTAATGTTTCTGGGATATGGAAGAAAAGAGAATATGTTAGTTCAGTAATATCAAAACAACGCAAATACATTCCATTATTATATAATGATATGGTTCAAAATATATTATCAAAAACTATAGATAATACAGCTCTGCCAAAATTTGATGTTAAAACAAGTAGTGATTTACATAAATATACAAAGGCAGAATTTATTCGCGAAGAAAAAACAGAAGAGTTTAAATACAAATTAATTCATACACCAAGTCAAACGGTATATTCTTCAAGACCGCATAAATTTCAAGAAGGATTTAAAGTATTTATATCAACGACGGATAAATATAGAGTGTTTATTGATAATTGCGGAATGACACAATCAATCGTGTTTATAATATGCAAGGACGAAGAACAAGCAGAAAAATACTTAAATATATTACAACACCCGCTGTATATCTTTATAAATAATATATGCCGATGGGGAAACTTTAATAATATTAGAATATTACAAAGCTTTCCCATACCATATATGGAATATTCGGGAAATAATCAAGAACTATATGATTATTTTAATATTACAAAAGAAGAGGCTGAATATATGTGTGCAAATCTTTAGAAAATTATTCCTTGTAATTTGGATCGCAATTGTCGCTTAATATTGGATATTCTTTATAATTTTTTTTATAATCTTCCAAAAATGTGCTTTCGTAAGCGTGGTATGTTTGTAATGTTATTTTTGTTTCCTTACCAAATATTTCAATAGTAATTTCGGTTTTTGGCAATTCATATCCATACATTTGAATTTTACAACCTAATTTCAAGTAAAACTCAAATGTGTTATAAATAAACCCATTAGTTTTAGAGCAATCACCGGATTTTCCTCGTTCTTCTATATGATGACCGCAAAGATAAGACCCTACCCTTCCTTTAAGCCCTGTTCTAGTCCCGCCAATTTTACAAATCATACCATTTATAACAAGCAGATACAACCACTCTGTTTTTTTGTTGAAATCTTCTATTGAAATAGTAGGGATAAATTGAATCACCGTACTTCTTTTCTTATTACCTTCATTTTTTCCAGATGTAAATAATTCATTATCCAAAACTATATCTGCGATTGGAATAAAATGATCTTTCCTATTATATTCCTCAAATGGAATTGTTTTATCAATTGGGATTAATTTAATCCATTTTTTTATTACCGAACTCTCATATAGTTCATTTATATTTTCTAATCCAGAAATATCATTATCGTGGGTCTTTTTACTCATCTTGTTATCCATATAATAAGCCCTTATTTTCAAATTTTTATATCAATTTTTAACCTTATTAGAACAAAAAGATGCGCATTCCATATTCTCAATAACTACTAAGAATCTTCTCTATATATTTATAATAATTATCAAGATGACACCAAACTAATATTATTTGAGATATTTTAAGCTATTTGTATTACCATTATGATGTATTAAAAAGAAACAAGGGTTTTTCTAAAATTTGAAAAATAAAATTTGAGTAGCGGAGCGTATCTCTTGATTTATTTTGTAATTTCTAAAAAACTTTTGAAAATTTAGAAAAAACAGAAAGATGTACTCAAATTATAAATTGAAAAAATAAGCATATTCTAGTGTCTCAAATGTACCAAATGTACCAAAGATATCAAGGTATGCTCTTGTAATTTTTTAGAATATCCAATATTTTGTCCTTGTTATTTTTAGTGTCCTCCCAGCCATTAGTAAAGAGTTCGCGAGATTTATCTTTGTCTAAATACAGCAACTCCTTGCGAGTGAATTGTCGTCCCCACATAAATCTGTGTATAGCTATTGTATTCTTTTTATTACTTTCTGCGTGTATAGTACTTTTAACTTCCCCATCAATATAAAAGCTACCTTTGTACTTTTTAGAGAAGGTGCTTCCTGATATGTAAGGGATATAAGAGCTACATAGGCAAAAATCTATTAAATCGTCAATATTATCAAAATTGCTGTGCTTTTCATTTTTCATATTATAGAGTTTATTTACATTTGTAGAGACTATAGATATCTTTTCAAGATTCAAGGGTTTTTTATTGGCATATCTGAGTTTCATATTTTTTCCCACATTATTTTGAAATACTCGTAAATCATTATGTAAGCATATTCGCGATACTTCGTTTCCTACAGAATAATCCCATATAGTATCGTGATTTGACATATCATCTTCCTGAGTATATAACAAGGAACACCACGCGCCCCCTGATATCCCTGTAATGTTATAATCAGGGATAGGTATATTATTTTTAATGTATCCCACAACGCCTATGCTGTATGGCAAGTATAGCCCCGTCCCATATACATTAATATTAACAAAAGCCCTGCCTAACATACTTAAATTACATAACATCAAAGCTATCAATTTAATATAGCTTCGCATTTTATTATTAGTAAATAAGATAAAAATAAGATAATAACGGGGGAAGGGTACTAAGCGACTACTTTGCGCCACTTCTTTTTCTCTTCGGTTAAATCTCGTTTTCTCATATAATTAAAGAAGGCCATTACATCAACTTCGTTGCCTACTGAGAAATAAGAGTTCAGCTCACTGATACATCTCTCGTTCTTATGGATACATCCTAAAATAATGTTATTCATAATGTTCTTATAGCGGTCGGAGATAAAAGGCGGCTGTTCAACGAGCCATTTGGCCTTAATATTCGCATACATTTCAGGAGAGACAACGAGTTCCTCTAAGGCATCATTATCATACTTGATATTAATAACAATCCTTTTATCTGCGTTTTCTTCGGTGGCATCAAATATTTCCAAAGATACTATCTCATTATTTGCATATTCCATTTTAATATATATAAATATAAAGATATATTTATATGATAACTATAACTGATGAAAATAATATGAAATATTATGATTTAATTATATTAGGCGCGGGTCCTTCGGGATTAGCATTAGCGCATGTATCAAGCAGTATATATAGAAATATCTTAGTAATTGATAAAGAGCAAGAAATCGGCGGAATCCATCGTGTTAAAAGAGATTACTATGGAACATATAGCGAATGTGGTCCTCGCATTTATATGACGGCTTTTTATAATTTTATGGATATTATTAGAGATATCGGGATTGATTACAAGGATATATTCGCAAAATATAAATATAATTTTATTACGAACCTATTATTCAGAAACGGTCTAAGAATATATGAAAAATATATACTGTTATGTGCCTATTGTAAATATATGTTAAATGATAATTACGGGAAAACGACAATATTATATGATTATCTAATTTTCTATAAGTTTTCCACAAGTTCAATAGATATTATAGACAATATCTGTGTATATATTGATGAAGGCAATAGTAAGACATACTGCTTAAACAAGTTCATCAAGCTCTACGACATCCTATTTAATAGCAAAATACTGGTATCATCTAAGCCACAAGACTATTTTTTATTTAATGTATGGAAAAAATATTTAGAAAACAGAGGCGTATCATTTATTCTTGCAGATAGTATTAAAAACATCAATTTAATTGATAATAGCGTATCGTGTGTGGAGCTATATAGTGGCCAAAATTATGGATGTGTTAATCTTGTCCTAGCAGTCCCTCCTACGGCACTAGTAAAACTCTTAAATAGTGTTAATAATAGCGAAAATAATGACTTAAAATATGCCTTTGGAGATTATGAAGAGATTGAAAGATGGAAAGAAAATACCAAATATAAAAATGTCATATGTATTACATATCGTTTTACAGATTATGTAGAATTAATGTCTCACAATGGTCTTGTATTAAGAACTGAGTGGGGAATAACTGCTTTAAACATATCAGAATACTGCGAAAAATTGGAGAATAGCAACTATCCTATAATAAGTGTCATGGTAACACAATGTGATACGCGTAGCTCTTACAATAATAAGACGGCAAATGAGTGTTGTGAAGAGAATGAATTAATAAAAGAGGTATATAGGCAATTGAGGATATCGTATATAAATTATATGGATGCTGAATATTATGCCGTTATAAATCCGAATAATTATTATGATGATAAAAATAAAAGATGGAAATGTGAGGATAACGCATATTATAATGCATTTGCCGAAAATTACATAGAATTTAAAAGCAATAGCATTGAAAATCTCTATAATCTCGGGACACATAATGGAAAAAGCTATATTCCATTTAATAGTATAGAAAGTGCGATATCAAATGGAATAGCTCTGGGGCGCGAGCTATACCCCGATGTTATGATAAAATACTGCGTAAGGCGCGGAATATATGGAAAGGATATAGTCATATTAGGTGTAATGATATTATACACAGTAATAATTTATTATAGTATATTATTATAGATATAGATAATATAGTATAAAATGGAAAGAGGAATAATTATGTTATTACATTCAGTTATAATTGGCTTAATACTTTATATTTTGATGGTTTTCGTATTTAAGCAAAAAGAAGCCGTTGCGGAAAACCGTAGCATTCTAATATCAGCCCTAATATTAATCTATATGATATTATTCGGCCACGGTGTCCCTGACAAATTAAATGGCAACCTGTGATAGCCTATGAGGCAAGGGAATATGAGAGCATATATGCATTTTTATTTTTTTCTAAAAAATTATCAACCCGTGATATATTAGTATCGTCATATATTAAGAAGCTTCCGTCGGTTTCGCAAATGGCCGTATAATGGCCACCAGAAGTATTGCCGCTATGTAAGGCCATAGATGCAAGCTTATAATTCTTGTCATTTTCCAAATCAAAAAGTACAGTTCCTTTATTAAAGCATATATTTGGGTTAATATCTACAGGTGTATCATTCTTAATATTGGGATTAATAAAGCGATTAATGATAACAAATAGGATATCCGGTAATCTCCATATTTTCGTAGATTTGATGTAATCCGTTTTGCAGTTGCATTTATCACATATCCAATCACCATTATAGTTATCGTCTATAAATAATTGGCGTATCATACTTACTATGTTGATATTTTGCGAGTTTTCCGGAATATTCAAATAGAGTGCGTAGAATGGTTCAAAATTGAAAAGCGAATTATTACAATTCTTGCAAGTAGTAATATTGAGAATGAACCCTTGTGTTATTTGTTGCCATCTGGATATCTTGTTTTCGTTATGTTGTATATAGCTGTGTGCGAACTTATCGCTGAGAAAATGGCTACTAATCAGGGCATTTTTATAATCTGACTCAGTATCATATGCCACACCGTTTATTATATTTTTGTTATTTAATTTTAAATTATCAAAATCTAATATTAAATTATAGTATCGCGCGTCCTCATTAATTTCGCTTATTATTTGTTGGTTAATAAATATCCATAACTCGGTAATATCTATTTGTTCCCCGTAATTAAAAATATTACCGAAAAGACAATAGAGCTTGGCTACTAACTTTTTTGGAACAATAGATTTATTATTTATATGCATTAAAACGAGCACCTCTTTTAAATTAGTTAATAAAGAGTTTTCATCAATCTCGTAATTTATTATAGTATCTCGCATTAAATCATTTCGGCATATTATCTGTATTAAACTATTTATAGCACAGGTGAATCCCAGATTTGCCAATCCTTGCATTAATATATTATATAGCCCAAGTAATATTTATATCTTATATTAGTAGATAATGGCAAAAAAAGAATCAAAATCCAAAACTAAAACTAAATCAAATACAAATAAAAGAAACAAAAAAAGCTCAAATAAAGGCTCCAGAGGCTCTAATAATGCAGAGGAATTAAAAATGATTAAATCGCCTTTAACCGAAGCATTTAATAATAGAGAACTAATTGTGAAGAGCGCGGGAAATACTATTAGAAATTTTCTGATTTTAAATGTAATCATAGGCATCGTAATATTAGTTATAAATGTCTATGCCATATTATGGATTCATAAATTAGATACTATAAATTGCGCTTGCAGTGAAAGCTATATGCGCACATATATTAAATATTATTTATATGTATTTATCCCATTCATATGCATAGATATTTTAATGAGTTTATATCTATTAACTTCAAATACATCTATATTAGATTTGGCTAATAATACATTATATAATATTTACAGAAATATGAGAGTAGTTTTCAGCATATTTACGATTGTTAATATTGTTATTGTTATAATATTTATCAATAAATTAAAAGAAATAAATTGTGTATGTAGCGAGGATATAGTAAGAGAAGTTTATTGGATTTATAACATAGTATTAGCTTGCTACTTGCTTATTGCATTTTTAATAATAATCGTATCTGTAATAATGATGTTTATAAACTCATCTTCTATGAGATCATCATAATAGACATCTATGATATCATAGATATATTCTTTGCAAACCTAATCAACCTCGTCAACTGTCACATTTTTTTTATCAGTAGCTGTTTCTTCAACTTTTTCGGCTTCACCGTCTTCATCTGTATCTTCTTCCTCGTCATTCTCATCAAAGCCAGGCATACCACCGGGCATACCACCGGGCATACCACCAGGCATACCACCAGGCGGAGCTCCTTGGCTATATAGCTTCTGCATTAGAGGATTGACCTTCTCTTCAAGCTCCTTTTGTTTGTTTTTATAGACTTCAACATCAGAACTCTTGTTTTCTTCAAACCACTTGAGGCCTTCGTCAATAATAGGGTCAAGCTCTTTCTTAATCTCGTCCAAGATTGGAGGCGAATCCGCACGCTTAGTCATAGAGTTTCGTAGGTTATATAGATAATTTTCTAGGCCATTCTTTGTCTCAATAAGCTCCTTTTGCTTATTATCCTCGTTCTTATATTCCTCAGCCTTCTTAATCATCTCATCGATCTGCTCTTTTGACAATCTCCCCTTATCATTTGTAATAGTAATATTATTAGTTTTCTTAGTAGATTTCTCTTCAGCTGTGATATTCATAATACCATTTGCATCAACATCAAAGGATACCTCAATTTGCGCTTGTCCGCGAGGCATAGGTGGAATACCATCAAGATGGAAACTGCCTAGCAGATTGTTGTCCTTAGTAAATCCACGCTCACCCTCATAAATCTTGATATCAACGCCCGGCTGATTATCAGAATATGTAGAAAACACCTGAGATTTCTTAGTAGGGATAGTAGTATTGCGCTCAATAATCTTTGTCATAACACCGCCTGCAGTCTCAATACCGAGTGAAAGAGGAGCTACATCCAGAAGAAGCAACTCATTCGTCTTGCTATTCCCTTGACCTGTTAGGATAGACGCTTGAACCGCAGCGCCATAGGCAATTGCTTCATCCGGATTGAGAGATTTATTCAATTGCTTTCCATGGAAATATCCAGACAACAGCTCTTGGACGCGAGGAATACGTGTAGTACCGCCAACCAATACAATCTCATCAATATCTCCCTTGCTCATCTTGGCATCTTTTAGAAGACGGTCTAGTGGCTCAAGTGTTCGTTGGAAAACTTTGTCAGCGAGCGATTCAAACTTGGCGCGCGTGAGAGTAGTATTATAATCAACACCATCAATTAGAGAATCTACCTCAATTGTAGTTGTAGTAGCCGAAGACAAGTTCTTTTTGGCTTTTTCCGCCGCAATATTGAGACGCTTGAGAGCACGAGCATTTTCGCGCACATTCTTCTTATGCTTCTTATTGATTTCATCACATAGATAATCTACGATAATATTATCAATATCAGAGCCACCGAGATGAGTATCACCACCAGTTGCTTTTACCTCAAAAATACCACCGTCAAGTGTTAGAATAGAGACATCGTGAGTACCACCACCACAATCAAACACGAGGATATTGCGCTCTTTTTTATCATCCGTCTTATCCAACCCATAGGCAATAGCCGCAGCAGTAGGCTCATTGATAATGCGAAGAACTTCAAGGCCGGCAATAGCCCCTGCATCCTTTGTTGCCTGCCTTTGTGAATCATTGAAATATGCCGGAACAGTAATAACAACCTTTTTCAAAGGATGACCCAAGAATGATTCGGTAGTTTCCTTGAGGCGCTGAATTACCATAGCCGAAATCTCCTCAGGGTGAAAGCTCTTATCTTCTTTCTTATATTTAACATTAATCAAAGGCTTGTTATTAGCATCGCCTGTTACATTAAAAGACCAAAGTTTAATATCCTCTTGAACCACGCTGTCATTAAACTTCCTACCAATAAGGCGCTTAGTGTCATATACAGTATTCTTGGGATTCATAGTTGATTGATTTTTTGCCGCATCGCCTACTAGTTTCTCTTCATCACTAAATGATACATATGATGGGATGATGCGAGAGCCGGTTTGAGTATCTGGGATAATTTCAACCCTGTCGTTAATCCAGATAGCAGCACAACTAGTAGTAGTACCAATATCAAAACCCGCGGCAATATCTTTGCAATCTGTCATTATACCTGTTATTCTTTTTTCTTATACATATATTATATGTAAAATCTTTATATATTTTTATATTAGCATAATAGCAATATTTATTAGAGAAAGATAATCGTATAGAGTGATTGTAATTGTAAAAATAAAATAATAATATATTATAAAGGCTTCTTCGTTATTATTATAAAGTATGATAGTAGATTTAAATAATACTTCGGATTATGATAAACAGATTATATATTTAGATTCAAGGAATGCTATATTTCCCAATAAAAACGAGTTCAGCTTTAATATTAAATTTGACGAAAAAATAAAGAATTTGACAAGTGTCAAAATAATAGAGAGCTCGCTTGTATTGAACGGAAAGCTCGGTTTAAAATGGGAATATGCGGGGACTACAGCGCCTACTACGGGAGACAAAATAACAAATACAGCACTAACCACATTTCTTGATTATGCTAATACCGAAATAACACCATCTCAATATACTGATTTTAATTTACAAGGAGTTAATACTAATGACCATATAATACTTGCAACCGATTACGTAGAATTAGTTCCAGGTCTAATGTGGAGTAATATAGGTTTTACACAACCTAATGATAAGACTATGTATTCTAATCCCAATTTAAATGCCAAACTATTAGAAAAATATTGCGCGAACGACACGATATTAAACCTGACAAGAGCAGAATATAATAGCTATATAGTAGGCAATTCGGCGCCAGCGATAACCAATTTTGTCAAATTAATCCCAGGCGTATATTGGGAAAAATCTACAGCCCCAGGTGCAACTCTAATAAAAACACTTGATATTGGGAATACACTTGATATTGGGAATAAACTAAGGAACACCTTTATTAACGCGAGCGATACAACAAAAATAGAGATTACAAAGGAACAGCTACGGACTATAACTACGGCTAATTTGGTATCCGGTAATTATATTAGCATTCCTATAGATGATGTTGAAAAATATTATTATATTCCTAAAACTATATATTTTATAACGGCCATATTATATTTTAAACCCGTAAGACGAATAACATATAACAGCACATTCTATGTTGAATTAAATAATTATGACAGGGTTCATTCTTATATTGCCAAATACGACCCGTGTAATAGCGTGGTTAATTATAATACTGTCAAGTTTTTTGATACTCTCAATTACAGTGGGACTACCGAATCAAGCTTGATATTATACAAGATTAAAAACTACTATTCGCTTGCAAGTTCCAATTGGACGGATCCAACAGTATATATATTAAATCCTCCAGAAACATCTTGTAATAGATTTACAATAACAATAAGGGATAAGGATTTTAATATATTGAAGTTCGGCGATTATTTAAATGAAGAATCCTTCAATATGACAATATGTGCCTACACTATCAAAAAAAATATATATGGATAATTGAATATAATATATTTACTTGTACAGATGATGAGATTGAATGTAATTAATAATTATAAAACGATTTATTATAACTTCCTCGCATCATTTTATCTATGTTTAAACTGTGTATTGCCATATTATGACGATGTTATTATTAGCCTTCAAAGCCAGGCTATTAAACTTCTTATTGACAACGATACATTGAATATGAAAAAGGTTAAAAAGATTAGAATGATTGAATTTATTGACAGTCTTGACAAAAGCGACAAGATTATTCTTGATAAAGAAAGAGATATTATATTAATTGATTACTGTATTTACGAAAGCAACGATGAAAGCACCTTAGGACCTGAGACAGGAACAGATACAGAGACGGAGTCTGATAGAAATACAAATGAAACTGGAGTAAATGACAAAACAGATATGAAAAATGATAGAGAAAATACAAGTAGCAATAGCGATCTTGACAAAGACCCATATGAGCGTCGTAATAAAAAAAGCAGAATTGATAATGATTACACACATCTACCAACAGGACATGTAGGATCTGTAGGATCTGTAGGATCCAACGGACTAGTCGGGACTATAAAAGATAAGGACGAATATTACAATATGGGGGTATCTGCGGTATCTTCTGTGGCTGCGACAGCAGCTAAGTATTTCATTGAAGATTCAGGGAGCAGTTCAGCAGATACCGTAGATACCGATGAAGATGGATTAGATAAAGAGATTGATGCGAGTATTATAAATACTATTCAAAACATAATATATGATAAAAATAAAGACGATTAGAGTAGCATTATTCTGCGCTATTACGGGAATTGTCGGGAGATTTTAGAGATAGTCAAGGGTCAATCTTTTGTTCCAGATATTTTTTAATTCGTGTTCATAATCAATATCGCCATAGCAGTTTTTCATAAGTCTTTCATTGAGATTTTCTTTTATTTTACCACCTATTATATTGTTTTCATACTGATTAATATAGTAGATGTTCTCAGATGCCGCAACATTATTGTTGTAATATATCTTATTTTTGATATAATTATAGTATAAGAAATATAGACAAGTGTCTATACTTCCTAATGTAAAATTGTTTTTAACAGTAGTTGAAAAGCACTGGTCCTTTATTTCAATAATTCTTATTATATTGAAGGCCTGTTTAGTATCCTTATTTATTATAGTTATATCATATTCTCTATATTTATTATAATTATTTACACCTTTTTTAATAACCTTGATATCATATTTGCTATCACTCATATTTAATAAATCCCTTATATCTTTATAGACCTCTATAATATTCTTAACCAATATTGTGATATATATAGAGTTCTCTGTTAAACGATAGCAACAGAAGGAACAGTTATTATAAATCTTGATAGAATAGCTATCTATAATAGGCATCTTTTTATCTTTCACATATTCTAGTATCTTTTTAACAATTTCAGAGTACTCCTTTTTTATAGGAATACATTTCAATACCTCCTTACTGTTTTCAGTAGGATAAAACTTATTAACGAGTTCAATACGATTATATAGCTTTTCCCATCTAAAGCCTGATTGTAGCGGTCTTGCTAATTCAAAATACAGATTCTCTTTAATCATTTCTATAGGTATAATTTTATACTTATCCTTGTAATATTTTAGAGAGCCCTTATTATTCTTTATATGATTAGATAAAATATCAAAAATTGTAGGTTCTAAAAATGTGATATCAAAGAATTGCTTACCATATACAGATATCTTGTAGGTATTTTGGTGAATTGCCCTCTTGATTTTGATATATTTATATCCAGCTTTCTTAATTAACTTAGCGAGTTCATAAGCATCTTCTACGGGATTTTTAGAAAAACAATCATAATCATTTATAGTATATTCTTTATAAAACCTATATTTCTTGGGCAATATCAAGTTAATTACCAGACCGCCATAAAGTATGAGATTTTTCTTTATAATAAACTTAGAAATAAGCTTAATAACGCTGTTATATTCTGTATATAATTCTCTCAGCTTTTTTATTTCAATATCCTTAATAATTTTATTAATAGTTATAGACGACATAATCTATTTTAATAAATATATTAAAAATAATTTATTCATTCATAATTACAGAAGCCTCCGCCATTTTCTTAGCTTTAGCGGGTTTCTTAGCTTTCGCTGCCGGCTTCTTATTTTTGTATGGAACCTCGTCATTTAACATCGCGCGATTCAAATAAACCTTTTTACCGTGTTTATTAATATAAAATTTTCCCTTTTTAGGTCCGGTATAAACCTTAGTGCTTCCGCCATCTACTAATATCTGCATCTTATCTTAATATTTTTCTATATTTCTATATATAATAAATATTTTATTTTACATCTTCATATTCTCTATATGCAAACTTTGGCATTATACTTCCCACTTGAGTATTCTCAATAGCCTCTCGTAAATCTGTCCCTTCTGCGCTTAAATATATAGGATTTACTATCTGTTTTGTACCATACGAACATACATTCGGCCTATACGCAGAATCTCCTCTATATTGTTGCTTATAATTAATAGGATCATAGATTCTATCGGGCATTATTTGCGTATATTCCATCTCGTCACCATCGGTGTATTCAATCACTCTATCTCCCTCTATACTATTATAAAGATCATCAGTAGAATATACCGGTGCATTTATGTTAGAGCCACCAGCTCCAGAGCCACCGGCAATTCGTGTATTAATCCCTGATAAATAATAATTAGATGAGCCGGCGGTTCCAGTGGTTCCAGTGGTTAAAATGTTTGAGCTTGAGGAGGCCACTCTTCGCGAATTAGGGATATTCAAAGAAACAGTGGGGTCTGCTGGATTAAAGGCGGCAGCTGCTCTAGCGTTATTGCGAGGGTCAAGAGAATTATTAGTAGTTATCCTTGCGTTTGTCTCGCCAGAACCCGAGCCGGGGCCATAAGGCTTTGATACATTTTTATCTTGAAGAGTTATATTGATATTAAATACAGGCTCGCTATTTTTCATAATATCTGCAATGTGCTTTTGGGAGTTTAAGTTAGTATCTGCACTATTAGAGGATTCTGCGCTATTCTTAGCAGCATCCGTAGTAAGAGCTACGGGTGTTGATAATGCCTCGCGTTTTAACATCTCTCTTCGCTTGAGTTCGTTGGCAATTAAACGCAATTCATATAATACAAAGTTATTATCAAATATTTCTAATAGTTTTTCGTCGTTAATTATATACTCTCTTAAAATGTCCCTTTCAAAGCTCGGGTAATTATCGTGCATCAGCATTGCTTTAAATAAATAGTCGTTGAACTGGAGATGTATATAGCATTGTTTGAGAGGGATTGTCATCTTATTGTGGGGCATTTTATTGAAATGATTTTTATAGACAGTTTTTAACATATCAATTATGTTTTTTTCAGATATTTTGGAAACCAATGTAGGGTCTGTATCATTTGACTGCATCTTAACAATCATCTTGTATTCCGTAGAATTGTACAGCTTTAATTTAAGTTTTTCTTCATCGCTATTCTTTTCATAAAACTCTTGAAGATTTACTATAATTTCTTTGGGCTTCGGTTGTCGCCCTAATATATTCTTATAAATATCAATAATTACAAACTGATTTATAGTTTTCTCTGACATATATTTCGGGTCATTATTAAAATTCTTTGTTTGAGAAACTGAAGGCATATAATTATCATCTATGGGATCCAATATAGATTTATAGCTATTATCATTGCTCTGTCTGTAATTAAAAGACTCTGTATTAAAATGTAGCTCGTTATTTGAGACACCCTTATTATTATATATTTCTGTATTAAAATAGTCGTCGTTTTTCATATTATGTGTCTTTATCGCCGTTGATTTTAAAAAAGAATTGTCAAAACCTTTATTAAGTATCTTGTCTATATTTATATCTGAAAATATCTCATCAGTCTTAACAATCTTATGTTTATAATATGGCTGATATATGCGTTTTTCTCCTGTTGCGCCTTTGTCGCCATCGGCTTCTCCATAGTCATTGCTTATTAATATATAAGAATCATAGGTGAGCGGAGTGGCATTTTTAATATTGTCATATTCTTTCTGTGTAAATACGATAATCTTTTCACCATCTATTGTTTCGTGTAAGTTGTTTTTGGCTTTCACCTCAATAGCCTTTTTTATCTTGTCATTCTTTACCTCTTTATAAGAACCTTTTACATATTTTTCAGTATTAATTCCTAAATCTCTCCACATCAGCCCGATATCTGTATTGTCTTTTGCAACATTGTAAGGCTTAAAATATCTATCATCTACATTGATATAGCTGTCATATGTAAGATTCTTGATACCCAACGAATCCAATTCGTCTATATTAATTATTATAGGAGATACCCATTTATAATTTAATAATATATAAAGCTTTTCGTTATTTATTTTGTCCCCATTAGGTTCAGAATTGCCAAGATATAGCCATTTTAACCCTATTTTCTCTCCTGTTGTTCCAGAAGCAACTGCAAAAGGCTCCATATAATAATCAAAAAACGCAGTTTTTATCTTATCATTAAAATATACTATTAGAATTATTAAAGAAATTATTAATATTACTATTAAATATTGAAATAATTCCATTGCTATATCTATAATAAATAGAAATAAAAAACCTCCTTATATATCTTAAATATATTTATATCTGCATATAGCAAAAAAGGATGAAAATACATATCCATAACAATCTTATACTGATATCTATTATTGTCTTTTTGTTTCTCAATATGATTGAGAATATTATTCATTTCAGTATAGGAAGAAATATAGATACCAAGGATACGCCTTCCATAAATATAGAGATGCCAGATACCAATGATATCATAAAAATAATATTTATTATGAGCGTCTTTTCAGTTTTACAGGCCTTGCTCACATATTACGGTCTCAAATATTTATGAAAAGCACCAAGTAATATGATATAAGATTTAGGCGCCTATAATATATAATATCGCATTTCATAAATAACCCCACATAATCAAATAATGGATTTTTTCAAGAAACCAAATGCCAAGAAGAGGAAGCGCGGGGCGTTCTCGCGCACATACAATAACGATGATTCTGAGGATGAAGGCGGAAGCGGCGCCAACGGCGGAGATTATATATATGTCAATTATAATCACATATATTTTACGGGAGATATTACAAAGAAAACGGCATTCAATCTATGTAAAAATATTAGATTGCTTGAAAGCGAGCTTAAAATGGAAGAGGTAGAGAAGAATATTAAGAACGAGATGTTCTTGCATATTACCACGGACGGCGGATGTATTTCTTCGGCATTTTCTATTATTGATTGTATGGAATCTTCGCGTATCCCTGTAAATACTGTAATTGACGGTAGTGTTTCTTCGGCAGGCACGCTAATTAGTATCCACGGTAAAAAGCGGTTCGTTTGTAAAAACTCTTATGTATTGATTCACGAATTGCGCTCAGGATGCTGGGGTAAATTGGCATATATTGACGATACTTATAAAAACTGCATCAAGATTCAGGAACATATTAATAGGTTTTATCTTACAAAAACCAACATTAATAAGAAAATGTTGAAAGACCTTCTCATTAAAGACCTGCAATTTAATGCAGAAGAATGCATTAATATGGGAGTCGCAGATAGTATCTATATGAGCTAAGCAAGCCAATAGATAATAATATTCTTTTTATATAATAGATTTCTAAAAAATATGAATAATCTATTTAAGACCGAAATATATATACATATGGCTATTATTTTTACATTAATGCTTTATGCATTAACGACGAGTATATATATACTATTTAATGATGATTACAATATATTTATTCGCATAATATCAATAATAATAATAGCAATAATCATATTTTTATCGTTGAAGAAGGAGACATTTTTGCCATTTTTAGGATTAACCTATTTACCCAATACGCTACTGTGCGAAGCGAAATATCCTTCTGGGGCAAATCTTAATTACACCATAGATATGAGTGAATACGAAGACGGGACAAAAATAATCTATTGGGCTGCAAATAGCACAGATAGTTCAAAAATAATTGAAGACCCTTTTGAAGCTTATAAAAGCTTTAATAATGTCGGTGTATCTGTTGTAAAGCACGGGAAGGCTGATGTTCGCATATATTGTCCGGATAAATATAAGGTTAAAAAAGTATTTAATAAGATATTAGAGAGACATTTCCATTATAGAATAATATTCAAAGACAACGGGTTCCTAAGTCCCGTAATGACTGTTAATATTAAATGTTAGTTTTTGCATAATTATGTCAATATAATGTTGTAATTATAATATTTGCTGAGTATATTAGCATATTCGTCTGCTATATACTTTTCAATATTATCATCATCGCTTGTATATTTTATATTCTGTGTTGCTATGGTCGCAGCGTTCGCAGCATTCGCAGCATTCGCAGCATTCGCCACAATAGCCGTTGTATTGTAATTATGGAATATTGATATAATAATACTAAGCTGTTTATAATTTTCTATAAACTTTTCCATAATTTTATCCCTGATATCAGCATCTTTTATTATGATTTTCATTATATTTATTATAACGTTGTCATAAGCCTGTAATAATACTTTGTCGTACGCTCTATATAGCAAAAATATATGTTTGTTATTTATAGCGTTATACAATTGCATATCATAAAACTCTATCTTTCTTTTCTTTATATCCCCTATGATGTTTTTGTGCCAACTTTTACATACTAATAGGCACTTGTAATTGCTTGGTATTTTTATAAATGTAAAGTATAAATCTCCTGTAATCATATTTTCTTTTTATAGTATATCTGTTATATATTTATGTATAATATTTTTATCAGCTGTAATAACCTTTTTATTGTCGTAATAACTGATGTAAGACGCCCACATACTATCCATATCAGACGCATTATTGGAAACTATGAGATTTTTAAACATAGACATTAGAATAAAGCGAGTTTCGTAATTATTTTTTTCGGCATTACTAACATAATAAAGCGTATATGTAGAAGTATCGTTAATATTATTTAGAATTGTTTTTGCCCACTCTATATCATCCGTTATAACAGCAATATTTTTAATCTTTAAATCATTCATAATAGAAAGCGCATTATAGTAATAATTGTAGTCCTTGCTATTGGCTTTCAAGATATGTAGAGCTGCTATGTCATCATCGCTAGTATTCTCTCCAAAAAACGCAAGAATACCACGATACATATAATAAGCTGAATACATTAAATCTTCATTGGAATAAACGAGTTCCAATATTCTTCTTTTAATAGGTTCGTCAATATATTTGAATGACACAACGGGATTTCTGGTATCAGCTGATGTATTGTATATCTCAATATTTTTAGTAGAACTACACAAACTTTCAATATCTGTATCAATATCATTTATTGACATTTTCTCAAATCCCAGATTGTCGTATTTATCATCTTCTAATACAGTAAAAAGCCCCTTGAATATAGAATCACTATAGATAGGATTGCCTTTCCTAAATACAATCTTTCTTTTAATATGATTGCTCGCAGATTTATTTAAAATATTAATCAGATATGCTATATTAAATAGCTGATACCCAATATTATCATTATTTTCAATAGATATATAACAAGTTTGCCTTACGGCTATCTTCATATTTATTATATTAATATCATATAATCTTTAAGCCCATATCCTTGATATCTAAAATGCGCAAAGAGAAATGATATTCCGATGTCTCATGAACTTATCTTTTATTTTTAATCATGAACTGCAGTTTCTATACAATATAAATTAAGCCTTTTTCTTATTTCAACTATTAACTTACTGAAATATCCTTTACCTTGTATAAATATTTTTGATTTAACAGCACAATATAAATCTATATCTGCATTTCCTGAGTCAAAATATTCTGCCCGCAATTCAGTAATTACATTATTTAAATATTCATTAGATGCAGAAATGCATTCTTCATAATTTTTTGAACTTGTTTTAGCAAAAAAACATTTTCCAATAACATATTTGGGGTTCATATCTTCGGCTACTAATGATTTAAGATAGTCAGTTTTTAAAGGACGTTTACATTTTTCGTGCCATTCATTTCCAGCTATAACATCCCCCAATCTTAAATGTATCACAGTACTTTCAGTAATATTTTTAGGCAATAAATGACTATATTTTTCAATATTATCCATAACAATTTGCGTTATCAAATCAATATTTCCGACATCGCAATGTTCCCTTTTTTTAATAATATATTTACTACCAATTGATTGAGGATAGTCGCTGAGAATCTCATTTTTTTCCCACTCACTCAAATGTAATAAAACTAAATCCCCTAATCTATATGAAGAAATCATAGATATATATATTATATTATATTATATTATATTATATTATTATATATTATTATATTTCCTTAGACCCTATAACTATATAAAAAGCCTTTTTCAATAATTATAATCATAGAATTATTACGACTTGACTGAAGTCGTGATAAAAATAATTATATATAAGTATTATATAATAATAAATAAAATATATGAAGGGGTATTTAATTGGCATCTATTTGGCCTTTGTAAATATCTTAAATACATCATTTATATATTCCTATCCTATAAATATTGGTCCTCATAGTATATCTAAATTTGGCAATTATAATAATGGCAACGTTTGTATATTAAATTATAATAATGTATACAGTACCTTTTATAAATGGTCTAAGGATAACAAGGAATATCAGGAAAAAATAATTAGTGATACCATATGGCTAAATAAGAATAGATTCTCGGCTCCTAATATAGTCGTTGGAGTATATAATAGCAAGGATTCTGATGTAAATTATATTTGTTTATTGAGAAAGGTCGCGAATGGTCGCTTCAAAATGTTAAACATTTTCGCCAATCCCAATAATAATCTTGAAGATGACACGCTATTATTTGAAAATATATTAGGCTTTTGTAATGCCAATAAATACTCGCTAAATGTAGAAAAACTAAAGGAAATAGATAATAGTAAATATTACTTAACATACCTTTATTCATATAACTGCTAGTATCTCTTGCGATTTAGAGATGTTATGTGAGATATTTTATAATGTTTTTCATATTAATAACATCGTATTGCCTATTATTCTCACTTTTATTGCGATATACTAAATAATTATGACTGACTAATTTTTCATATTCCAAATTATTATTTATCATAGGAACAAACACAAAACCACTCTCTCCAGCTTTACCTACATTTGTAATTTTTATATTTAATTTATGAAAAAATACTGCTATACTAATATCATCAATATAAGCTCTATTCAATAAATTAATATTATCAACCAAAGTCATATAGCCCTTCTTGGACATTATAATATTAGTCCCGGATGCAAAGGGTATATTAGTATTATCTAAAGTTATATTACCTATGTTAGTACTTCCATAATATTCTACAGGATTCAATTCTAACTGTTCTGATAATAATCTAAAATTAACAATAGAGCTTATATTGCTCCGGATAATATAATCGTACTTTTCATATTCGCCATTATTTTTGAATAGCATAAAGGCATCAATCGTCTTATTTAATATGCCTGGTGTATAGCTCTCTCTTCCCTTGATATTTATTATATCGCCGGTTATCTCAATATTACCAGAGATATTCTCATTGTATTTATAAAAATATGTGGAGACATCACTAAACCCCTTATAATATCCTGATAAAGCTTGATACATCTGCACATAGATTTCGTCATTATCACTATACAACACTAAATTGAGTATTTTCATATCTAAATATAACTAATTATATAAATAACTCTTATATCTTCTACCTAATATACCGCTTTTGCCTTTCTCGCGGCCTTCAAAAAGTTCTCAGTCTTAATACAGCGACCTGTTTTGGGATTCAGCACTTTACCCTCGGGACATTTCTTGGGTTCCGGTTTAACTCCAGGAGGCATATTGGTCTTGGTCTTGGTCTTGATATTGGCCTTCAAAAAGTTATCAGTCTTAATACAGCGCCCCGTTTTGGGATTCAACACTTTACCCTCGGGACATTTCTTGGGTTCCGGTTTAACTCCAGGAGGCATATTGGCCTTCAAAAAGTTCTCCTTCTTAATACAGCGCCCTGTTTTGGGGTTCAAAACTTTACCTTCCGGGCATTTTTTGTCAATTTTGCTAAGAGTATTTTTAGCCAATTTATTTATAGATTTAATATTGATGCATCTATTTGTAAGAGGATTAAGCACTTTGCCTTCGGGACATTCCTTCTCGCCCTTATCCTTACCAGAGACACCTGCGCTATTCTCGCTATTCTTTCTAACATATATAAGGAGTCGCGGGCCTTTATTAAATGAAAAACATAGCTCGTTTTTATCTTTATTGATAATTTCCTTAATACTTTTATTAGAGTGAGTATCTAAAAGACATTTTTTTTTATTTATACAAAACTCGCTATTTTTCCTAACATTCCAATCGTATTTCATTAATTCACAAGGGATATGTATATTATCAGAAACTAATATACCGCCAACTGGCAATTTATCAAAAATAATTTTAGTTTTAATATTGACATAGACAACTCGTTTATTAATTACTTCAGCTACCCACAGCCTTTCTTTATCATAATCTTCTTTAGTAAAATTAACATTCTGCAAATGTATATCAATCGTTCCACGTGTCCATCCGTTATATACATATTTATTATCCCTGCATTTAATACCGGCTATTGAATGTCCTCCAATTTCTGTGCGATTCCAATTTGATAATATAACGGAATCTTGGATATAGTTCATTCCCTTGATGGCAACTTTGTCATTAAAAGAAACTATATTATAAAAGGGTGAATCAGTGGGAACTTTGTAATATCCTGGTATACTATCCACGATAGATTTCGCAAAATTAATAATAATAACATCGGGATTTTCAAACTTCTCTAAAACCTTTTCCTTGGAAACGAACTTTACAACGAACTCTATTATAGGCCCCTTTTTAACAGCAGCATTAACAGTCGTATTATTATATTTTGAGTAATACAGTAAATCATCTTTATAATCCAAAAATAATACTTTGGCACCTAATAATTTATAGATTTTCCTTATATACAGAGCAGGAGCATAACCTCCCTTTTTAATTTTAGGATTAAACGAGAACTTCTTTTTATTATATTTATACAGCTTTTCTAATATGTATTCTGGTCTTATTTTATCAAAATATTCGTAATCATTATAAATATTACTTGAACGAAAATACTTTTTTTCAAGAATATGTTTCAGGGTTTTGAATATTAGGATTTTGTTATTCCATTTCTTAGATTTTTTTAAGAGAAGTTTGCGACTTTCATCGCTATACAATACGGCCATTAGAATACTATTGAACCAACAAGTCGGGCCATACTGTTTTAATGTAATAACATTATCGCACTTATCCTTCATAATATCAGCTCCAATATCTATAATATATCTATATTATATCTTATTATAGTAATTGTAGTAATTATAGTAATTGTATTATTTATATTATTTAAAAATAATAAGAGAACAAATAATATATATATTAAATAATGGTATGGAATATTGGATTAAGTGGAAATGATTATAAAATATTAAACAGTTCTGGCAATACTACATATAATTCATTATTATATTCGGATTATTTTACTATAAAAGAAAATGGTAATGTGGGTATTAATAATGGAAATCCTAAGAAAAAATTAGATATAAATGGAGACATTTTAAACAACGGCATTCTTATATCTTCAAATATTCTCGGAAATGTTATGAATACGAGCAATTTTTTACAAATTAATTTCAAAGATAGCGCAAGTGCCTCTGCAAATAATGTCTTAGATATATACGGAACAACATTATTACGAGGAAATCTCGGGATAGGCACGACGATACCCAGGTCAGCTCTTGATGTTGCTGGAATTATAAATGCTCGCGAGCTAATAGGAACTGGAAGCAATATATATAATATAAATGCCTCTAATATTAATGCGGGCGTTTTGAATGTCTTACAAGGAGGTACGGGGGTGCCGAATATTATACCGAATCAGTTGATATACGGAGACAATAATAAAATAAGGCAATCCGAGAATCTTATATTTGAAGATAATGTGTTAAAAACTCTGTTTTTTGAAGGAAACGGTTCTAAATTGAAGAGCATAGATGCTTCTAGTATTACTCAGGGTGTACTGGGTGTTACGAGAGGAGGCACTGGTCTCAAGAGATTTGATATAAAGGGCGGAGTTTTATTAGCTAACTTAAATAATAACAACGATATTGATAGAACTACTATTGCTCAAAGTGGTGATTTAAAATGGGATAATATTGAGAATGCGTTTGAGATTAATGGAAATATCAAACTACCTTCGCATAGCAATTTGTTAATTGGCGGGCAGCCGCTAACTTATGATGTTTTAGGAGATTATCCAATTGCAACCTCCAATACGTTGGGAGTACTTAAATTAAGTACTCAATTCAAATTAAACAATAATAATGAGCTAACATTTGAAAATAACAGCGGTACAGTGTCGCGATGGGGACAAGTTGATGATTATATATTTTATCCCCCTCAAACAATTACAGATAGTCACTGTGTAGGCATAGGTATTTTGCCAGAGGATAGTTCAAATCGCTTGATAGTTAATGGAGATATCAATATTATAGATGGAGTCTATAAAATAAATGGCGTTAATATGGACGAATATAATTCAAATATAATATCACAGCGAATAAATAATTTTACTTTGGATAATATAGACAAACTCTTTTGTGGAAATAAAAACAGGTGCTTCTCTTTAGAAAACATAGGAGGTAATGTTCTTGAATATCAGATAGGGGCACTCAATAATGGTACTCTTGAAAATAATAATAATTTCAAATTTTTTCAAAAGGTTATTTTTAATGAAGGCATAGAGATAGCTGGTGGTACATTTGATATTGGAGATTTAGATAATGTAGTTTTACAAGCTTTGCAAATTGAAGGAACAAGAAATGCAGGAACAGAAGCTATATTTAAGATTAATCAGAATGGCGCAGGGAGTTTATTAAAAATAGCTAAAAGCAATCAGATTCGCACAATTATAACAAACGATGGAAATATGGGTGTGGGCGTTTTCAATGAATCTTCAACGCCACCAATACTTCCCTTAGAAAAGCTACATATTATGGGAAATATCATAGCGACTGGCAGAATAACATCAGGTTATTCTGACAAGCGGTTGAAAATATTTACCTCTAATATCAGTAATTCTCTGGATATTATAAGTAATCTTAACGGCTACTACTATCATCCAAACGAAGAAGCATTAAAAGTTGGATTTGAAAATGAAAAACAAATAGGTCTCAGTGCTCAAGAGGTTCAAAGCGTACTTCCCGAAATTGTTAAAATAGCACCGTTTGATATGACAAGAGATGATAACGGAAACATTACTTCAAAATCAGGAAAATCATATCTTACAATATGCTATGAGAGATTAGGTCCCATATTTGTAGAGGCTATCAAAGAATTAACCGGACAAATCAAAGAATTAAAAAAAGAAAATGAGACCATCAAAAAAGATATAGATAGTATAAAGAATATGATTGCTGGCAAATATCTCAACTAATGTAACTAACGTAACTAACGTAACAAGCGAATTATTTTGCTATAATTAAGAATTTCTTTGTCATATATAGTATTGGGCTTATTGAAAGGCTCTCCATTATTCGGCAAATATTTCAAATAATACTCTCTAATCAATAGCTCTTCAATATTATTCAACACAAGTTTATTTTGCTTTTTCGGAGGATTTTTCATATTCTATTATACTTAGTAAAAAAATAAAAAATATATATTTACATAATAAATTATATATACCCTTACTTTTAATTATCAGATAGAATCTTCAAGATATCATCGTCCATTAGAATATTATCATATTTACTAATTAGCTGTGATGTAGACAACTCTTCTTCGTCGTCCAAATAACTATCATAGTTATTATGCTTTTCATCTGCAACGCTTGCATCGTCGGATTCTATATCTTGCGAATCGTACTGAATTGAGGAATCAACAAGGGATATTGGTGTATTTACGGGAAACTCACGAGCCTCGTATATGACAATGATATTATCTATGATTATCGTGGCAAAATCTACCTCAAGAATCGGCGAATATTGAATGGGCCCAAATCTATTTATATAGTCCTCCATAACAAGAGAATGTCCGTACAAATAGATTAAGAAATCAATATACTGCATATTTTTATAGATATAGTTCTGGATACAAGGGATCTTCTGTTTCTTAGCATCTTCATAATCACCAGATGAATTGATAGCAACCATAATATCCATAATATTCTTTCCATATCCACCGTTCATAATAGCATTAACATTGTCACTATCATTACGAAAGCCTACAACAAAGTTCTTATGACCGGTAGACATGGCTTCTTGTTGGCTTCTTGTTGGCTTCTTGTTGGCTGATTATGCAAATGTGTATCTGTAGATGCTTTGGCTCTTAGATGGTAAAAAAATAAAACATATAAACAATCAATTTTTATAAATAGTAATATAATTTAGAACAAATTATGAATATAATTAAATACATATTTTATATTCTGCTCGTTGCTGATATTAACCACGCATATCATTTAATACCTTGTATACATAACATAAAATATAGAGATATAAAAGCGTTTAGAGTATTAAAGAAGAAATGCGGATACATTAGAAATGCAACAGAATATGTTTTAGAATTATTGATAATTATAGATATATTGCTTCCTAAAAAGACGCATCATGATAGTTCTTCCAAATAGAAAAGTATTTTTTAGTTATTTTTTTATCATAGAGTGTGTATGTGAATATATATTTTTTATCAATACTCTCCATAACATCATAGAGGGCTTCTATGTTAATTGGCATTAATTACTAATTATATAGCATATATATTTTATATGATAATTGCTTATTGCTGATTATAATTCAAATCTGTAAGAGGACACCATAGGCTTTCTGTATTTATTGGGATTGTATAGTAAAGTGTCATATCTCTGTTTTTTATCAATTAGCTGTCTCATCAACATCAAATCCGTAGTATCAATAGAAGCATATTTTCCAATTTTGAAAATTGCATTCATATTCTTATTTAAATGATAATAGCTTAATGTATCGTGTATCATAGGGATATGCGAAGAAATCTTGTATTTTTTCCTGTTAAATCCAGTAATATTATTATTTCTAAAATAGTTATTTGCCCTATTATAATTTCTTGATGAAATAGTATTATAGTCTCCCAACATAACATATTCAATACGAAATATGTTATTTTCAAAATCTTCAATATCAGGATATTTAGTAATAGGATACAAAGTCTTGCTCATTATATATTTTACTTACATATAAGATAATATTTAAAATATGTCAATCAATTTTTACGATAAAATATAAAAAATATATACACACACACACATACATTACTTATCACAGTTTATTATTATTTATTGATATTTGCCTAATTGCTTCTTTTGTGCCGATGTAAAGCTTGTGAAGCAATTTTTTCTAATAGGCAATCCTGTATTTGTAAATACATTATCTTCGTGCACCCAGTCGCCGACCCATCTTCTATCAACAATACACGACTGTCCTCCACCGCAAGGACACAATTGTTCAGCGGGCATATCCATTACTTGCGCCGACTCTTTGGGAATATATGTCTTCGCAAAGGTAGATGAAGTTTTGGAGCGAGTATTCATATTGTCTTATTTAGACTATGTGATAATAGATATAATATGATATGCAATCAATTTTTATAAAATATTATAATAATCATAACATTTTTATTTATCTTCATTTTTAGTGTCTTCAAAGTTCAAGACTTTGCAGATAGCCAGTTTAATTCCTGGAGGTGTGAAATTGTCATATAGCAAATTCCTTGCTTCCTTTGATTTAGTAGGCGCATTAGGGACAGTTATTGAATTGCTGATGTAATGAGTTACGTAGGGATTCGTATTCATAGTTATATTATATCTTTATAACTGTAATCATTTTTTATATATGTTATAAATATATAAGCACAGCTATATTATTGTATATTTAAGATACATATTGGCATTATGGAGATTGTTAAGGAAGCGGAGCCCACTAAGGACACGGAATATTATATATATGTTAATGCGTTTTGGTATGGTTTTATAAATAATACGGATGCGAATACTATTGCTATATTTGAAAAGATATTTTCTAAGACTTTTATGCGTAATTTTAAGATTACTGATAATTTAAATATAGCCAATGTGCTATTTGAATCCGTCTTTGGCTCCACTTTGGCTGATATAAAAATATGGAGATATAAGATATTTTATTCAGGAGAACCTTATATATCTAATCCGGATAAGTACGATGTCCTCTTGTATTCTGCGGAAACGCATAAAAATGTCGTAGATTTGCCCCTGTATGCCGTATATATACAGAATAATAATTTTATGGAAAGGTTAATCAATCGCCCGAAGATAACAAAGATACCCGAGAAGTTCTGTTGTTTTATAGTATCTAACGACGCCTGTAATACACGCAATAAGATGTTCCATCTTTTAAATAGCTATAAAAAGGTAGATTCTGGCGGCAAATATTGTAATAACATCAATTATGTCATAAGACACAATTATTGGAGCGACGAGTTCAGAGCATTCATAAGCAATTATAAGTTTATTATATGCTTTGAAAATCACAGGCTCGGGACATATTCTACAGAGAAGATAGTAAATCCTTATATCGCCGGGAGTATCCCTATATATTGGAGTTCTAAGCATATACACAAGGTATTTAATAGGAACTCTATGTTATTCCTTGAAGATGAAAGCGTAGAGTCTTATGAAAAATTAATGAATGAAATTATTGAATTGGATAACGATGATGCAAAATACCTGGAATTTATCAATCGCCCCATATTTGAAGACAAGGATATGAAATATTATAATGATAATTATACGGTTGATGCCGTCGCCCTTAAAATAGACAATATATTATTAAAAAAATAAATGAATAATAGAAGATTTATAAGAATAAAAATAAGAATAACAAGCAAATGATTTTTCTAATTCTGCCGAATCAGCTATTTGATATCAAGTATTTTAATAAGTCTTTCAAGTATATATTATGGGAATGCCCTCATTTTTTTACAGATTATAATTATAATAAAAAGAAGTTGTTGCTACATCGCGCGACTATGAGATATCAATATGATTTGATGAAAAAGAATGGGTATTCTGTGGTATATGTGGAGTTTGGTAAGAAACTCGCGGAAACCGAACAATATACTCTATATTACCCAATAAATAAGTTGGATATATTAAAGCTTCCAAGAAACACCATAATATATGATAAGGATACACCCAATTTATTACTGACACGAGAACATATCAAGAGATATCGTGAGAAAACTGGCAAGTTTTTCTTTAACGCCTTTTATATGTGGTCAAAGAAGGAGCTCAATATAATACCAAAAATTAAATCTCAGGATAAACTGAATAGACAGAAGCCGAAGAATATTATATGCGTATCTCAGCCTTACGTGGATGTCGCTGTGAGAAAAGATATATCTAAGTATATTGATGAAGCCTCTAAATATGTCGATAAGCATTTTAAAAATAACTGCGGAATCTTAGGTAAAGAAAATGGTTTTATATATCCTATAACACACACCGATTCTATAAAATGGCTAGAACATTTTATAAAAAATAAACTGAAGAATTACGGGAATTACCAGGATTATATAGATAAGAATAATAGGCATCTATGCCATTCTCTAATGTCTGCTTTAATAAACATAGGCCTTATAAATCCCGGAGATATCATAGATATATTAGAAAGAGAGCGAAAAACGCGTGATATTCCTATGAATAGCTATGAAGGCTTTATAAGACAATTATTCTGGCGCGAGTATCAGCATTTATGCTATTTATATGTAGATTTTTCTGGAAATTATTTTGGAAATAATAAATTGCTCGGGAAAGAATGGTATTCTGGGAATACAGGGATAATCCCAGTAGACGACAGCATTCGTGAAGCATTTGATACAGGCTATTTGCATCATATTAAACGCTTAATGGTTATAGGAAATTATATGAATCTCTGCAATATAAAACCGAGCGAGGGCTTTAGATGGTTTATGGAGTTCTCTTGCGATTCTTATGAATGGGTAATGTATCAGAATGTCTATGATATGGTATTCTTTTCAACTGGAGGAAAAACTATGCGCAGACCCTATATATCTTCATCTAATTACATATTAAATATGAGTAATTATTCTAAGGATAGCTGGTGTGAAATATGGAACACTAAATATAGAACCTTTATAAATAAAAATAAAAAGAAGCTATGGAAATACAGATATTATGTATCACTAAAATAGCCCTTTGGGTTAGGGGAGACCTATGGGGGAGACCGCCACCAACGCGGTATTGAGAGGCTATTGAGAGGCTATTGAGCTATTTATAATACCATTATGATGTCTCAAAAAGAAACCAGGTTTATCTAAAAGTTGAAAATTAAAATTTGAGTACATCTTTCTGTTTTTTCAAAAATTTCAAAAGTTTTTTAGAAATTACAAAATAAATCAAGAGATGTACTCAAATTTAAAAATGAAAAATATAGATATTCCAGCCCCTTTTTAAGACATCATAACGCTATCACAAATAGCTCGCGAGCCTCTCAATAGCCTCTCAATAGCCTCTCAATAGCCTTCCCTTGAAAACCGCGTTGGGGGCGGTCTCCCCCATAGGGCGGTCTCCCTCATTGTTGGTGCGAAAAATGGTTATGATTAATTATATTATTATTTATTAAGTTATCTAAGTTGTTATAGTTATTATGTTTAATAATTGCGATTCCAGAACAAATGGCGAATATGTATTTTTTATGAATATTAGAGACAAGATAGATTGTATATTTGATGTAGGATGTCGCACGGACAGCGAGTTTGTCAATTTTACAGGAGAAGTTCATTACTTTGATCCGGTAAGCGAATTTATAGAAGAATTAAAGAAAAATAAGAATGGTAATAATGTTAATAAGAAAGCATACTTTAATAACTTTGGTCTGGGAGAAGAGAACAAGCAGACCTATTATTATCCCAAGTATCAATCATTTTATGATAGAACGAATAGCTGTTATATTAGCGATGATGCCAATAAGATTTTATTGGATATTAAAACTGGCAAGGATTATATAATCAATAATGACATAAAAAATATAGATTTCCTGAAAATAGATACTGAAGGATATGAATTGAATGTTATCAAAGGGTTTGGAGATTATATAGAAAATATAAAAGTCGTACAATTTGAATATGGGGGGACATTTTTAGATAATAAAACGAAAATGATAGATGTCATAAATTATTTAGAGCAAAAGGGGTTTCACAAGTTTTCATATTTGACTGCCAACGGTACCGAAATTATCACCGATTTTTCAGATCATTATCAATATTGTAATATAGTGTGTGTAAATAAAAGTTGTATATTGCCCCTATTTTAGCATTCGCATCATAGCATTATTTTATTACAAATATATTTTACATAGTTTATGTAATAATTCGGGAAACCAAGAGCATTTGTGTTAAAATCAATGTAATCTATTACATTTTCTTGCAAACTTCTATTTATAATATCTATCGTCTGATTATCAAGTTTCTTTGGTGATTTTTCTGGTATTATTGTATTTAATCTTTTCATAATAATTAATAAATATATTTTCAGATTTATACATATAACTATTTTGCTATTGTCAATATCATTATATTCATCGTCTATATTAAATAGTGATAAGGTATCTTCTCTATTGATATCTTCAATATATGATATGATAGGATTAACAAAATATTCAATATTAGTAAGATTTAAATTTTTATTACAAAAATTGCGAAAAATCCAAAGCGAAAATATAATACCGTTGTAATTATTGTTATAGCAACTATAATAAAGTTTTATAACATATTTCAAAATACTATGCCCTTTATTATCTAATGTCAAACTAAACTTACCTTTATTTTTCAAGATTTGTTCTGCTATTTCTTTAATCTCTTTATAATTATATTTTTCTATTACATGTCTTGTAATGATACTTAAGAGGATATCTACCGTACATCCTTGTATAATCATAATATCATCGTATTTTTTTGAATCTATAATAGGCTTCAAATCAAAATATTTCTTATATTTTATAGATACCCTTTTTAATTTATCATAATCATCTATATCAATTTTAGATTTAAAAGCATCTATGATATCATCTTGTAAAAATAATTCGCTCATTTATATTATAATTTTTATATATGATATCATTTTTTTATACATTATATAATATTATACATCAATATACAATTGTTGTAATATATTTATTATATAATTAATATAATATTTTTTAAAATATTTTTCATCACCATACATCCCTTGTTGAATAATATCTAAATATTCAGTTATTTTCATATTTTGCGTCTTGAATAAATCAATACAACACTTATTATAGTTTTCAATAATTTCATTACAAAAACTGAACTTCTTAACTATAATTAAAAGTAATATAGCTATATTCAATTGGAATAACAATTCTAAATTTTGATTATTATAAATAATATCATTTTTAAAATATTGAATGATAATTGTTAAAGAAGAACAAAATTTAGTTATGTCTCCGTAATATAATTCATCATTATTATATAAATGATTAATAGTACTTATAATATTATCAAATTTTTTTTTAGATGTATTGTATATTATATCAATTAGATATTCTATAACAAATATGTGTTTATTATTAATACATATTTCTAAAAGACTTGAATATTTTAAGAGTTTCTTTTTAATTGTTTTATTCCTTTTTAATTTATATTTATTTCTAATATTTAAATCTATAATATCAAATATGTGTTCTATGGAAACGCCGCGAATAGTTAATAATATATCATAATATTTATTATATAAAATTGGATTCAAATCAAATAAATCTCTGTATTTTACAGATACATTTTTCATTTTGTCATAATCATTAATATATATATGACCTTTTAAATAATACATTATATCATCGTTCAATAGGGGACAATTCATATTATACAGTTTATGCAAGTATTTTAAAAGAAAATACTTATTACTTATCAATTTTTACATACATTATCTAATTCTATCTCTGACAGCTACTAAATCAAGGTCGCGAACTCTATAATATTCCTTCTTGTTATTAGGCAATTTTCTCTCAACCATAAAAGGCAATCGTCCTTCTGTAAGTTCTTTTAGGGCTATTTGACGCAATTCCATATTGCTTTTGACATTAGTTGTCATATCATTAATAAATAGCGGAGCGCCAGATGCAATTTGCTGTGTTCTCAGTGCAATTATTTTGTCAAACTCATAAATTGTCATAATAGGTTTAGATATTTTGGTATCATTCAAATGTTCCATAACCTTTAGAACATCCTCAACAATATTTGCTTTATATGTAATCGCCATTATGCCCTTTATAATCTATATATATAGAATCATTTTTTTATTTATATAATAAGTTTTTATAATCTAATTATATACAAATAGTATTTGTTAACTTGCTAAAAATATAAAAATATAAAAATATAAAAATATAAAAATATAAAAATATAAAAATATAAAAATATAAAAATATAAAAATATAAAAATATATAATTACATATTATACATATCTTAGACATTTACATACTAATAATAGCGAAATATGTTATCGCAATACCGGGAATAACGATTTCGGCTGCACGACGATTATTGCTAATCATTGCGACACCAAGATTCGCACTATATGCAAGTGGCTTTAATACCGTATCCATATTGATTAGATTATTTTTAATTGTATCCGTCAAATCATAGAATATGCTATTATCACAATTATATCCTCCTACAGAATTATATGCAATAGCATTTTGATTATTGCATACATTACATTTAGATGCACCAAGTTTATCGTTATATGTTCCAATATCACACTCTATACATATATTATCTTTTTCATAATATCCGGCAGGACATTCAGTGCAACTTTTTGCAGCTCTATCTACGATACTTCCTTTAGGACAGATAAAACAACTATCGTGATTATTTTTGTAAGGCATATATTCTTTATTTTCCGCATAACAACTATAGCAACTCTCTTTGTATTCGGCAAACTTGTTATTACCAGAAATACTACCTTCGCCACAAAAAGTATGCACATTACTACTATTTGTTTTAGCTTTAGTACATTCAGCATCTCCCGATTTAGAATAATAACCAACCGGACAATGAAGGCAAGATGTATTTGTAGAAGTCCTATAATAATTATCAGGACAGTTATTACAATTAACTTTATAATCATCACTGTAATCGTCGTATTTAAATTCTTTTCCCGGCGGACAATTATTTATGGTAATAATCTTTTCTGAAATGCTAATAGCCGTATTGTATTTATTATAGGCTTCATCTCTTTCTTTTGATACAGTAGATGCACAGTCGCATCTAGATGTTCTCATTCTGCTAATTCTCATCCGTGCATCGGTTATGCCGATGTTAGACATAGCAATAGTAGCGAAGAGGGCTACCGCGAAGACGATGTTTTGAAACATTGTATAATTATTTTAATATTGCTTCTTGTCAATTTTTTTATTAATTGTAAAATATCAGACCATATTATCCATGCATATAGCAATTGTTCTTATATAATCAACTGTTTTTCTTGTAATAATCTCAATATTACATATTTTTTGACATATAAACCCTGTATTCTTTCGGTATTATTTAAAAGCTTCTTAGTTATTTTTTTATAAAGGGTCTTTTTATCCATAGTAGCCTTTTCTTTATCACTAAATTGATACATAGAATAGCTGTCTGTTATAATAATTACAATCTTTAGGTTATTATCAAAGAATAGCCATTTAATACCTCCTTCAAAATATTCCCCAACAAATTCGGTATATGATATAATTTTATTGTCAAGTATTTTTTGCGCGAATAATTCCAAATTAGCAAGCAGTTTCTTCTTGTCTTCTGCCGATAACTTGTTTATATTTTCGGCATTTAATTGTCTATAGTCTGCCGGATTATCATATACTATTATATAATATCCTGAATCTGCCTTTTTAACTCTCTGCGGTTTGGAATTATCGCATTTATTATTACACATAATAATATCATTTATCTTTGGTATCAGTTCTCTCTTCGCGAGTTCTTTATATACGAACTTGCGTTTCTCCAAGTTTTTATAATTTTCCTCAATACTATAGTCGTCGTATAAAGAAAAATTAATAATCTTATCCTTATCTTTTATTTTTGTAGCAAAGGTATTTTCAGATAAGCTCTTCAATTTTACAAGAGACTTTATTTTGTATATTTTAGATATACAGGTTTTAACATTATCTTCAGGGGCACCATCGGGCTTTGTGTATATGCTTTTACCTATTAAAGAAGCTTTGTTATAATAATATTTATATACATTTTTACTCAACAGATTATCAAAAGAAATAATAATCTGCGATATTTCTTCATTTGTAAGATTCAATATTTTTTGAACTTTCTCCACCTTCTTAATAGCCTTCTCTCTGCCTTTATTATATTCTAAAATATATTTATATATATTCTCCTCAAACTTCTTATAATCCATCTAATATTATTTTTTATTTTTTATACACTTAGAATAAATATGTTTTTATAATAATAAAAATTGACTCATAGAAGCCTAATAGTCCTATATAATTGTTATTAGAAAAGTTCTTGGCTCAAAAAAACTCTTATCTAAACTTGCGAGGCTACAAGAGGCGACGGTGATGGAACATAACAAGTTCAATCTCTGTGTTCTTCCTACGCAGATGGGTAAGACATTCGTCATAGTCAATAAAATTATGGAAAGTCTGGAACAAGATGAAGAGCAAGGGCGTAGCATTCACATAGTACTTACTATGAATACGCTTCTGAATAATAAGCAATTTTCTAACCGGTTGAGCGAAGTCAATGATAAATATGGTGATGGTTCGGTATGTGTATTTGCTTCTGTATATAAGGGAGATTACAAGCACATCAAACAGGCAGCTCATATATTAAATGAACCCGAAGAAAAGGAAACTAAGAAGACCAAGGCTACAAAGGCAGAATGGAATATGCCCCGGATTGTCATAGCGTGTAGTAATACTAAGAGATTCAACGATTGCTTTGATACTATTTATAAGCTCAGCGAGGGCAATACAGCTGTCAAGCGTGTCTTCGTATATTTTGACGAGCTTCATAAATATATTAAGAATACTGTATGTAATATTCGCAAGCATATTGAGACTATCAATGATTTGGAGATTGTATCGGCAATGTATGCGATGTCAGCATCACCTAATAATATCTGGAGCGACAATAAGATGGGATTCTGGTCTAACATCAATATATTGCATATAGATAACTATTATGACACGGATTACATAGGCTATAATGATACTAACTTTATATGCTATGGAGACAATGATAGTGCATATAAAAGCACCAAAAATGCCAATTATGCTGATGTGGGCTTTAGGGACAACGAAATATTTACTATGAATTTTATCAAGGATACTCTCAAAAAGTATCCAGATATATTGAGTAAATATAGCCGTGTATTTATACCCGCTAATGTGCGAAGGATTACCCATAATTATTTAAGAGAGTGTCTATTTAAACACGAGCCATCGTGTGTAATTATAGTTCTGAATAGTGTTGAAAAGAACATTCAATATAAAAACACGGATGGCGATACGATATCACAGCCTATCGTATTGAAAGAAGGCGAGCTGGGAGATTTGATAGCGAATTATATGGAGGCAAATAATATAAGCGAAAGGCCGCTTGTATATATTGGCTTCATTTGCGTCGGTATGGGTCAAACACTTGTATCTGAGAAGCTCGGAAGCTTCACAGCTGCTATATTTGGCTATGATAATATATTGAATGACACTATGTATCAATTGTTTGGCAGAATTACTGGGCGATTCAGGAATTGGGATAAACGCAAAAAGGCGACAGATGTATATTCTACGAAAAGGTGTAAAAATATATGCCAGGTGATGGAGGAATGTGCTAAGAATGTTGTAGCGAAGCACGGGGGCAAGAAATTGGACTCCAATAAATACCTGGAGCCTTTCAATAATGGTGATAAAATCACAGGAGTATATCAGCTTAAGAATAATTTTGAAGAGAAAGATGCCGAATACTTTGAATTCCCTAAGTTTGCCGATAGTATGCTTGAAGTATCTAAAATGCTATGCGATATCTTCCATATTAAAATAGAGCTTGAGGAAGACCCTGCTAAATATTTCTGCGATATTGAAGGCTATTATATTACAAAATATCTCAGAAAATATAATGGTAAGAAGAGAGATGAATTAAAGCCTGAAGATAGACAGACAGAAGCCAATATAGCCTCTATAAACGCGATGTATATCAAAAATGAAAATAAGATATGCAAATATATAGTAATACCCGTATATGAATCTCTAGAATCCTCCAAGTTTAAATACCGCATATTATACAGCATCTAAATATCTCCATATTATCTCTTAAACACTATTACGCACTATTACGCACTATATATCATATTATATATCTTTTTATATTTTTGCCTCTCGGTAGCCTCTCAATAGCCTCTCGGTAGCCTCTCGGTAGCCTCTCAATAGCCTCTCGGTAGCCTCTCGGTAGCCTCTCAATAGCCTCTCAATAGCCTCTCAATAGCCTCTCAATAGCCTCTCAATAGCCTCTCAATATCTATTAATACTTAGATTAATAGAGCAGTTCTTGAGACACTAAAATATCTATATTTTTCATTTTTAAATTTGAGTACATCTTTCTGTTTTTTCAAAAATTTCAAAAGTTTTTTAGAAATTACAAAATAAATCAAGAGATGTACTCAAATTTTAATTTTCAAAATTTAGAAATATCCAGTGTCTTTTAAAGTTATCATAATGGTAATACTAATATCTCAATAGCCTCTCAATAGCCTCTCAATAGCCTCTCAATAGCCTCTCAATAGCCTCTCAATAGCCTCTCAATAGCCTCTCAATAGCCTCTCAATAGCCTCTCAATATTTATTATAAAAAATACTTAGATTAACAGAACAGTTAGCAATACACCAAAAAATCTTTATTTTTTCATTTTTCAATTTTTTAGAAAAATCTGGCTTATTTTACTTTTTTTCAATATGTAATATAGATAGCAGAATGAGTGATAAGAGCAAGAGCTCTAGTAGCATAATTATTAAGAAGCCTAATAGACATCCATTTGATACAAATAATGTGTCATTATGGTTAGAGAGAAGCGACCCTTCAATAAGACAAATAGCTTCTGAGTTTATCCTTAAAACCGTTTATATAAATCATAACCAATTTTTGAAAACATACAAGGTAGCAATTAAAGAAATGCTGGAAATATTAAAGACCAACGTATTACAATTCTTTATAAATATAGATGATATCAATAAATCTTCTTATTGGATAATGCAGATTGTTAATAAATATATAAATAACAAAAAATATACTATTAAGATTATAAATGATGTTAAAAAACTTGACAAATCCTTGCCAGTTATAATAGCTGATGACGCGAGTTATTCGGGGTCGCAAATGGCTAATACAATAGAAGATAACTTTCAAAATACAAGATTTGACATATTTATCTTAATCCCTTTTATGTCAAATACTGCAATTGATATAATTAAAAAGAGCTGTACAGACAATAATAATGAAGGTTCTATTATGTTTCTAGATAGAAGCATTTATCTTATGAAACCAATATATGAATTGATGTCCAAAGAGAAAATTGAAAAGCTCTTCTTATACTATGGAGATAATCCTAAATATATAAGAGAATACCCTATATACTTTGATCACAAAGTAGCTGATAATTATTCTTCATTCCCGCTAATATATACTTACGGCATAATCCCTAATAATTATAATAAACAATTGATACACGAATGCAATGCAAAGAGAAAGCCTTTTAAAGATATCTATGACAAGCTGGAAAGAATACCATTGTTGAAGAATTGTACCAAAGATATTCCATATGATATCCATATACCTCCTTGTCCCTTACAGCCTTACAAAGTTAATTTTGCAAAATTATCAAACACGAGTACAAGCTCATCTCCAAAGACCAAGACCAATGCATATACTCGCAGTAAAACAAAATCTGTGTAAAAAAAGAAAAATTGAATGATTTTTATAAATATTTATTATATTTAATAAATAAGAATGAGCAAAGTTTGTAATCCACCAAAAGTCCTAAACCCTCGTACAGGCAAATGCGTAGGTGCCAATTATTTAAAGCAATTAAACAAAAAGCAAGAGTTACTCGCGTTTCCTCTATTGCCAATTCCTCTTCCTTCTCAGCCAGCCAACGAAGATATCCCCTCTGTCCCTCTAGTACCCGAAGTCCCTGCTCCTGTCGCAGTAGTAGTTGCTAATGAAAAGAAACAGAATGCCACAAAAGCCACGAAAGCTAAAGCGCCAGTTGATTATAAGAGGGCTATTATAGATAATCTTAAAATATTGGAGGATTTTGATAAGCTTAATAAGGAACCTTTTAAAGCGAGAGCATATGGCAAAGTTATTGATTCTCTCGAGATATTTGAAGGGCCTATAAATAATATGGATGATATTAAGAATATAAATGGTATTGGTGAGAAAATTAATGCGAAGATTAAAGAGTTGATTGAGACGGGTAAAATGACAGCTGTTGAAAGGGCATTAAATGACCCGCAATTTTCATTACAGAAAAAATTAGGCAAATTGTATGGCGTTGGCCCTGTTAAAATAAATGAGCTTATGAGTAATATAAGTACTTTTGAAGAGCTTTATGAGAGACCTGAATTGCTTAACGAAAAGCAGAAAATTGGCTTAAAATACTATGATGATATGAATATGCGTATTCCTATGAGTGAAGGTAAGAAACATTATAAAATTATAGATACTATATTTAAAAAGGTGTATAAAGATATTGAGTTTGAACTTGTAGGAAGTTATAGAAGGCAAAATAAGGATATGGGAGATATTGATATTCTTATTAAAAACCGCGATGATTTAAATATTAAAAAGTTAGTAAGCGAACTTACGGCCGGGGGATATATAATAGAGACATTAGCAAGTGGTAAAAGCAAGTTTATGGGATTATGTAAATTATCTCCCGAATTGCCTGCAAGAAGAATAGATATACTGATAGCCGACCCCTCATATTACTATTTTGCTCTACTGTATTTTACAGGTTCCTATTCATTCAATATATATATGCGAAAAGTAGCTCTTGAAAAAGGATGGTCTTTGTCAGAATATGGTATTAAAAATAATGACACTAAGAAGTTTATAGATACTGCCGATATAATTAAATCAGAAGAAGACATCTTCAAATATCTCGCAATCCCGTATGTTCCTCCCAATAAAAGAGATATGGTATAATGTGATAAATATATTACAAGATATCATATGTTAAATTGCCGAGGCGACTGTGGTATGTGTCATATCCTCTGAGCCTTTTGTTATCGCCTAAATCAGGAATATCTTGTAATCCCTGAATATCGCATAAAGGCCCTCGTTTAACATCCAAGGTCTCTATATCATCATTATTGATACACAAATTATAATTATAAACATCTATAATATTTGTTTGTGCTGCTAATAAGTTTTCCTCAGTTATATAAGGGACGAAATTATCTACGGCCATTTCATTAAATATATTTTTTTTCTTCGGCATTTCCATAGAACATTTATCACATCCTTTATCGCATCCCGCGCCTACAGCGCCTATGGTGCCTTTTCCTGCTTCCTTTGAAGAATCCATATTCGGCTTATGAGTATCTTCTTTATGTCCTGGTTCTTTTCTTGCCTTTATAGCAGTCGTAGCAGTCGTAGCAGTCGTAGCAGTCGCGGGTTTTTCTGGTTTGTCATCGTTGATGTCTTGCATATTTTCGCGTTCTCTCCTCATTTTTATTTCATCTGTATAAACCCTGAAATATAGAATTAGTATTGCGATTGTTAATATGAAACCTGTTATGTTATCTAATAACATCAGGATTGCTATGCAGAAAACAGCAATATACAACTGTATTGTAGGGTCTTTAAATAATTTTTTAAAAGGTATTTCAACAATAATGATAATTGCAAACAATATAATGAATGCTAATAATCTAAATGTGTTGATATACATTTATTGTTATATTCCTATTATAATTCATATAAAAAAATGATATATATTATTATATGTATTATAATAATGTTATCAACTAATGGATATAGTATATCAAAAGCATCTTTGAAACCCGAAGAAATTGAAAAAATTAAAAAGGAGCTGACGATGAAGCCAAAAGTTAATTTTGATATGGGGAATAACAAAGATGCTGAAGAAGTTGTTTTTGAATTGTATAGAGAAACCGATAAGCGAATCTATATTCCGAGATATTACGGCTTAGTTAATTATGGTGTTCCAAAAGTACTAAAATTGCCTTCTTCCGGAGCCGGCGCAGATATATCTGTAGGGTTTGTGGGGAAATTGAGAGAAGCGCAGATGGAGCCTGTTAATAATTTTTTAGAAGCCGCGAGAAATCCTCGCAAAATGGGTGGTATTATTTCAGTCCCTTGTGGTTTTGGCAAGACAATTATGAGTTTATATATCGCCTGTGCTTTGAAGAAAAAAACGATGTTTATTAGCCACAAGGATTTCTTGAATCAGCAATTTATTGAGACAGTCAAAGAGTTCGCTCCGGCAGCATCCATAGGAATCATTAAGCAGAATAAGGTAGATGTTGAAAATAAGGATTTTATTATAGCATCTCTGCAATCTCTCGCTATGAGAGATTATGATAGCAAGATATTTGAGGATATCGGATTTGTAATCATAGACGAAGTGCATCATACGGGTGCTCAGGTATTTTGTAGGGCATTCAAGAAACTCAATACTCCTATTATCCTCGGATTATCTGCTACGCTAAATCGCAAGGACGGGATGCGCAAAGTATTTGAATATTATATCGGCGGCTCTGTGTATTCTGTTAAAAACAAGGAATATACTGATGTCATCGTCAATATCCACAAATACTATGTTCCCGATATAGAATATTCGGCTATCAAGAAAATGTGGAATGGTAAGGAGAATATCGCCGCGATGATTAACAATATATGCTCTTATAAACCGCGAACTGAATATATTATCTCAATTTTAATAGAAATCCTTAAAAATGAACCTGATAGAAGGGTGCTTATATTGAGCGAAAGAAGGAATCAATTGAAATCAATTGAAGATTACATAGTAGAGAAAAATATAGCTAATAAGGACTACGGATATTATGTCGGTGGAATGAAACAAGAGCAGCTAAATGTATCATCTGGGAAACAAATTATTTTGGCAACTTTTCAATTAGCTTCTGAGGGCTTCAACGTACCCACGCTGAATACTGTAATATTCGCATCGCCTATTTCAGATATCCAACAATCCATTGGGCGTATTTTGAGAGAGCGCCCTGAAGACAGAAAATATACCCCGCTATGTATTGATATTTCAGACGAGTTCTCGGTATTCCATAGAAAAACTGGAGCCCGCTTGAGATTCTACAATAATAATAAATACAAAATATCATATTATCAAGACAACGAAAAAATAGAAATAGATAATGGCGATGCTTGCGAAGCCGACAACGAAGGATATGACGGGACTGATAAGACCGATAGGACTAAAGGTGCTAAGAAGCCGATGTTTATTAACGACGATGATGACGAATGACAAATAATGACGAATATGATTAAAAATATTAATGTAATATAGTAATAAAGTAATAATATATTATGGAAGACGAAGACAATTCTATGGAAGCTATACTTTGGGTATTTCTGATTGCTATATTAATAATGTCTATTGCCTATTATATCAACTATTTTATGTATGATAAACAATTCATTTTAATACCGAATAAAAATGGCGAACACGATGCTGGACAACATACGCAATCAACATATCAACCAGGATATCCTAGCATAACTAATAATATAAATAATTCTCTTGAAAGCAAAAGAAATAATCCGCCGCCTCCAAAGCTTGTCAATTTATATAATGAGGATTTTAAGAAAATGACTAATAAAAATGACATAGATTATGTTAATAAAAACAACATATTGCTATACAACGATAATGACAAGGGCAAATTGATGAATGAGAATGATAATTTTGAAGTAGAAATAATCAGGCCTTTCATAAAAAATAATACTTTTGATAGCAATTTGGAGAAAGTATATGTAGATGATATTGCGGATAATAATGACCCTAACAATAATTATAATGAAATATATGATTACAGCGTGAAACTTCAAAAAACCGACTTACCATTAGCTAATGTCCCAGCCTGCTTCTTGAAAGATAATAAATCCCTTAAACTCTCCGAAAATTAACGATATCAACGATTGGATGACGACCGAAAGAATATAAAGAAATGGCGCGATATATATAATATATTGTTGATATTGCTAATATTGCTAATGATGTTTAGATATACCTTGTCGCTCTTAACAGTTTCTATCGCATTTACTAATTTTCTTCCAGCTATTGCGAATACCATAGTTCCCAGACCTATTTACCCAATCAATCCCATTAACCCTATCTATCCTCTATATCCGGCCAATAATACTTACCCGACATATTATGCAGATTATTCCGATTATGATAATATTTACAAATATAAATTATTTGAAAGTAAAAAAGATAGACCGAGCGTTTTAGATACTATCAAAAACTCCTTTCGCGCCCTATATTATCCCTTTGAAAACAAGATTCCTCTATACGCTCGCGCATATACAAATACGAGCTAGCAAGCGACTAACAGATTAGAATATATAATTCAATAGTTTTTTGTATGTCATAGAAATATTAGCTCTTTTGTTTTTATTATTATGAATCAAGTTTTCATTCTCATCCTCCACGGTGTCAAAAGATTCCTTTATTCTAATGCTTGATACCGACTCATCTGCAGGCTTGTATGCTGGCTCTCCTGACTTGACAGTCAATTCTTTGGTATATTTATCATTTCCATTTATATCAGTATCCCTGTCCTTATTACCTACAAATATATATTTGTTTTGAATGAAATAGTATCCTATCATTTTGTATTTATGTTATTATAATATTATAATAATTATTATTTTTACTATTTATTTTTATATCTATTATGCAGGATTTGCTTAGTATAAACTTGCGTCCTCGCCGAGCCTTGTCGAGAGTAGCGAAGGAGCCGATGTATTCGCAAAAGTCTTTGATGGCCTTGTGGGAATATCTAATATTTAATTTGTCAAAGAATATTTTGGCAATTACTATATATTTGAGTGATAACAATTCCGTTTTGCTGTATTCGGCAATATATTTGCGACTATTCTCGGTATCCGTATATTTTATTTTAGATATCAAATTTTTTATGATTAGCTCATAGAAAATATCCTGCGTATTTGCTATATAATCTCTCAAATAAAAGAATGAGTCTATCATAGAATTGTCCTCTATTCCTTCGTTGTTTTTGAGAAGTAATAATGAAGGCCGGACAGTATCTCTAATTTTCCCGCGAACAGACCACGCCGGCGTACTATCATATAGATAGGGTATCTTATTGATATTCGCGCAATCCAGAATATGCCGCTTTTCTATATTCAATAATGGCCGCCAAAAAGACATTCCTTCAATCTCTTTAAGAACCTCCATTCCGCAAAGATTGTTGTAATTGCTTTTATTTGAAATATTAGTTATGACATTTTCAAAACAGTCGTCTTTGTTGTGTCCAAGTAAAATATATGTTCTATCGCTATCATTCTTGATATTCAAGCGATACATATCATATCTTATATTTTTCGTAATATCCTCGTATAAATCGCGTAAGCCGTTGTGTAAACAATTATTGCGAGAGATTTCTTTGATAGTCCTAAAATACAATTTGACTCCCAATTTATTACAGTAATAATTTACGAAATCTAATTCATCTCCTGAATGCTCGCGATTATTATAGTTTATATGAATGGCAATTATATTCTTAATTTTACGAGGATTATAAGTGTCTTTGATATACTTACATAAATACAAGGCTACCATACTATCAACGCCCCCAGATAATGACACGATAATCGTAGAGCCATCCTTGAGTTTCTCTATTTCGTTCCGCATATTTTCGTGGATAATCGGACATACTACCGCAGCCATTTTGCTATCTTCAAGACATCTCGGGTCTAATATATCCTTATTGATATCACCCCACGATTTTACTCGTTTTCTTATTTTCATAGATAATAGATTGATATCTTTGTAAATATTATTGAGAGTCGCTTGAAGATATCTTCGGCACTTCAATTTATCTTCCGCATCAGCCTCAGCATCAGCCTTTTCATATAGCTCAATATATATGCCTATGATTTCATATATTTTGTCAATATCCTTCAAATGCCTGTAAGGCAAATATATAAAACTCAATTCGTCTATAGTAAATCTATTGTCCCGACATCCATCGTGTAATAATAGTATGTTAGAGAAGTTTATAGCTTTTCTGGAAAACTCAACGATATCTATATTAGTATCATAAACTCTCTTGAAATGCCTTGATATCTGGTCTAATAATATAATACACGCAATTATTGTCTTGTCTTCATAATGACACATATTATTTTTATAATTCTCATAAATATTCTCGGTAATCTCTATGTATTTATAGTACTTGTCGCATAAATATACATCTATCTTGCTATTTTTAGAAAACCAATAATCCCTATTGCTAAACCATTCATCATATAGCTCACGTAGCTCTTGTAGGCTTTGAAGTTCATACATACATTATTATTAAGCTAATTATTTATATCTATATCTTCTCATACTCGTCATATATCAATCGTATAAAAAATGACATCAACATATATGTGTATATTGTTAATATGCAAATGTATAGTTATATTTCTACATTAAAAAATAATGAACCTACGAGCTGTTCCTATAACAAATGGACGCTAAAAGAAGATTTGCAATTGATTAAAGAAATTGACGAGAAGAAAACTTATAAAGAAATAGCATTGATACACAAAAGAACTCATGGAGCTATTAGATCGCGTGTAATATCAAGTATTATATATTTCAGATATAATCAGGGCGATACAAACATAGATGATTTGTCGCGAGAATATAATATAGAAAGGGTTGCTATTGAGAAATATATTGAAAAAATGAATGTAATGAATAATGAAGAAACTAATTGTACTTATACTAAATGGAAACCAGAAGAAGATGCTAAACTTATCCAAGAAATTGCTGAGAAGAAAACATATGAATATATAGCATTAGAACACAAAAGAACTCTTATTGCTATTAAATGCCGTACAGTATCACATATTATATACACAGAATATAAGAATGGTAATAGAGATATAGATAATTTATCAAATAAATATAATATTGAGAGGGAAATGATAGATTGCTATATTGAAAAAAATAATAAATATGATACGATACTTTCATTATTGGAAAGCAACATTATTTCAATAGAAAAAAAACTTGATAGTGTTATGAAAATTATACAAAAATAAATACTTCATTTCTATATCTTCTCGTACTCGTCGTTATCGCTAACATATTTATTATTTTCACGGATATATATCGCATCTCCTACGGCATCTCCTGAATAATCGGGACTATCTGGTCTGTCAGGCGTATCTAGGGATTTGCTGGAATCTTGGATGTCTTGAATTATTATTGATTCTATGCGTTTTTTATTGTTCAATTTAGAGGCTAATTCGTTCTCTATGCAATGATTGAGTAGCTTGTTATATTTGCGCTGTAAAAGCTGTAGTTCGCTATTTTTTTGAAGCAGTGTCTTATTGAGCTTATCAACCTCTCTAACATAATAATTATTATCAACGCTCGCTGAATCAATTGTATCTTTTGAGAAAATATATAGCAGATTATCAAACATTATATGTTATATAATATATAATATATAATATATAATTATATAGTTTTAGAAAAATAAGCAGTTATATTATAATTATTTAGAGCATGGCTTTACTTGGCTTCACATAGTAATGTTTTAGGATTACGACGAGTTCCATTAGGACAACGCCCAATTTTAGCTTTTGACTTAGGCGACTTAGGCGACTTAGGCGACTTAGGCGACTTCGCTTTTATATTAACAGATTGTTTAAAATTATTATTCTGTTTAGGAACGCATTCTTTTGTTATCTTATTTCGCACCATTCCATTAGGACATCTCTTTGATTTAACAGGTATAATTTTGCTTTTACCTGAATCTATATTTGATTTTGCCCTTGCCTTTGATTTTTTAGGCGATGATAGAGATATCTTAGCAGGCAACTGAAGCGACACAGGTGTGATATCATAAAGGTCTAATTCAAAACAACCTGTTTTAATAGTAAATTGGTCTTTTTTAAAGGGTTTTGCTATTACTGTATATTCGTTTCCTTTTTTACTTATAAGTTCAAATATTATATTACGCGGCAATAAATATTCCTTTTCATGTTTAAATGCGGTTGTTGATACCATATTTATAAAAGGCAATCCTTCTTCCAAATATATTTTATAAATGAAGGCTTTTGCACCAGGCAGAGCGAAAGATTTAGCAACCTTATATGTTGAAGAAATAGATGTATAATTCTTAATAATTGTCATATCACCAATATTTTCAAATTCATTACCATTTGTATTAATATATTTTTCCTTCATTCCTCTATAAAAAACTTTATAAATATATTTTTTTTCATATCGTGGTGCTGCTTCAATAAAACCCTTATCTATTTTAGTAATAATTTTATCTATATAATTTTTAAATTCTATGTTAAGAAAGACCTTTTTATTATAGAACATTGATTTTATATCATCGCTTACTACATAATTATTATTATATAATTCAGGATTTAATAAATTTTTATTTATATAATTGTACATTGTCAAACTATATAGATGCAATATAAATGACATTAATTCATCAAAATATACGTCTTCATATGCATGTTTAAAGTTAACTTTTCCTATTGAATTTTTAGACATTTTAATTATGCCTATTGTTGTTAATTCCAATAACTCCTTATTTATGTAAGTATCTCCTGAGGTTTTTGAAGTTAGCTCTATAATTCGGTGTTTTTTCAATACATTGTTTAATTTTTTAAGTTTAACAATAACTTTTTTACCTATAAAATATCCTATATTATAGAAGGTCTCCGGGTTATCATAAGTAGCCTTTTTAAGCAACGCATTATTAGCTATAATGCATCTCTTCATTTCATTATTAAACATAAACAGCGCTTTATTAACTCCATAAGCCTTCTTATTATATATGATAACTATGTTATTACCATCATTATCAAGGTAATCAGCAACAGGTAGATTCTCTAAATTTATAGGATCATATACTAACATATTCCTTTATGCTAATTCTATTATATTACTACATTAATATATATTATATTATAAAAAAATAGTTATAATTAGATTTACTCAAAGCGGTCCTTGCGAAGCTTAGCTTCGCTTAGCTTCGCAATTTAATGTTTTAGGATTACGACGAGTTCCCTTAGGACAACGCTCCAATTTAGCTTTGGACTTCGCTTTTACCTCAAGTATTATAGGCTTAGTTTTTATATTCTTTTTAGGATCACATTCCTTTGTTATTTTATTTCTCACCATTCCGTTAGGACATCTCTTTAATTTAACAGGTTTAACATTATCTTTGATTTTGGCAGAATCAGCTTTTGACTTTGCTTTTAGAGATAATTGCTTAAATAGTTTAGATTTTATAGAATAAAGCTTAGCAGGAGGCGTAGATGATAGTGGAAGCTGTGAAGGGGTGATATCATAAAAGTCTATTGAGAAACAGCCGGTTTTAATGGCGAACTGGTCTTTTTTAAAGGGTTTTGCTATAATAGTATATTCTTTTCCTTGCTTACTTATAAGTTCAAAAATTATATTACGGGGCAGCAAGTATTCTTTTTCATCTTCAAAAACCGCATTTGATACCATATTGATAAAAGGCATTCCTTCTTCCAGATATATTTTATAAATAATTGCTTTTGAACCCGACTTAGCAAAATTTTTAGCAGCATCATATTCCGAAGAAACAGATGTATAATTAAGAATCAAAGCAGTATCACCTATATTTTCTAATTCGCCACCGTTTGTATTCATATATTTTTCCTTCATTCCTCTATAAAAAACTTTATGAATATATGTTTTTTCATATCGTGGAGCTGCTTCAATAAAACACTTGTCTATTTTAATAACCATATTATCTACAACATTTTTAAAGTTTATGTTATTAAAGTTTTTAATATTTTTTGAATTTTTTTTTAATAGTTCAATTAATTCATAGTTTAATGGTTTCTTATTATTATATTGTTGATTATATAATTCGGGATTTATTAAACTTTTATTAATATAATAGTACATTTCCAAACTATATTCTTTCAAAATAGAAGACATTAGTTCATCAAAATACACATCTTCGTAGGCGTGTTTAAAATTAACATTTCCTACTGAATTTTTAGATGGTGGTTTTAGGATGCCTATTGTTGTTAATTCCAATAACTCCTTATTTATGTAAGTATCTCCTGAGGTTTTTGAAGTTAGCTCAATAACTCTGTGCTCTTTCAAGACAACATTTAATGTATCAAGGCTAACAATAACTTTTTTACCTATAAAATATCCTATATTATAGAAGGTCTCTGGGTTATCATAAGTCTTCTTTTTAAGCAAAGCATTATTAGCTATAATGCATCTCTTCATTTCATTATTAAACATAAACAGCGCTTTATTAACTCCATAAGCCTTCTTATTATATATGATAACTATATTATTAGCATCATTATCAAGGTAATCCGCTACTGGTAGATTCTCTAAATTGATAGGGTCATATACTAACTCTATCATAACCTTTCTATAATATAGATGCATATAAAAGAATTATATTACAAAAAATGATATATAAATATATCAATATTAATATTTAAAACAGATGCAAGGGATTATTAGTTTTTCTAACAGGATAGCGCTAAATATTAAGAGCAACGACCATAAAGATGATATTCTGAGTAATTTGAGTACTTTATATAAAATTAAGATATTACAAAGGCATCATCATAATCTTGATAATACGAATGTTAATGTAGTTACTACTAATCATCTTATGAATTTGCGCTCAAATGGTAATAGATACTATCTTTATTTTACCCTATATAATGATATTGAAACGATGTATTATATAGATAAGAAGATACATCCTGGATATCAAAGACCCCGTATTATATTTGGTAGAGGATTATTTGATAAAAAGCTGTTTAAAAATACGCTTCTTGACGGCGAGATGGTGAAGTGCAAGGATGACACTTGGACATTCCTAATTAATGATATTGTATGTTATGAAGGTAAATATTTGAATAATAAAACATTACCCGACAGGCTCAATATTATTTATAATATGCTTGATACCCAATATACTCCTGATAGTACTATTGATGTCTGTAATTATAAGGTCAAAATCTATTTCAATATGTACAAAGAGTCTATTGCAGAATTACATAAGCTCGCCAATAGCCTCAATTATACTTGTAGAGGCATCTATATTTGGCCTTACGATTTGAAATATAAACCTAAGCTCTATAACTTTGACGAAACGAATGTTATTGATGTAGTAAGAAAAACAAAGGATATCACAGAGTTTAAAACAATTGAAAGTCTCAATATTCAAATTGATACAATACCAGAAATAGAACCCGTGAGAAAAAATACTGATACCCTTGCTATCGCATCAGCAGGCTCTGTTGCAGATGAGAAAGTGCTGTTTTTGATGAAAACTCTTGAACCTGATATATATGATATTTATGAGACAGAAAATGCGAATGATAAATCTATTGGAATTGCTCTGGTCCAAACGATGAATGATAGTAAAATATTGCGGACTGCTTTTAGAGATAAGAATGCTATGACGGTTCTCAAGTTCGCCTGTGCCTATAATGACAAGTTTAAAAAATGGAGAGCTGTTCGTCAAATATAAAAATTGATTATATATTATACAAAATAATAATATCACTATGACTGATTATAAAAATTATACTCTTGAAGAGTTAATTGAGCATTGTAAAATTATTAATATTCCGTATATGAGTAAGCGGAATAAAGTATATATAGAGAAAACACTTATTAAAAATATTAGAAAATACGAAAATACTATGAGAGAAGCATTAGGCGATATTAATGAGATTATAGTATCACAAGAAGATGATGTTTATGATGAAAAAGAAAATATTATAGTGAATGAAATTATATGGACTATAAGCAAAAAAAATGTTGTAATTGACGATAAGTATAAGAATATTAAAGATAACTTACAGCAAGTTATTAAAATGTGTCATAATGTATTGTATGGTAATGCTATTGTAGGTGTAAAAGCGCAAAATGATATTATGAAGATTTTAACTATTCATATATTTAAATCTCAATTTGCCGACGAAAATAGTGAATTATTTAAAATATGTAAAAAGTTAATTAATGATGGCGAAATGTCTCAAGAAAGATATGATAAATATATGGGATATTGTAAAAATATAAAAGAGTTTCTTAAAACCGATAATCCTTTGAACGAGTGGAGAATGTTTATTATGAGTTTTGCTATTAAAATATTTAAAAATTCTATATATAACGAAGAAGATTGTAGATTCAGTTTTAATGATGAAGCTTCATTTATGAAACTTATTGATGTTATTTGTAAAATAGAGATTAATGAAGATTTTGTAGATGCATTCGCTACATCTTACGGAGATGTCCACGAAGCATTTCGCGAATATGGAGGAGGTAAGGGTTCTAAAGAATTGGGGCAGTTTTTCTCACCCAGACATTTAATTAATATTATATTTCACGGTTGTGGATTTAATGATATTATCAAGAGTTATGAAAACCCCACAATATATGATTGTTGTATGGGAACCGGGGGATTACTTACGCGCGCATATAGTAATGGAAACATTATTCCCGGTAATATATATGGTTGTGAAGTAGAAAAAGACACTATTAAGTTTGGCGAATGTTCTATATTTCTAACAACAAATAACTTTAATAGTAATATAATTAAATGTGATAGTTTATGTGAAAACCCTTATTTGATTACAAATAAATTTGATATTATATTTACGAATCCACCATTTGGAACTAGTATGAATTATAAAGCTTTGCAAAAAAGATTTGATTACTTTAAAAAAGACGATACTACTAGATTTGAAGATATATATCCTATTTCTGTTAATAATGGTACAAGTTTATTTATTCAACATTGTATATATATGTTGAAAGAAGGAGGAGTATGTGCTATTATTCTTCCGCACGGAGAGTTATTTGATAATAAATCATTTATAAAATTAAGAAAATATATGTGTGAATCTGTAAATATATTAAAAATCATTTATGTTCCACCAAAAACATTTTCTCATACCGATATTGAAATAGCCGTTATAATATTTAAAAAGGAAGGTTCTACAAAACATATTGAATTTATGGAAATCACTACAAAAAAATGCGAAAGTATTAAAAGTAATATGATTGTTCCTATTAAAAATATTAAGAATCATAATTACAATTTTAAAATATCAAGTTATACAAAAACAGAGCAAATCCAATACGGAGAAGATGTAATTGTAAAAACTCTTGGAGAGGTTTGTGAGATAGTTAAGGGTAGCCTTCAAAGTAGTAAAAATATAGAAGGAGAATATGCATTTATTACAGCATCTGATACAAATAAAACGCATAATATGTTTACTCACGATTGTGAATGTGTTATGTTAGTTGGAGGTTCTGAAGGATCTTTAGCTAAAGCACAATATTTTAATGGTAAATTTATTGCAAGTGACTTATTGTATATTTTGACATATAAAGAGCCTAATATAATAAACTATCGATATTTATGGTATTATTTGAATAACAATAGAAAAAAACATTTAGCAGATGATAAAATTTGCTGTGGAACTCCTAAAAAAATGATAAGTATCGAACGATGTTCTAAAATAAAAATCCCTATCCCATCACTTGAAAGACAGGAAGAGATTATAAAAGATATGGATGAAATTAGTAATAGTATTGATACGATAAAATTGAGAGTAAAGCAGTTAAAATATGAAGGTGAATTATTTAAGAAAAAATTTTATCTAAAACAATTGAACGATATATTTAAAGAGAGTGAAATTAAAACTCTTGGTGAATTATTTAAATTAAATGGTAATGGTAAAACAAATTCAAAAGATATTACAAATACAGGAGAATACCCATTTTACAAAGCATCTTGTAATAATCCAAGTGGAACGCATAATACATTTGATTTTGATGGTAAAGAATATTTACTTATCATTAAATCAGGCGGGAGTTCATCTAAACCAATTAGTGAGAATTATGGTATAGGGAAAGTGTTTGAAGTTAATGGTAAATGTGCCGCAAATATAGCAGTATTTCAATTATTACCTAAAACAAATAATAACTTTAAATATTTATCTTATTATCTAAAATCAATTCAAAATAAAATACAAGGATTAGCAAAATATTGCACTAATAATGGAAATATTGATATGAAAGAATTAATGGAAATAAAAATCCACGTCCCGACTCTTGAAAGACAGGAGGAAATTATTGGAATATATGAGAATATCGCAGAAGAGCATAAAAAGAATTTTCTAGATAAGATAGAACAAGAGAATCAACATATTGAAATGTTGAAGAAGATAGCAATCAGTCTATTTAATAACTAATAGCGAAGTCTGTAATTGCTCCACCGTAAAATCTCCATAAATTTGTATTAGGAATTTTATTATCAATATTATTTATATATTTTATTTTTTCTTCATCATCGTACATATCACATAAAATATGATAGTTTTTATCATTAATCTCTTTAATAACATTTATACACTCTTGCCGATTGTAATAAGGGCAAGATTCTTTTGAATATGTATTATACCACGAAAAATCTTTTAAATCTTTAAATAAACTATCAATTGAAGGCAGGTCAAGATGTTCATTATCGCATCTATATTTATCATAATCTATTTTTGAGTGAATATTGTACTTATTTAAGTGCTTTGTAATCTTATTTGTATTCCACTTATCGCTATGATCTTGCTTTAAAAGTTCTAATAAAATCGCACTAATATCTTCGCAACCATCGTATTTTTTTACAACACTATATCCACCGCAATCTTTTGCATTATCTCTTGTATCCACCGACTTATTAATAAATTTAATATCATAAAATGATAATCCTATATTATATATTAGATATCTCAAAACATCCACTATGTTTTTATAATCAGATTCTTTATTAAAAGCCTCTATATAAACGGGCATATAACAGTGTAATATTTTATTTAAATTTTTCCCATCTTCTCCTTTTTTATCTGGTCTCATACCTCTTCCAATAGATTGAATAATATCTTTGTAAGACCTTTTGGGATCACTCATATAAACTATATCAATCTTTTCAAAATCATACCCCATACTATATTGATCTACTACATAAGCGATACTATATTCAGTATTCTCAAATGTATTAACATCTTCAAACATATATTCTAATATTATAGAATCATCTTTGCAGCTTTGCGATATCAATAAGAATGGTTTAATATTTGTTTTTCCATTTTTATAATATTTATAATGAAGTTTAAATAAACTGTTAGCATTTTCTTGCGAATGATGAAAACTAAATCCATATTTTTTATTATGTTCCTTAAAACCTTTCAAATAATATTGAAGTATATCTGGACTATTTTTATTAGTATTAAATATGTAAGGTCTAATATTGCATAAATAATTTTCCTTTATTAATTCAATGCATGTTATATTAGATATGATAGAGCCGAATATTTTATTATGTTCTATAATACAATTCATATTAGGCGAAGCAGAAGAATATATGCGATTTGCTATGTGAATATTATCATTTAATATAAAACATCTATTATTATTATCTATATCATTGTTATATATCCAATTTTCAATAGACCAATGTGCTTCGTCAAACCATACAACAATATCTTTAATTTGATACTTTTTAATATTATCGCATATCTTATTTAATGATTGAATACAAGATATAATAATTGTAGGTTCTGTTATATTATCGGATATGTCTGATGCTAATTTATATTTAATATTAAGTATATTTAAATATTTATTGGAAATATTCTGTTTATTTATAATTAATCGCGGTGAAAATATCAATATTACCTTAGGTTTTAACATATTAAATAAATTATATACTATGGTGGTTTTTCCGCCACCAGTTGGTAAAACCAAATAACACCTATTATTTTTAATTAACTCTTTGTACATTCTATTAATAATATCTTCTTGATATGGGCGCAATTTATTAACTCCTACAATATTAATTATATTAGCAACATCCCTATTATATTCAAAAGTATCAACAACATATGTGATATCTGTTGTATCAGTTGCGTCCTCATTATGAATTTGTCTAATATTTTTGTAGAATTGAGATATCTCTATATTTATGCTTTCAATATCTATTTTTTTTACATTCAATCCTAATATTGGAAATTCTTCAAATAATATTTTTTCAAATATGTCTAATCCATCTTGAAATATAAACTCTTGTGACCCTCCGTTATTTACAATATATTTCTTAATATTTATTAAATTAGGAAAATCATTATTATATTTAGATTTCAAAAGTTTTAAATGTGATTGATAGATTATCTTATCATATTCTTTATATTGTAGAGAATATTTATCAGTTTTATTTATGACATATAATGCTATATATTTAGATTTATGCGAATGCTGTTCGTGGCTATTTTTGATTCTTTGTAATGGATTTGATGTGTATCCAAACTTATATTTTTTCTCATAATCCCAATCATTATTTTGTTGAATATAAATATATTCTAACATTTATTATATAGATGTATTATAATAATCAATTTTTAAATATGCTTACTTCATAATTGCAGGGAGTTTGTCGTGCGATTTGTAATCAATTAAAGTGAAATCGCTATATGTCAGTGATTCTATCCATTTTATTTTATCATCTATTGATGATTCAATGTCTGGCGCAGCTTTTTCAATAATAACACGCGGACTCTCATATATCTCCAAATCTATTTGTTTTTTAACTTGCTCTATATGTTCTTCATAGATATGAGCATCACATAACGACAAGCAGATTTCAGAAGATTTCATATGTAATAAGTGCGCAATTATTTGCGTCAATAGCGCACAGCTCGCAATATTAAAAGGAAGGCCTAAGAATAAATCCGAGCTTCTCATAGTAAGATGACAACACAAGCCATCTTTAGTTTTATTAAAGATATATAGAATATGACAGGGCGGTAATGCCATAATATTTAAATCTACAGGATTCCACGCAGACAACACGGCGCGCCTACTATTTTCCATAAGCAATTCCGTAATCACATATTTTACTTGATCCGCTCCTCCAAATTCTGGGACGGCTTCAGGACTGTCATTTAGTTTATTTGGAGTGTATTTTTTGCCGAACATACGCCATTGCCATCCATAGACGGGCCCCAATTCGCCCTCTTCATAATCTTGTAGCCCTACGCTATCTAAATATTCGCGCGTTGAATTGCCATTCCAAATATTAACATTTTTCGCTTTAAGTTCGTTGGCATTTGTAGAGCCTTTGAGAAACCACAATAATTCTTCAACAATTCCTCTAAAAAATACCTTTTTGCTCGTTATCAAAGGAAAGCTGGTAGAAATATTATCAAACTTAATCATACACCCGAAACGCGAGAATACTTTGCCATTTCTAGTATTTTTAAACTCGCCATCCAAAGTATCTTTCAGTAGATTAATATAGCCTTCTTCGTTTTTATAAAACATAGTTTGAATGATATGTATAGGATATAAGATATTATGTCATTTACTATTTATATATGTTATAATAATAGATAATTATTAGAATATGAAGGATTGTCCTGGCGAGAAAATATTGAATCCCATTACTAATAGGTGCGTAAGCAAGAAAGGTAAAATAGGCGCTAAAATATTGAAGGATAATAAAGATATAAACATTAGCAACGAATACAACAGCTGTTTTATAGATAGCCTTTTGGTCGCCCTATTTCATTTCAAGAATAGAGTAATATATAATATGTTTTTTAGAATTAATAAGTTGGAACATAGATATGCTCAAAGGATTCAGGACGAATTATATAATATCTATGAGTATATCAATAAAAGCAAGGATATAGAAAACAAAAAATGTAATATGATAAGGAAATATTTAGAGAAATATTATAGAGAGCTTGTGAAAATTAATGAAAACAATAGAATCTTTTTTAATAACAGGGATAACTGGCAGACACAACAGATTGATGTATTTGAGCTAATAACTTATTTTGATAAGATATTTAATTTCAAGATTAATGTCAGGATTCGCGATGGAAACAATAAGTATAAGAAGAATATGATACAAGAGATACCTTCTTCCTATTTAATGGGAAAGTCCAAGCTTGACATATCAACGCTTATACCAAATCGCCTTGACAGGTATGATTTTGATAGCAATAATTATTATAAAAACTCCAAGGGAAAGCTAATAAAATACTATGAGAAGGAATATAACATATTAAAAACGAATGGTGTATTGATAATAGAAATATATAGAAATATTGGCGATGAAACTAAGCTGGCGACTAAAATTGTCTATCCTAATACTATAAAAATATCAGGAGATAAAAAGGAGCTTAAACTGAGGTCTATAATATTACACAAAGGAGAAACAGTAGAATCCGGGCATTATACGACACTTTTAAAGAGGAACGACAAAACATACGAATATGATGATATTCGCGAAACAAAACTTAAAGAGATTACTCCAGAATACGAAAAGAGTATGCGAAAAGACATAGTATGTCTTGTATATGCACGATAACTCTACCCCCCTATATCCTCAATCCTTCCCTCCTCTCAATAGCCTCTCAATAGCCTCTCGGTAGCCTCTCAATAGCCTCTTTGTAATTATAATAAAAATACTTAGATTAATAGAACAGTTATAGAGACACTAGAATATTATTATTTTTTCATTTTTAATTTTGAGTACATCTTTTTGTTTTTTCAAAAATTTCAAAAGTTTTTTGGAAATTACAAAATAAATCAAGAGATGTACTCAAATTATAATTTTCAATTTTTAAAAATATCCAGTGTCTTTTTAATACATCATAATGGTATTACAAATAGCACGGTAGCCTCTCAATAGCCCCTAATATACCGCGTTGGGGGCGGTTTCCCCCATAGGGCGGTTTCCCCCACCTCTCAATAGCCCCATTATAGCCCGCGTTGGGGGCGGTTTCCCCCAGCGGGTTCCCCCATAGGGCGGTTTCCCCCACCTCTCAATAGCCCCATTATAGCCCGCGTTGGGGGCGGGTTCCCCCATAGGGCGGGTTCCCCCATAGGTTTCCCCCACCCATTATAATTATATAATAAGAAATAGTAGGAAGAGTAGGGAGAGTAAATGAAGAGTGCGAAGCATATTATAGTTGGCGCAGGTATTACTGGGTTATATTTGGCATATCAATTGATATTAAAAGGTGTTTCGGCTGCTGATATAGTTATATTTGAAGGTTCAAAAAGAATAGGTGGACGTATTTATACAAACGAACATAAAGGGTTTAGATATTCTGTAGGAGCAGGGAGATTAGGAAAGAAGCATAAATATGTTATGAAGATAATCAAGGATTTTAAACTCCAAGACCAGATAATAAATATTGGAAAAAATACGAATTATTTTGTTGAGGGACGCTTGATGAATGAGGCGGAACTCTTGAGCCATTATAAATCTAATTTCAAGAGCCTCAACGAATTGTGGAAATATGCTATTGAAAAAAAATTGAATGGTAATAAATATGACCCTAGTCTATATAATTTACATAACTATTTTTCTCTAATATTGAGCGAAAATGAAGTTGAGTTGCTCAAGATATCGTTTGGATATATTGGCGAGATGTATGATATGAATGCCTATAATGGCCTCATAACATTACGAAAAGATTTTGATATTCGCAATAATGAGTTTTTCGTATTACGCGACGGAATACATATACTATGCGATGTGCTCTATAAATATATATTAGATGCTGGTGTCTCTGTTATTTTTTCATCAATCTTAGAGGATGTCTGTGATGGCGCTGGCGGCGAACGCGGCGACAAAAAATATGTAAAAGTTAATGGAGTTAAACATAGCTATTCTAAGCTATATCTAACAATTAAAAGGGGCGATTATATGAATATTGGGTATTTCAAGAAATACGAGAGTATCTTTAATACTGTTAGTGATGGACATTTATTAAGAATATTTGCACAATATAAAGATGTCTGGTTTAAAGATATGCCAAAGATACTTACACAAAATAAATTGCAGTTTATCATTCCTATAGATTATAATAGTGGCTTAATACAAATCAGTTATAGCGACAGATATAATGCAGACTTTTGGAATGCCTTTAAAAATGAGAAAGATGTCAAAAAATATTTAACAAAAATATTAAATGAAATGTTTCCTGAAAAAAATATTAAAGAACCTGAATGGATTACTATGCATTTCTGGAAAGCCGGAGATCATATGTGGAATGTCGGAGTAAATACAAAAAAAATACAGGAAAAAATGGACGATATATTTATTCCAAAAGATATCTATATATTAGGCGAAACATATAGCGAACGCCAAGCGTGGATTGAAGGCGCCATAGAAACCGTCCATAAAAAGCTAAATATATAGAAAAGAAGGTATCCCGCGAGCCTTCTTAATAGGACCTATGAAGACATGTACAATCATTGATGTTGCCGCCACAGAAATTGGTACAGAAGAATTGCGGGCTTCGCATTCTAATATTTTTGGGTGCTTCTTGTTCTGTCAAGCTCTTTTTATTATTATATTTATTTCCTACAAGATTCTTATTATTTTTCACAATAATATTGATGATATTATAGGTAATATCAAGCTTATCCTTGATACTGATTTTGCTTGCAATAGAAGACGCCATACTCCCTTTATATAATAATTTTCATAAATCTTAAATCAATTTTTGCGAACCCGCCCCCAACGCGGGATATTGTGGGGGGATTGTGGGGGAAGGTAATAGAAAAGGCTATCGCTTGTTATTTATATTACCATTATGATAACTTAAAAAGAAGCCAGATTTTTCTAAAATTTGAAAATTAAAATTTGAGTAGCAGAGCGTATCTTTCTGTTTTTCAAAAATTTCAAAAGTTTTTTGGAAATTACAAAATAAATCAAGAGATGTACTCAAATTTAAAAATGAAAAATATAGAATTTCCAGTGTCTCTTGAACTGCTAAGATAATGATGATATAATTATAATAATTATCGCGATACCATCTTGATATATTTAATATTTCTATAATGCTATGTGAGAATATTCTAAACGTATTTAATATCGTGATGTGGAGAATCATACACCTTTATATTTAATTTTTTCAAGTTATATTTAACTATATAATTATCCCATATATTATGTAAATGCGGAAAGTCATAATTGTCCATAATTAATATTGTTCTCGGCTTAGATAATCTATATGAATTTATAATATCGCTCACGGCAACTTCCGTGATGTGTCCTCCGTCTATATGTATTAAATCATATTTATAATTAACAGTCTGTAATGTTTTTGTGCTATCGCCAATTGTTATATTAATTCTATCACCGAATGTTTCCTTTATTTTTTCATAACACGGGATTGTATATCTATGCTCTCCTAAATCAAAGCAAGATATACGCATATTTGGATTGCTTATAAGCATTAACAATGCCGAGAAACCGGAATTAAACCCGATTTCCATCACATTTTTTATATTTTTATTTAATACTAAATTACTAATATTCTTCGTTTTATTTAAGTATGCATCCGTATAAGTAGTTGTATGATGCATCATAAATATATTTCCTTCCAATAATTCACCACAATTATAAATGATAGGTAATAAATTCCTATCAATATACGCTTTTGTTTTATTAATATTATTATTTATTGTGAAATCCTTTATATTATTCAAAAAGATAGTCATATCATATATTTTGTGAGCATAAACTCCTGGTCCTCCCGAAAAATGATGTACTACTTTGTCGCTGTGAATATTTTTATCATTATTCACAACAACCGATTTTAAAACACTATTATTATATAAATTGTATTTAAAGGCATTATATACTATATATGGTTGGTCGTGAAAACTATTATTATAATGTCTGATTACAATATCTTCATTTATTTTATTAAATAATAATCTTATTTTTTCACAATTTTTAAACAATAGCATTCCGCTCGTAAATGCTTTCTTGTCTTCGTAATTATGTAGTTCATTTCCAAATAGCGATTTTCCCCAAAAATCTGTATCGCTATCTATTTCGCCTTCTTCTAATGCATATAAAACATCTTCTTCGCATAAATCAAATACCTTGTTGATATTATCTTTGACTAAAATATCTGTATCTAAATATAGTATTTTGCTGTAGTTTGCTATAGAAGCTAAATTAAATAAATCTAATCTTGCCTTACACGCCTTATCTATACTGTCGTATGTATCATTTATTTCAAACCTTATTTTTTCGCTAAATAAATGGCTCTGTTTTATTATATTCATAAATGGTGTAGATGTATATAATAATACCTGTGTATTATCATCTAGATTACCATAAATAAGAATACTTTCTAGCAAAAGGAAAAACATATCCACATATTTTTCCTGATTAAATACGCAGGCAAAAATACAATTCATTATAATTATGGATTATATTATAATTTAACAAAATAAACGAGCCTTCCTTCGCCTTCCATTTTACATCTTCAATATTCTATTTTATATTTATAATATATAGAAATAATCAATATGGAGTGGATTATTCTTTCGGTAATTCATAGTGCTATTGTAGCCGGTTTAATATTATTTTTGAGATACGATGAGACGCCGAGCAATATTTTCCCGATTATTGCAAATATAATTGTAGGCATATTAAGTGTGTTATATATATTGTCTTTTTACAAATATTATTATTTAATGGGCGAAATCATTAAACCTAAGTATTATCTATATTCTTTTATGTTATTTCTCGTTATATTGCTCGGATATTACATAATAAAAACTTGTCCAAACCCGGCATATTTCAGAACCTTTGTTGCCCTTGAAATTATATTCATATTATTATTCGCCTTATATTATGAGAAAAATGTGAAAATATCATATCAAAGCATATTCGGAATTATGCTCGGATGCATAGGTATCATCCTAATATCTCTTGATAACAATATTGTCAAATAATAAATGACATCAAACACAGAAAATATATCCCTATATTTACTGTTGTTTATGATGTCTCTTTTTATATAATCCCAGTAGCTTATGTATATATTTATTATGATAACAATTCAAGCATATCCAGTATAATTTCCGAAGATAATTCTAAATATATTATATTGTTTTTTATGATTATTATGGGTACTGCTACAATACTTTATGAATACAAAAGAGAAGTCGTATATTCTCTTGCAGTAATAAGTATATTGCTCTTTTCTATATATATTCTCTTATATTTTCCTGAAGGTCTAACTATGGATATAAAAATAGAATATTGCAAAGTTCAATAAATATATAGATTCATATAGAAATATATTATCATCTATATTTATTATAAGTAATAGTAATAATAGCATTTGTATATTTAATAGTATATGTAATACATAGCATTCTTGATAACATTCTCTATTACTATGTCTTATCATAAATAATAGTATTGATATGAAAGCTATTGAAGCAAAAATATAATGTAATATTAGGGATTGATAAAAAGTGCAACTATATATTTACTGTTATTTGAGAGAAGAGCAAAAATATATAATATATATCCTAATCTACTGAAAGGTTATCCGTCGTCTGTCATCTCTCTAAGGTAGGAAGGGGGCTACAGTGACTGTCTTCCTCTTCATATTATTTTCAGCTCCCGTAAGAGTTTTGGAACAATTAACATCGCTTACAGAGGAATCCTTTGAAATCCTGAATCGGACAGGGATGACATACCTCTTCGTATTTTTAGCATATTTAAAAGTACTCGCGACAGATGAAGTAGAAGCACTATTGCCATACCCGACTCTTCCAGCTACGCTACCCTCCCCAATAGTACGAGTAACGCCGGTGCTACCGCGCGACACTCCGCCTCCACTACGAGTAGCACCTCCGCGCATATTATTTTTTTCTTGAACGATCTCTTTTTCTTTACAGAGAACCATAAATGTAAGATACACCATGCCAGTATTTTCCGAGGTTTTTTCAATACCGAGCTCTTTATCATCTTCGGCAAGCTCTTCGTCCATCGCCTTACTCCTTGAAGTCGTCCATTGATATTTCGCCTTTCCATTTTGATAAAATACACTGCTATTTGGGTTCCAATTTTCTTCAACAGGAATAGACCACATTACACCATCCCTATCAATATTGAATGGAGTAATATGACTTTGCTCAAGATAGTCGGGTTCTTCAAAATCAACGGCGAAACCGAGCGCATAATCATAATTATCATTATTCCTTGAATAAATGTCTAGATTTTCAATTTTAATTACAAACGGTCCTTCTTCGGCAATTACATAATAGCTTTCTGCGTCGTTGGTCTCAAGAGTTTCAATCTCGTAACTCTTATTAAATTTCTTGAGGTCTGATTCGTTTTTATAAAGCGCACTATCATTTCCCTTACCGAATAAAACCTTGAAGCCGACATTAAGCTTATCAGCTGTATAATCAGTATCATAGGCATTGTAAGATAGATTGATAGAGTCGCTAACCTTGACAATAGGAGCGGTAGCGTCGGTAGTAGCTGAAGAAGAGTTCTTGGACATTCTAAATGTATAATTTATACTTTAAAATATACACGATCAATTTTTATAAATATATTGCAAAAATGATACATATTTATCTTTTGGGTGGGGGAACCCGCCCCCAGCGCGGGCTATAATGGGGGAACCCGCCCCCAGCGCGGTTTTATCAAGAGGCTATTGAGCTATATATAATACCATTATGATGTATTAAAAAGACACTGGATATTTTGAAAAATTGAAAATTAAAATTTGAGTAGCGGAGCGTATCTTTCTGTTTTTTCAAAAATTTCAAAAGTTTTTTTTAGAAATTACAAAATAAATCAAGAGATGTACTCAAAATTAAAATGAAAAAATAATAATATTCTTGTGTCTCAATAACTGCTCTGTTAATCTAGGTATATTTTTATAAGTATTGGGAGAGGGACGGAGGGGGGAGGGGCTTTAATAGGATACTGAAATAATTTTTGTATTTGTATAAGAATAAGAATAAAGGAGGGAAGATGGAGGAGTGGGTATATTTGTCTATTTTGAGGAGTACAATAATTGTCGGGTTCATACTTTTTATAAGGTATGATGATTCCCCTAAGTATATATTTCCAATTATGATAAATATAATAGTAGGCTTTATAAGTTTGATATATTTCCTATATTTTTATAGTAATGACAAAAATATCACAAATATAATAACTAAGCCAAAATATTACATATATTCTATAATATTATTCGTCGTATCACTAATAGGCTTCTATATTATCAAGATATCTCCCAACCCTGCATATTATAGAACTTTTGCTGTTTATGAAATTATACTGCTATTGCTTGTTACGCTGTATTATAATAAATACTTTGATATAAATTATCAGGGTATATTAGGTATCATCTTAGGCTGTATATCAATACTCCTTATTACAGTTGATAATATAATATAAATTACGATAGCCCATCAATAGCCCGCGTTGGGGACGGGTTTCCCGGCGGTCTCCCCCATCCCCCGCATAAAACCGCGTTGGGGGCGGTCTCCCCCACTATGATATAAAAATATAAATATATTATTACTAAATGACAGAACTATCTGAGACATCAGAGAAGGAATATAAATATAAAATAATTTTAACAAAGCCCGATAATGTAATAGCATCTGATATATATAGTAAGATTAAATATATTACATCACACGATAGGCTTGTTCTCATTCTCAATACTGAGAAATATATCTATAATCATATTCAATTACCATTCTATGAAAAGAAAGATATTGAAGAGATTATATATCACTATGGGATACAGAATGCCATACAGCATTATATATTAAATAAAAAATATTATAATGTTATTAGGGAAATTGTAGATAACGACGAGTCAAAAATATATATTGGTATTGCCTTTTATATCCTAAGAGAATGCTTTGAATACAGAATAATAAATACCGAACAATAGAGAAGCCCAAATTACTGTTTCCATTTCTTTCCGCAAATAAGACATTCCATAAATAGCGTAGAGGCTTCATCGCCCGAACGCGTCTGGAGTTCATAATAGCTTACCTTCTTACTCTTACATCTCATACAAGTTATCATATCAGACATGGCAACAATATTGAACTCATAGGCTGCTTTAAGACGCAAATTATTTTTATCAATAATATCTTTCCATCTTTCAGGAAATATATTATGACATTGCATATATGGGAGCATATGCGGAACAAACTCTTTGTTAACAATCATTCTCTTGTATAAATCTTTATTCCCGATATAACTGTTAGATTTAAGATTGGAATAGATGCTTCGCGAGATATTAATATATGTATCTAAGAACAGGGAGCATTTCCAAGACAATTGTATTTTATTAGTATTCGCATAATCAATCGTACAATTAAAGATGCCTATTTCTAAATCGGTAGCTTCTAACTCGGATATATACAGATTGTTAATAAGCATATTACGAAAATCATCGCGAACCTTGTTTTTATTATACTGATTATTAGAAACCTCTGGAATATTATTTGGAGCATTATATTTATCTATTTGGTCGCTCAATTTATAGATTTTAAAATCATTATTCATAATAAATGTTTTAATATATAAATATATAGAATAATCAATTTTTTATATATAAATCTAAAAAATGATATATATATTATATTCAATTACCTTTCACATACAATATGTCGCTACCGGTCTCTTCTAAATCTGGAACACTAGATATTAATAAATATATTACAGGATTTCCTAGTGTTGTAGGAGACGGTAGCCAAGAAGATATTAATTTAATTGAAATCTACTTCATTAATCGCGGTATTCGGGGACAGCAAGGACAGCAGGAGAATATTATGGATGTATCTGTAAAAAATAGCTTGGAAACATTTATAGATAACTATTATAAGAAAAGCAGAGTTGAAAAGTATAAATCATATACACACAAAGAGAGAATATATACATATGAGCTATCTAATGACAACCAATTTGTATCAAGTAAAATTAAGAAACATATGGATATTATAGATAATATACTCGTAATCTGTTCCAAGAATAATAAACAACCTAATTATACTTTCCCTTGTACTAATGAAATAGACAGCATATCTGAATATATCATTAAGGAATACAAGATATCAAATAGGATATCTTTAATTCTGCGCGGCGATAGCGGAGGGGACAGCGGTAGCGAAGAGATTAATACGCTTTATATTGAATATAGACATTCAAATAATGTTGATATTGATAAGATAAATGAGACGATTAACAAGATAATTAGAAAAATATTATATCAGCTATCTCAACCGTGAAAAACAAAAATTGATATACGCATTATGACACATATATATATAACAAATTGCGCGAGTATTCCTATATAATATGAATTCTTCTAATGATATTGTGAAAACAGATTATTCGTTTGTAGATTTTGCTAATATTATGATTGGTAATAACACTATTACAGAAGACACTTGCAAAATCTATAATATTAAGGAATTGTATGACGGATATATCAAACATCTTATGGTTAGAAAATATAAGAGCGAGGATATCCGGCGATATCGTATGGAAGCCGTAGTAGATTATTATCTGGATTTTTATGGAAGTAATAAGAATTATGATAGGAGCAATTTGGTTACGCAATATAAAAATAGTATCACCGACGGTTTTGATAAGAAATTGAATCCGCCTAAATGTTATCTAACTATTGCGAGGAGAGAAGATATTGCGAATGAACTTAAAGAAAAGATGGAATATGAAAGCTGTGATATCAATACGCATTACAAGATGATTAATATGAAATACGAATATTACGGAGAGCTTAATAATTCAGAAAAGCAAAAGCAGTCTGCAATTGAGAATGACGAATATTATGATGAATATAACGATTATTATAATGACGATGAACTCAATTCAAGCATCTGTAATAGCGATGATTATGACGACTATTATTGTGAATGTATTAGCGAAGATGATAGCGAATATTACTCTGACGATTACTAATACTTACCTTTTAGGACAAGCGAGACAAGGCGCCACACTAACAACGAAAAACAAAATAAATTACCTTTTTTATTTTTGTATTATCCAGATATCTTGTAAAAATTGATATAAATAGAATAATTTTATCATAATCATATATATATGACAATATCAAAGAATTATATTGGAGCTCATATTAAGCGCGATGACAGCGGGGGGATAATAGAGACTATGAATAATATCAGGAATAATGGCGGAAATGCTCTTCAAATATTTGTTTCTAATCCGCGAAGCATTACTATTACAAATATAGACAGTTATGTTAAAAAATCTCAAGATATACGAAAATATCTAGCAGAAAATGATTTCAAACTTGTTATACACGCCCCTTATACTATAAATATTGCAAAAGATTCTATGGAGGGAAAACGAGTAATGCCTTTGGAAGAATGTATATGGATTAAACTCCTCGTTAATCAGCTTACACTCGCAGATATGATGAACGCCGAAGGTGTCGTATTACACGTAGGAAAGCACGTCTCGTTATCCTATGAAAAAGGATTGAATAATATGAAAATGGGAATAGAATATATATTGAAAATTATGGAAAATAAAAAAATGAATACTAAATTAATAATTGAAACGCCTGCAGGGCAAGGTACAGAACTGTTAAAAGATTTGAATGACTTCGTCGCATTCTTTAACGGTTTTTCAAAAGAACAAAAGAAACACCTTGGAATCTGCTTTGACACCGCTCACACTTGGGCTCTCGGATACAGTTTAGCAGAGGCATATAACATCTTATTTAAAAAAAATAGTAAGGATATTACAGTAATTCATCTAAATAATAGCCTTGTTAAAAAAGGAGAAATGAAGGACAGACACTCTGTCATCTTAGATGGCAAAATATCCGTAGCAGAAATGAATGATTTTATAGCATCTTTGTCTGCAACACATATCCCAACAATTATCTTAGAAACACCGACGGATAATTACAAAATGGAAATAAACCATATTCGCAATTTACTAGACTAAGGCAATGCGTAGCTACGCATTGCTATATGAAGGCGAATGCTATAATTATCAAGAATGTTTTTTAGCACTATCTAATACTTTTTTCATCTCGTTATCAAAATCATCACAGGTAGCGCGAATATTAGCCCATTTACTTTCTTCCTCGCTAATATTGTTTACATTTTTTTCAGGTATTTTCCACAATTCAATCAGAGTATCTAATACATTATTATCATTCCTAATAAATATTGTTTCAACCTCTTCATATGTTAATCCATCAGGTGCTTGTTTAAATACTTCATCCATATTATAATATATATATATATTATATCCTTTTATCATTTTATATTTGTTTATATTTTTCTATTTTGCAGATATTGTATATATGCTCTGATATCTCATAAGCTATTTTTTCATATGGATGTTCCATAGAATAATTTTCTATAATTATATCATTAATATTTTTAGGCTTATCGCTACTATATAAACATATCATTAATTCGCCAGTATGTATGTTCTTATATATCTTATTATCGACATCAGGATTTGAACGAACATATTTAAGTTTATCTTGAGATATATCTGGACTTGCAGGACTCGCTGATATCTCAACATATCCCATATTATATATTATAGTTTTGAACGAAGCTTCATTATAGCGTTGATATATATGAATTTTTTCGTGTATGAGTAGCTTTATTATTTCATCTTCTGAATAATTTAGAAAATCCTGAGATAGAAATATTATGTGCTTTCTTGTATGTGGCAAGCCATCTTCATATTTTCTACCATTATCATTTCTGGTAATGGCTAATACCCATTTAATATCGGCTATATCTTTGTAATTAAGATATTTTGAATAATATAGATTGCTTTCAGAGCTAATAGTATTTATATTAATATTTCTCAATAATTCATCGGCTTTTTTCGTACATTTATCAAGTATTAATTTATCGCCTTTATTAAAATGCGTCGCTTCGCCTTTAATAATATTAATATATTCTTCTTTAGAAGATACTTTGCGAGCATATAAATCTAAAGCTGATAAATTGGCTACATATCTATCTTCGTCGCTTTCAAGAAATCGCACGGTTTCTTCATAGCTCATATAATTTAAATGCTTATCATTCTTAAAAGGAACAGAAGTATATACAGTGTATATATAATATATTGTTAGTATTGCAAGGGTTATAATCAATAATGATAAAATATAGTAATATATCATATTTATTATAAGCTAACATTTTATCATTTGCCCTTTTTTTTATAACATACTCCTATATTTGGGTCTGACGATTTAACTACATTACTTTCCTTAACATTAATATCTTTAGAATTGTTATATTTAGCCACTCTATCGCAATAATAATTTCTATTTTTTGAAGCATTTAATATAATAGTATCCTTAAATTTTTCCTTATAAGTTTTGCGATATTCTATCTCATTGTTTTTTACACTATATACATAGAGCTCGTCAATTGACTTATTATTACAATCGGCTGCGATTATTTTGTTATAAGATACAACAATGCCGCTCTTTTCAACAAGTATTTTACAGTATCCGTATGAGTTTATAGAATAATAGGTTATGTTATATCCAGATATGTCAACCACTTTTTTTTCGTTTAAATCCTTAATTATATCTGGGTCAGCACCACCAGTTCCTGAAGTTATCTGGATTACGCATTTATCATCTCCATTTTTAATACTCATTATATTGAAATTATGACAATCGGCGCATAAATAAATACACTTATGTTCAGCCAATATCTCATATAGCGAATCTATTAATATGGGAGATTTGTCTTCTCCTAAAGTTCCCTTTTTAAGCTTAGTTATATCCTCGCCCTTTCCCTTAGACTCCTTCTCTTTTTTTGATGGCTTTATTGACTCACTGGCTTCTTCTATATCCAGTTCAATGGATTCCTCGGGTTCAATGGGCGCCTTGGGTTCCTTAGGTTCCTTAGGTACTTTCTCTTTTTTGTGTTTATCTAAAAATAATGGCATATGTCCCATTACAAATATACGCTTATTTTGATTCCCGTCTTTAATCTTTGTTTCCGCTATTTTTTCTCCAACAGTTTTTAAATAATCGTATGAAGACATATTGGTATTTATTATAATAACTATATACGACGAAGAAGCATCTTCATATACTCCAATATTTTTATCAGAATATAACTTTATACCATTTTTGGAGTCATCAGTCTCCTCTCCTAACTCCTCTCCTAACTCCTTTACTAACTCTTCAATAGAAGGAATACTTTCTAATAAACCTTTAATCATTGTATTTGCATAATCACCCTCAGTTCCCTGTAATGAAGCATCTACTTCTTGGGAAGACTTCCTAACTTTTTCTAAACTCTTTGTTTTGACATCTATATATTTTTTGAGCTTGTTAATATAATATTTCTGTGTCTTAATCATACAATAAGGATATTCTTGATTACTACTGACTTCGTCGTGATTACCTACACAAATATAAATATCCTTATTCATCGTATATAGTATGTGATATCCTGATACCAATGTATCAACTAAATAATATTTATAAGAATCCTTTTTTTTTCATCATTAGATTCTGTAGCCTCGGTTGCGTCTTTAGATTTTTCATAATTGATTAATGTATTATACCAGTTATCTCCCGCTATAAACATCTTTTTAGTAGAAGGTTCAAACTCTTTGATACAATTTAATACAACATCCCTATATATAGCCTCTTTCTCACAGTTTATATTATTCCAGCAACCAAAAAATATGAATGAATTGTTCATAATTCTAAAACTTATTTTAACCCGATACTATTTAATAAGAGTATTAAAAAATAAAATGCTAGAGGGATAGGGGACTGAGAGACGGCATTATAAATAAATTGAATTGTGCTTTGCAGATATGGATGTGTTATTGCTATATTTTTTACAATATGTATCATAAAATGTATGTGAGACTGTGTAAGGAATGCTTATTTTTATAAGATCTGTAGGGACATATATCATCATATTAATCCACGATACGATGTTATTAATAGCCCTTTTTAAATTGCGGACGCCATCTTCTTTTTCAATATTATTAATAATATGTCTCAATAGCTCGTTGCTAAATATAATATCGCCGTTATTAAAATTGTACTGTTTCAATATTTCGGGAATTATATAGCCCGATGCTAATACAATCTTCTCGTCATTATCATATCCGCTGACATTAATAACAATCATCCTGTCTCGCAAAATTGGGTTTATCAAAGAATCATCATTGTATGTAAAGATAATCATAGAACGCGATATATCAAAATCAATCTCTTCAAAATATCTGTCGTTGAATTTGTCATTCTGTACAGGGTCTGTTATATGTATCAGGGTATTGATGATTTCTTGACCCTTGTATGTATTAGATACTTTGTCCAACTCGTCAAATAAAAATAGCGGATTCATTATTCCAGTTTTCATAAGAGATTCACAGATTTTTCCATAAGTGGAACCTTCGTAGGTATATGAATGTCCCTTGAGAAACGAGGAATCGTCTGTGCCACTCAGCGATATAAAGGCATTCGGATAATTCAGGGCATTACAAATACCTTCTTTAATTAGCTTCGTTTTCCCGACACCGGCGCTACCTTGAATACCTATGATATATCCGTTGGCTTTGGGAAATGATATTAATTGCGCTAACACCCTGATAATCTGTTCTTTGGCATCTTTGTGGCCGAAGATAGTCACGTCCATACGCGCTCTAATATTATTTAAAAAATTACAGATTTTCTCATTACCATCGGCAATTTTAATAGGGATTTCATAAAACTTATTAAAAGGAATATTATTCAAAGAAGATATCCACGAACTCAGCTTATAATATTCGGAAGAATTGCTATTCATCTTATTTAAACTTTCAATCTTCCATAAAATGCTCTTCTTTGTTCTAATATTTATATCAGATGTCAGTATCTTAAAACGCATAGGGACATCATAAGTAATCGTGGTTTTTTCAATAATATCTTCATTATCTATTAGCTTCGTTTTATCGGCATCAGACAGAACATCAAAATATTTTTTCTCAGCACTACTATATTTATTATAAAACCGATATGTTTTTTTATTAATAGGATGCTTACTCAGATTTAATACATTCTTATTCTTAGCCTTATTGTCATTCGCTGAATTCCCGGCATTCCCTGAATTCCTAGCATTCCTAGAATTCCCGGCATTTGTATTTAAAATAAGATATATCATTTGATTATTATTCTCTTCCTGATATTTATTAAAATAGTTATCAGGGTTATCAGGGTTATCGGGATTATCATTTATAATTTCATTCTGGCAATCCCTATTACATATCTTTTCACATCCTTTATCTATAATATATTCTTCGGTCTCCTCGGTCTCTTCAGTCTCCTCTGTCTCCTCTATTTCTTCTGTGTCTTCGCTGGTCTCTTCGGTCTCTTCTTTATATTCGCTGTCCTCTGTATCTTCTGTTTGGGATTCTGAATCAGATTCGCGAGATTTCTCTTCTTTTTTAGTGTCGTCTTTTTTCATAATTTTATAATATATATAGATTATTCATAAGTATTTTTTATATATACTGGTTCTCATATTCATTTCCCCAGTAGTAATTTGTGGATACAGTTCTTACCACTCTATTAGTGTATAGTACGAAATATGTGAATAAGCATACAAATAGTATTACCATAATTAATATTAGTAAATCCAAATATTTATTATCAGTATATATATTTATCGTGTAAGAGCCTACCATTATTAATGCTAAAAATAGGACACAAACAATATAAATGTCGTAATTTTTATTTTCGTATTTTAGAACATCAACATTCATTTCAGAATCCGATTTTTTGCTATAAAGGACATCCTTCAAATATAATTTATCATTATATATATTTTTAGATATTGTAACGAGCTTTTCGTTATTACCTTTTAACGATTCGTTGACAATTGAAGGTGTCTCTAATATTATCATTAACATTAATTTTTCTGCTTTGTATTCTAAAAAGTTCTTTACATAATCTTTCTTTCGTTTCTGCATATTAGCATCTTTTTCTTCCACTATATTACCAGATAACTCTGCACCATTTGATATTTTGCAACTATTAGTTGGGCATAAATCGTATCCCACGTGTGTAGATCCAGAACCCTCTGCAAAACCTTCTTCTATATATAATGTATTCATTATATAATAGCTCATAAATAATATTATTATGACTGCAAGACACGCGAGTGTTATTGATTTAATTAGGGGCTTTTCAACGTTGGCTACATTAATTATTACCAATATAGATATTATAACAGCAACAATTATTAAATAGGATAGTACCTGGTTATATAATAGGTTATTGCGAGATTTATGTAATTCATACAAAGTCGTATTATTTTTAATTTTCGTTTTATACATATTTATATTTTCCTCAATGGTGTTGGTGTTTTTTACTATAGCATTATAATCCTTGTCAATATCCTTGCTTGTAATTTTAACTATATATACAGGGTGTTGAATTTGAGCTGATGATGAAGCATTATAGTTATTTAAATCATTATATAATTCTTGTGGAATAGTTTTATCTTGTTCAAGTTCAATATCTATACGATCACCTCCTGCAAAATCCTGTCGCGTATTAAATTTTATAACCTTAAACACAGAATTTACTATTTTAATTCTATAACTTTTATTAAAGTCATATGTTTTATTATTATAAAAAATATCTTTGAGAATTTTATAATCGGTGGGGGGAGCCGAATTTATAAAAGAACCATCTATTCTATCATGTACATTGCTATCGTAACTAGTTATAGTAAACTTTCCTTTTAGTACAAAACTACTAAATATTTGAAAATTTGTAATTCCTAAATTAGCGGTTGATTCTTTTACTTTGGTATTGCTAAGATTATCTAATTCTTCCAGTATTCGCTTATCATAATCTTTAAACATTACATCATTATCAGCAGTCCCCCCATTTGTTTTATATAAAATATATTTAAATCCGTCCCCTCCCATATAAGTATCAGCGGGTAATGCCTCTGGGGAGGTACAAGTAGAAGTTAATGAAAAAACAGCTTTTTTATCATTTTTTACAAAATCGTTTAGTGATTTTTTGGCACAACCTGAGCCTCCAGATGCCTCTGGTGTATTATTTAAAAAATTGTTTTCATAAGATATTGCGACGGCATTTAATCTATGTCTATTATTGTAAAATATATTTGCTGCTCTTATAGAAGCTAATAACAAGGATTTATAAGATAATATATATATGTGTAAATATTTTGATGTAGTTAAAAAACTAGCCTTATCAATATATTTAATCATTTTTATAAAATTATATATGTAATATATGTTTTGTTCATAAAAAGAACTTTGTTGTACGGCAGCTCCATCTATATTAGTAAAACTTCCTGTTAAACTTATTCCTGCTTTTGTCTGGTTTGCGATATTATCTACTATTATATCTTTACTGGTTGTAGTAGTAGAAATATCCGTAATATCTCTAGTTATTTTTGATGTTGAACTACTCGTGAACGTTGCTGCAGTAGCTGTAGCAACATCACCAGCTGTTATTACAAATTCAAGACCTCGTAAACTATTTAAATCACACGTCGCTCCGGAATACGATGGTGAAGATTTTTCTACACTTATAGCTGTGTTAGTAGTAAAAGATGCAGCCGTTAAGTTGCTTACAGTAGTAGTGTCTGTTATTACAGAACCTGTATGATCAATACTTGTCGGCACCCAAGTGTCTTTAATAGCACTTAGTGAAGCTTGAGGGATTGAATTAACACTTGAAGTACTAATAGTTGTACCAACACTAATAGTAAGTTTTATACTATTTGGAGCTTCTAAAATTCTGTATTTATTTAGTACAGCACCAGGTGGACTTGCTGTCATAACACGCTCTATTGTTGTACCATCAGGTATTGTTATACTAGAAATTGTAGAACCGCTAGCTATAGTAGCTCTCGTGATTGTTAATCCCGATAATCCAGATGTAATACTTCCACTTATAGGATTGGAAAATGTAGGTCGTTTAGACGCAGAATCTTGAATATTATATTTACTTGCTGTGTCTGCGTCGTTTGAATATTCTAAGTATCCAAAATAGTATACTGTTCCACTTTTAATATTTAATTTATTACTAGATGTAAATATAGGCCCTGCTAAACCTTTATAATCTGCTGTTATATCTATGGGCGCATTTGGAGAATTTGAAACCCACATTTTTATATTAGCATCTTGAAACATATTAGACAATTTGCCAATATATAAGTATATACCTTCGGGTGGTCTATCTGCTCCAGTCTCGCTCGATGAATGTTTTATATAGATACCTTTTGCATCATTATCACTGTGATCTCCCTTCAATTTTTTATCAACAATATATATTTTTGTTGAAGATGAAAAAGTTGCATCAAAATCTTTTGTATGGCTAGAATAACAGTTCATTAATGCCTCATTTATTTTAATAAATATTTCAATAGCATATTTTGAATATAATATATTTGTAATAGGATATTTATCTGGTAAAATATTTGCGCTAGAAGCTGCATATTTAATAAAACATAAATGGTCTTTGTTGCCACCCGTTGCCGTTACTAAACCATTATTAGTGTATGCGCTGTATGAATCATTAATTATTGTCTGATGGAACGTAGGGTATAATGTATTAATTAATAACTTTTGTAAACTAATAGCGTTTCCATTTATAACTGCTTCACCTAAAGTGCCTGTTGTAGTTAATCTTAGAGCATTACCATAAGATGCGTCACTTTCTGTTGGAAATATATTATCGTGACAAGTTTTAAAAGTATTCCCCCCGCTACTTTCAGGTATCCTTCCTGCACTTATATTATCATATAAACCTTTCAAAGCTATACGCAAATTTTTATATTGATTTAAATCAGCACTTGTAATACTATTTGCCATTATTAATTTTTATATACTCTATTATTTTATAGATATAATATATTTATTTAAATATAACTTTATTTAAATACAAGATCTATAAGAAAATGATTCGCCGCTATTTTCATTATACCTATCTATTCTAACGATATCCCCGTGTTTCAATCCAATCCATTTTGCAATTGGGTCATTTTGCAGTATGACGTGCATATGCATTTTACTGCGAGCCAAATATTCTTTCATAAACTCTTTGACCTCTTCTTCGGTAAGTTTGGTATGTTTAGGAACATACTCGTGTTTTGTTGGATTAAACATCAATTGTTGGGAGCTAAAATATTGGAGATGACCGCCATTTTTTTGAAATATTTTATCGTATTTGTTAAGCTGAGATTTTACTGCAGTTGAGATAGATTCGTTATTAAATACGAGGATTATATTATTTTTACCGCCGTATTTATTGGTAAAATCCTTAATATTATCACCGTCCTTTAATTTCTCTTTGAGCTCGTTTATTATATTTTTTCGCAGATTTTTAGAGAGAGCGTACAATATAGTCGTGTTTAATGTTTGAACATTAATAACAAGCTTGTCGGATTCAAAATCTTCTTTGCTAAGGGACAATAGTATCTCGTTGAAAGACGATACATCATCTCCGCGATTTACAAGCATATCCTCAATATTCCTATTAATAATCTCAATATCCATTAATTTATAATATTTGTCTTATTATTATATAATAATAAAAAAGTCAATTTTTAATTTATTTTAATTTATTATTTGTTGCATCTATATCTTGGATATCTTGCATATCTTTCACAAGGCCTTCAATAACCTCTTGGGGTCTATATAGCTCTTTTTGCAGACGTTAGAAGTATTATGTAATTCAAATGAGGTAAGCTCCAAAGCCTTCTTAACAGGATTCTTTTCATTCCTATATTTATGTAAATATTTATTGAATAAATTATTAGCATTCCAAGTCCGCAAATCCTTAGTAGTTATATTAACCTTCAATTTACACATTAAATAATTATTAACATCATCTGCCGTTATGCGCCTATTGTTATATTTAAATATATATTCGGGACATTCGGGACATTCGGGAGATGCTAGAATATCAAGTTTCGCCGAGAGATAAGCGTATATGTATTTATTTTTACAGATGGCCTGATTGCGTACGCCCTTTTTACCTATAAAATCAAAAGAAACTGTGTTATCATTTAATAGCTTGATATGCGAATAATTTAATGTAGTTATTCCGTAAGATTTATTCTGTTTCTCGTATTTTATATTACCTATTCTGAATCCACACGATAATATTAATGTTATTATAATTGCTATAATTTTATTTTTTTCGTCAGACGATTTTAAATCTTTAGCAACCTGTTTTTTAATTTTAATAAAATGCTTATCAAATCTCTGTATCTTATCGTATTTTTGCTCGTTCTGCTTTTCAATATGCTTGGAATTATATATTACCTGCTTTCTACCCTTGCTATCGTATCCATACGCTAATATTTTCTTATTATTTAATATTACTACATTATCATACGATGGAGGTATTTTGAACTTTTTAATTTTGTTTATAGTATCCTCATCTGTTATCTCTCTCCCTAAATCAGCTGTTCCCTCCTTACCTGTATTGTCAGGCTTGACGGGCATATATTTATAATATTTAAATCCTGTAATATAGGTTCCAACCCTTTTTATTTTCATATGTTTATTTATTGTAAATAAATTATAATTATGATGTTGAAAAATGATATAAACATATAATTATATATGTATTCATAAACTGAATATATAATGGCAACGAAAAAAGCGACTCCTGTACCTCCTCAAGCCCTTACACAAGCTCCTCAACCTACTGTTGATTCAAAAGCTCCTAAAAAGCTGCCGGTAGTTGCTAAATTGCCCGCAACTAAAACTGTGGCTACGGCATCTACTTCTCCCGCGGCTCCTGCGGCTACTGTTACACCCGTGTCTCTTACTCCTGCGAAGACAGATGATTCTGTTGTCCCGAGTGATGCTTCGGGAGCCGAAGTTGCCCCCGTAAAGGATAATGCCGTTTCAGTAATTATCGAGAAGGTGAATAATCTGTTTGCAAGCTTTAAAGAAGTTCAAAATCTCCTTAAGGTACTAAGCAAGGATTATGAGAAACAGCAAAAAATCATTGAGAAGGCTCAGAAAAAGCGCCAGAATGCTAAAAACTCTCCTTCCGGTTTTGCCAAGCCCAACAAAATCTCTGATGAGCTTTGTGATTTCATCGGTGTTCCCCACGGAACTGAGAAATCTCGCACTGATATTACCCGCTTCATCAACTCTTATGTAAAGGAGCACAATCTAAACAAGCCTGAGAACAAGCGCTTTATTATCCCCGATGACAAGCTTAAAAAAATCCTAAATGTCGGCGATAAGGAGGATATCAACTATTTCATCCTGCAAAAGCTTATCTCCCATCATTTCCCTCCTTCCGCAAGCAAACTCGCCGCATCTGTCTAAAGCCAAATGAGATAATACTATTCTACATTATTTTTTTTACGATATTTATAATATTTTTATAAAAATTGATATAAATGTTTAGCAACATATAATAACAACCCCTAAATTTACACTATGGAAATCCCTATTCAAGTTGCTGATATTGCGGTAGTCCATGATGATGATGATGATAATGACGACTATGATGATGATGGTAATCGTTATGATAGCAATCCTATTACTAAAACGACCAACGGAGGAAATGCTTTTAAAAGTACAGGAAGCGCTATTGTAGATTATTTTATGCTATTTATGAGAGATTTGAGTATCTGTGATAGCTACGACCATCTTGAAAAATGCTGGAAGGAAGACCCAAAAAAAACTGTCGCAATTATCTTCAACGGTCGCGATAGATTGAATGGAAAAAAAGAGAAAAAGGTAGCTAACGATGCGATGCTTTGGCTGCGCAAAAATAAGTTTGAAACCTATATGTGCAATATCAAGCTATATGTTGAGAAATATGGTCGCTGGAAGGACATGCAATATATCAGCTATAATTTGAAAAACATTGACCACAAGATTGAAATGAATATTATTGCACAGAAATTGATTGACGATAAGATTAACTTGGATAATAATAAACCGGTATCTCTATGTGCTAAGTGGGCACCCAGTGAGAATGATAGGAATGATAAGAGACGACAATTTGCAAAGAAAGTTGCTTCAATTATCTATGGGTGCAAAGATACTTATAAGATGTCAAAATATAGGAAGCAATATCTTGTTCCTCTGAGAAAGCAAATAGATATCGTGGAATCTAAGATGTGTGATAATAAATGGGAGTTAATTAAGTATGAAAATATCCCAGGCGTTGCTTCTAATAAATTGAAAAAGGCATTTATTAAACACGATGAAGAAAGATATAAAAAATATTTGGGAGATGTTGCCGCGAATGTTAAGAAAATTAATGTTACGGGAATTCTTCCACACGAATTGGTAGGTGTATATATTAAAGATATGGAAAAATATAGTAAAGATGAGATGTGTCAGACTACAGAGATGCAATGGAAAGCAATTGTTGAGAATGTTAGGAAATCTGGCAATTTTGATAACGCGATTTCTATTGTTGATGTATCCGGTTCTATGTTTAACGCTAATAATGGAAGTATTCCTGCACAAGTAGCAATTGCTCTTGGTATTATCACTGCTCTTTGCTGTAAGGGAGATTTTGCTAACAAGATTATTACATTTAGCGAAAATCCTCAACTTGTAGATTTGATTACCGCGAACACATCCGAAAAGCCAAAAATTGAAAATGGCGGCGCAGGCGAAGCAGACTCTTCGTGTGTATCCAATAATATTCCTTCGCTTCATGAATGTATTAAGAATATTACAGGAGTTAATTTCGGATTTAGTACAGATTTTCTAAAATGTAATCAGGAAATTATTAACTATGCCATTAAATACAATGTTCCTCAAGATAAAATGCCTAAAAAACTATTTGTATTTACTGACATGCAGTTTAATAGTGCTATTTCGCAGAGTCTTGAAAGTTATGGAAGTTTTGGAAGTTTTGAAGAGTATAGAAACAGTAGAAATAATACAAATGCTCTTGATACTGTATATAAAAGCATTGTTAAACTCTATGAAGCTAATAATTACAAGGCTCCCAAGTTTATATTCTGGAATCTCAATTCAGATAGCAAGGAGGTTTTCCCGGTTAATTGTGATACAGAAGGTACTGCTATTGTATCAGGGTTCTCCGAACAACTCCTCAAAATCTTTATGAATTATGACGAATTCAAACCAGAGTTTATCGTCAACGAGATTCTCGCGCCATATCTTGAAGATATCATTATTAACGACGATTAACGACGATTATATTAGATATAGGTTTAAGAGTTTTATGATATATATATATTATTTATTTTTTCATTGTATTATATGAATATTATGAAAGATGCAAAATACATTACCAATAAATGTTATATTGTAAATATTGTGAGATTTTTAGAGTGAAAATGACATCATTATCTGTAAAAAATAATTATAAATTGAAAAATGAAAAGATTGTATTATGGATATCACAGCGATGTCTTCGGATATCATATTTAATTGGAATAAGCAAGGCCGCCCATACCGGACAATATTCTGAGAACATTATAATTGACCGCGAAGATGTGGATAGTGCCGGCAATTCTTGATGATAGAGATAGGACAGCGGTATCAATACGGGACATATTGAGGGTGCCACTTGGTTGATGTTCTTCGGGTTTTAGGGCGAACGAATAAACGTTGATGCCCTTGTGGTACATATCAGGGGTATTCTCGTGGTGTTGATAGGGTTGGACTAACGAGAAATATTCGCCTTGTCTGGTGGCGAAGCGATCATTGCCGTTAAGCATTATTTTTGCCTGCATTACAGGGTTTTTAGACATGACATAGTTATTGAAAGTGTTTGTTCCGGTAGTAATATCAGCATTTGCAGTTGAAAAGTTATTCCAATATACTTTGTTTGCATCAGTTGAACTTCTGATAGCCCATACAAGTTCTTTGCAGGGATGATTGAAGTTCATACGTAAGCTCTTCATAGCATCGGGATTTGAACCAGAAGAAGTTATAGTGTCGGTGCCTGTGAATTGTAGCTGTTCTATTAAATATTCGTGAGATAATTGAGCGAATCTTCTGCGTTCATCGGTATCTAAGAATATGTAATCAACCCATAAAGTGGGATCGTCAAGAGTAATGGCTGTAGAAAAACCGCTGTTTGTGACACCTGTGACTGCTATATCATTCTCTATACAATAATTTGTAGCACTGGTATCGCAAAGATTTGTGCCAGATTCATATTCTATGTTAATTTTAACTTCGTGATATTGAAGGGCGATTAAAGGAAGTGCCAAGCCTACATTACGGCAGAACCAGAACTCTAAGGGAACATATAATTCATATGATTTAGCCCCCGACAATTTAGTACAGCAGTTCTCTACGTTGGCACCAATCATTTTATAGTAGCCTTCGCGCTTGCCATAAGGTAGTGAAAGTTCATTCCATATGTAAAGCCATTCCGAATAATGTTTATCTATGCGTTGTCCGCCAATTTCTAATTCTACGGTTTTCAATAACCTTTGGCCAACGTTTGGAACTAAAGCAATATTGTCTGAAGTGCTAGTATTTCTTAATTTTCCGTAGAAATACACTCTGTGTATTAAATCACCGTTGCGAGTAATTTGATAGGTGGCGCGAGAGCCTAGTGAATTACTTCCCGAAGCGGTTTGTTGGATAGCTTCAATAGCGAAGTTAGTATGACGACGATAAACTACTTTGAAAAAGGTAATTTGAGGATTACCGGTTAAATAAACATCCTGAGCACCATAAGCTACTAATTGAAGAAGACCACCACCCATTTACGCTATATTCTTTATACTATTAGAGGAGAAAAAAAAAAGAAACTTTATAGCAATTTAACAACATATATAAATAAATATATAATATAATTTAATTGGAATAAGCAAGGCCGCCCATACCAGACAATATACGAAGTACATTATAATTTACCGCATAGACGTGAAGATTCTTTGAAATGCTGCCATCATTAGCAACTGTGTAGCTAGAACCAGTTTTATCAATCTCTAAATTGAGAACGGCGGTATCAATACGAGACATATTGAGAGTGCCACTGGGCTGGTGCTCTTCCGGTTTTAGGGCAAATGAATACACGTTGATGCCGGGGTTGGAGGGGATATTTTCGTGATGTTGGTAGGGTTGTATTAAATTGAAATATGAACCGGGTCTTGCAGAAAAGCGATCATTGCCGTTTAATACAAGTTTGGCAGATTTTATAGGATTAGCTGAAGTAATTGCGCTTGTAGGAGTATATAATACCGAAGAAGCTTGACCGTAGGTATTAACTGCACTTGAATAATTAACCCAGTTATTATTAATTACGTGCTTATCGGCAACAGTAGAGGTGTGATCGGAAGAGCAGAACCAGACTAACTCTTTGCAAGGGTGATTGAAAGATAATTTAGGTTTAATGGCTGCAGCAGCAGATACACTTTCAGTACCGGTGAATTGTAGCTGTTCTATTAAATATTCGTGGGATAATTGAGCGAATCTTCGGCGTTCATCGGTATCTAAGAAGATGTAATCAACCCATAATGAAACAGACGATAGGGGGTTGACATCAGTAGAGGCACCTCTGCAATTCTCTTTCGTTTCAAAGAGGATGTTAATTTTAACTTCGTGATATTGTAGAGCGATTAAAGGAAGGGCTAAACCTACGTTGCGACAGAACCAAAACTCTAAGGGGATATATAGATTAGCACCAGCAGTAGAAGTTCCTATTGTCGTGAGCATATCATTAGCACCTACCATCTTTTTATAGGCATCTTTCTTTGATATGGGAAGCGAGAGTTCATTCCATACATACATCCAGTGAGAATAATGCTTGTCTATCTTTTGACCACCGATTTCAATTTCTACATAGTTTATTAAACGGAGACCGAAATAAGGACATACGCTAGCATTAGTGCCCGAATAATAATTAACAACAGATAAATACATACGGTGTATTAAATCGCCATTACGAGATATTTGGCAGGTTACACGATTGCCAAAGTTGGGAGTTCCGTTAAAAGTTTGTTGGATAGCTTCAATAGCAAAGTTAGTATGACGACGATAAACTACTTTGAAAAAGGTAATTTGCGGATTACCGGTTAAATAAACATCCTGAGCACCATAAGCTACTAATTGAAGAAGACCACCACCCATTTACGCTATATTCTTTATACTATTAGAGGAGAAAAAAAAAAGGAAATTATATAACACGACTCTTTTATATTTTTATTATAGATGATATCTTTATTATATTTTTAATTGGAATAAGCAAGGCCGCCCATACCTGATAATATACGAAGGACGTTGTAATTGACCGCGTATATATTGATGCCTTGGTATGATTTATTAGTTGGAGCTGGATTAGCAGTAACCATCAAAGTTGCTGTGTCAATACGAGACATATTGAGGGTGCCGCTAGGTTGGTGCTCTTCGGGTTTTAGGGCAAATGAATACACATTTATAGAATTGTGTACGGGAACGTTGGTGTGATGCTGGAAGGGCTGAACATAATTGAAATAATCGCCTTCTCTTACCGCAAAACGGTCGTTGCCGTTTAATTGGAGGATGGCATTCGCGAAAGGGTTGCTATTTGTCGCAGGTTTGACATCGGATATAACTAAATAGTTTGATGTACGCTGTCCTCCTTGTGCTGCAGATTTACCATAAGCTAACTCAAGTGCTTTCTCGTCGTCTGCCACGTCCAAGTTTGTGTAATCATACCATCTGGTTTTATTAAGATTCGTGGAAGAAGGGGCTACTTTTGCGACCCATATGAGTTCTTTGCAAGGGTGATTGAAGTTAAGCTTGATTCGGTTGGTGCCATCAACTAGGGGTTCGGTGCCAGTGAATTGTAGCTGTTCTATTAAATATTCGTGGGATAATTGAGCGAATCTTCGGCGTTCATCGGTATCTAAGAAGATGTAATCAGCCCATAAAGAGATATTTTTAATATCTTCAAAATCGGTTAATGAGCCTGCGGGAATGGATATGCAGTTGGCCTTAGTTTCAAAATCTATTTTTACTTTGACTTCGTGATATTGAAGAGCGATTAAAGGAAGCGCGAGACCTACATTGCGGCAAAACCAGAACTCAAATGGGATATATAGAGTTGTGACAGAGGAATCAGGAATTTCATCTATGTTGTTTAAGCCATTTAATATATCTTTGTCGGCACCGACCATAGTATCATATGCATAGCGTTTGCCGATAGGTAGAGATAATTCGTTCCAGATGTAAAGCCAATCGGAATAATGCTTATCTATTTGTTGGCCACCAATTTCAATAACAACGGATTTTATTAAGCGTAACCCGAGATAATTTTGGTATGTGCTGGTAGTTTTGGTATCAAGATCTTTCTTTTTAGGGACATCAACCTGTAAATACATACGGTTTATTAAATCGCCGTTGCGTGATATTTGGCAGGTTACAGTATTACCGTATCCGGCATTACCGTTGAAAGTTTGTTGGATAGCTTCAATAGCAAAGTTAGTATGACGACGATAAACTACTTTGAAAAAGGTAATTTGCGGATTACCAGTTAAATAAACATCCTGAGCACCATAAGCTACTAATTGAAGAAGACCACCACCCATTTACGCTATATTCTTTATACTATTAGAGGAGAAAAAAATATAGATTATATGACACAAAAATTATTTTTATTATATAAACCTTAATATTTATAATTCAAATATAATGATGTTTAAAGAGAAGTCATCTAAAAAAAAAATAACAACAGATATAAATGAAACTGTTACTTTGGACGCGATGCATAATAATATGATAAAGGATTTTGAGAAGAGCGATAAGGAAAAGATATACTATCTTGAAAAACTGAGTTATTGCGAAGAAAAGAAAATGGAGATATTAAAAAGTATAAATAATACGGCAGATAAAGAACTTAATAGTCGGCTTTGGTTCAGTAATACAGAGTTGAACGAGCAGATAATAGATATTAAAAGTAAATTGAATGAACTCAATAATTTAGATGAAATAGAGTATTACAAGAATACGAGCGATATATTATTTCAATATTACGATACCGTAAATAAGCAATCAGATATTAATCAAAATATAAATTTTGTAAAAGAGTCCTTTAATAAACCAAAGATATACAAGAAGGAATCCAAAAAAAAGCGAAATATGAGCATAAATACTAACACGATTAATGTATTAGAAGCTCTTAATAACATAGATAATAAGAAGCTTGTAAAAGAAAATAAATGTGCTGATAGCGATAAAACGGAGGCCAATAAAATTAAGGGGGAAATTAATGAGAATGATAATAGCAAGGTATATGACAAGAGTACCTTGGTAGATAAATACATGGCTATAATAAACAATAGATATGTTAGAACAGTTGAGGACGAAAACATAGAGATATGTAAGGTTTGTAAAAATAGTATGACTTGCCTCCAACACGATGCAATAATTGTATGTAGTATCTGTGGATATCAGGAGCTTCTCTTAGTAGAGCAAAATAGACCGATATTAAAGCAGAATACGAAGGATACATCGCATTTTTGTTATAAGAGGATTAATCATTTTAGGGAGTGGTGCAATCAGGTTCAGGGAAAAGAGAGTACGGATATACCTGACGAAATATTTGAAAAGATTTTAACGGAAATTAAGAAAGAGAAAATAACTGACTTGAAAAAAATAACCTATTTAAAAATGAGGGATATTCTTAAAAGATTGAGAATAAACAAGTATTACGAGCATATCAATTATATTATAAACAGAATTAACGGAATACCTACGCCGCAATTCAGTCCTGAATTAGAGGATAAGCTATGTAATATGTTTAGAAGCATCCAGGCGCCTTTTTTGAAACATTGTCCGAAAGATAGAAAGAATTTTTTGTCATATAGTTATGTTCTCTATAAGTTCTTTCAGATACTCGGGCTAAACGAATACCTCAAATATTTTCCATTATTGAAAAGCAGAGAAAAGCTCTATGTTCAGGATCAGATATGGAAAAAGATATGTGTGGATTTAAACTACGAAATAATACCATCGTTATAAACTGCTTACCACGACTGCTGGAATATATTTAAAATCAGCAAATATTCCAGAAGACAAGCAGACAAGCAGACAAGTAGACAAGTAGACTACGATAGTCCTACGATTATTATAATAAATATAGAGATATTATCATAGCAGTCCTTGAGAAGCTGGAATATTCTTATTTTTTCATTTTACACCTTTTTCATATAAATCCCAGTTTAGAACACCATTAACCGTAATAGCAAATACACCAGTATATTTTTTGAATACTTCTTGTGATTGTGTTTTTATTACACAACGCTTTCCTTTATTACTATAACAACGATTTCGTTTTTTGTAATGATTTTATACTTGTTTCATCAATACAAATAATATCTTCTATTTTGTATTTTTTTCACTTCATCATAAAACTCTTTTATTTTTGAATTAATATTTATATCTTTACCAAATCTCTTTACTGGTTCAAGTCGTATTCTTGTAAGTTTCAAAGTAATATTATTATCATTAATTACTCTAAAAATCTGCGTTGTAGATAAATTAGCATCTTTGTATTTGTCTTTGATTTTTTAACTAAATAATATTGAACTGCTGTTAATTTATAATCATTACTTTTATGAGTAGGCATATATATTATTGAATTATTTTTTCATAAAATTGATTAATAAAAAAAAATTGATATGAAATACATAAATAAATAAGTATTATATTATTACATACAATATGAGTGCTCTTTTACAAACCACGAGTGAAATTGATATTGATAAACAACATATAATAACATTATTTAATACCTGCGTTAAAGGTATTGAAATATGTTTAGAAGGACAAAATATAAACCATTGTGGAAAAGAGGGACATTGGTTAGAAACAAAAATGGGTATAAAGCATAACGCAAAAAATGAACCTGACATTAATGGTTATGAAATGAAAAAATCTTCAAGTAAAACCACACTTGGTGATTTTAGTGCAAGCGAATATGCGTTTTCAGGAAAAAATAAAAGAAACAGCATTAATACTCTCAACAATTGGACTGATGAAATAAAATTAAGCAGGAGCGATTTTATTAAGACATTTGGAAATCCAAATCCAAGTAAGAAAAACAGATATTCGTGGTCTGGAAGTTGTGTTCCAACTTACAATAATTGGAACTCTAACGGACAGATATTAACAATAAATGAAAATAATGATATAATCATTTATTATTCATTTTCAAATGATACAAGAAGTGTAAAAATAGATTTTCCATTATTCTTACAAAACAATAATATTGTAATTGCTTTATGGAAATCATCAAAAATGAAACAACATATTGACAACAAATTTGATAAAAAGGGGTTCTTTATATGTAAAAAAATAGGAAATACATATGAAAAGATTTGTTTTGGTAAAGCATTTAACTTTGAGTATTTTATTGAATGTATCAAAAATAAAAAAGTTATATTTGATAGTGGAATGTATGATGGAAATAGTCGTAATTATTCTCAATTTAGAGGTTCATTTTTTTGGAATGAATTAATCACCGAAGAGTATTAATTATATATTTACCAAGATAATAGGCAAACTTACAAGCAACCGCATTACCTATTTGCATAATAATATCTTTATTTGAACCATCTATAATGTAATTATCAGGGAAACTTTGTATTCTTTTTAGTTCTGTAATTGTCAATCTTCTAATTTCTTTTTCGTTATATTTAACCAACGCATCATAACCATCTTTCCAATATCTCGCAGGAATTGTATATGATGGTTTGTCAAAGTCTAGCATTTGTGCCCCAAACCCAAACCCTTTTTCTTTATTTACACTTTTTTTATTTTCTATTCCTGCTAATGCTTTTTCACTCAAATAGTATTTTTTATCAACCTCTTCTTTTGGAATTAATATGTTTTTAACTGGTATTCTATCTTGGACTGATTTTATAATGGGTTCTGGTTCTTTTGGTAAAATATTTAGGTCTTTTCTAATCCCTATAATTATAGTGCGTCTTCTATTTTGTGGAACTTCAAAATCACTTGCGTATAATTTATTAATTATGCAATTATAATTTCTATTTAATTGTTCCATTATAATGTCAATAATATTTTCACAATTTGCTGTTTTTTTTGAAAGCATCCCTATTACATTTTCCATAATAAATGCTTTGGGTTTGAAATAATCAAGATATTTAACATATTCCATAAATAGAGAATTTCTTGGATCATTTTTATCCCTTTTTCCAGCAATACTAAAACTTTGACACGGTGGTCCTCCAACCAAAATATCTATATTTTTATTTTCTTTATTGTATAATTCATTAAACTTTTCAGGGGGCAACTGCGTTAAGTCAGCGCAATATGCCTTATGATGATAATTTTTATTATAACTTTCAACCGCTTTGTCCCAAATATCTATTCCAGCAATTATATTCAATCCAGCATCAGATAAACCTTTTGACATACCACCGCAACCACAAAATAGGTCAATTACATTTAATGTTTTTGTATCAACCTCTATAATTTGCGTATTTTGTGGTGCTATTTCTTCATTTGATAAAATTATTTTAGGTTCTCCAACAACTTTGTTTTTGCCGTTAATTAGTTCTATTAATTGTGATTTATTTTTTGAACTGCACTTTGTAATACCCAATTCTTTACACTTTTCCAATAACTCTAATTTACTCATTTTTGATATATCCATTTGTTCGGTGATGTTAATTGTAATATTGTTTTGTGTATTATTTGAAATCAATTTTTTGTTTAATTCAATCAATTTTTCTTCAACTGCTTTGTCTATTAATTCTTTTATCTTATCAGTTTGTATTTCGCAAGGGTTTTTACGAGTTAAGTGTTTATCGTAGTGTGATTTTTGAGAAAAGGTCTTATAACATTTTTCGCAACTATATTTACCCATTTTAGTTATATAGTATATTAATATTTTATTTTTATATTGTTAACTAAATAATATCCCGGACATAAATGTATATTATTTAATAATTAAAAATAGGCGTTTGAAATGTAAAAAGGTGTAAAATTTTATAGAAATCTGGTTGTTTTAGCTTTCTCTTTTTAGATATTAAAGAAGTCGTTTGAATAGCCTACCAAAAAATCGTTGATACATTTTATATTTATTTGATATCTTTCATATGTGTAAAAATTGATTGAGTGCTATCTAATAATCTCAGCTATATTAGTGCTAACTATGAACTATTTGACGAGATATATTATATCATATGAGGATAGCTTTATAGTTTTACAGACTATGATTCTATCAGTCATATTGTTGAGAGAATTTGGCGAGATATTGTTTTATATTCCTAATGATATTAATTATGATATGAATTGTATTGAATTGCATTTGCATAAATAATAAAAATAATTAGAGGGAGGAAGAGGGAGGAAGAGGGAGGAAGAGGGAAGAAGAGGGAGGAAGAGGGAGGCTATTATAATAACATAAAGGCATTGGATTTTTGTAATCCTATGTTGCCTGCGGTTTGAGTAGCAATAGTAAATCGGTTTGCCAATAGTTCTAATATGTATATTGTCAGAGCTATTAGTATCGTGAGAGTAAATAGTTTAGCAACATTGAACTTATTGTCCTGTATTAGCAATGCTACAAAAGCTATTATTAACGCCTGAATAATTAATTTTAGAACCTTGTATAATAGTATGTTGAAATCATCGTATTTTTTAATTGACATTTATTATTATGAAACATTTTATTTGTAATTATGAAAAATATATATAAGATTATAAATATATATTTATATTATAAGATAGAAGCAGTAGTATAAAATGGCAGCAGTAGAAAACAGCGCGATGGTATCAACAAAAGAGGTAGATTATTTGGACGAGGATAAGCCTATCCGTGGCCAAAACTTTGTGCTACTGTCTTTTTTGAGCCCAGAAGATGTTATTGTCAATAAGGAAGCGTACATTTTTACCAAGTTTATTGAGAAGTTTTCCGACGATATGAAGAAGCTCCTTGAAGGCATCAAGGAAAAGAATCCCGAGCAAAAGGATATGGTTGACACGATTGCTGACAATCACTCATATATCTTTGAGCCCAAGGAAATGAACGAACAGCTCACGTTTTATAAATCAGTTAATAACGACACGCTTGAAGCTGCTTATCATAAAGACAATAACTTTATTACTTCTATGCGTGGCATCAAAGTTCGTGGTACCTTTGATACTATTGAAGAGGCAAAAGTCCGCAGCGAGTTTTTGAAGAAGATAGATAACAAGTTCAATATCTATATCGCGCAAGTAGGCTGTTGGTGCCCTTGGTCTCCCAACCCGGAGTCTCTAGAGAATCAAGAATACTCTGAGACGCAGCTCAACACTTTGATGAAAGAGTATAAGAAGAATATGGACAATCGCGATATTGTCTTTGAAAACAGGAAACAAACGCTTGCTTCAAATGCTGCGCCCGTAGAGTCCGCTGGCGCCGCGGGCGATAATGTAGAAGCGAGCAATGAAAACGAAGATGGAAATATCGTCAGATTGGACGAGATTAAAGAAGAAATTGAAAAGACTGATGTTTGGACTGAAAGAAATGTTGAAAAATAATCTATATTATATTATTAAGAATGAAAGCGATTGCTATATTTTTACTTTTTATAGGAGCTATACTAATAGTCCAAGGCTACTATGATAAAAAGCTTACTTGTGGTAAGGAAAAAATAATAGTCAAATATATACCTAGAAGTACCTATGAAGAACAAATGAAACCCGAAGAAAGCCTTCAAACATTTTACAGGGGAATGTTTGAAGATATTATATTGCCTTAATTATTTTTATCCTCAATATTATTAAATGGATATATTAAGAAATATTGAAAAAAAAATATTAAATATTGCCAATAATAATACTAATAACGCGAGCGAAATTAATAATTTGAAAAAGGATATTAAACTATATTTGGATATTTTTGATAAACGCGAGGAAATAAAAAGAGAGAAGAAGGGCATCTACGATGAACTATATGATAACAAAAGGAAGGCTTATCGCATCAGCTATGAAAACTATCTATCTGATAAAAAGGAATTAATGAAAGATATTGTTAAAGAAAAGACTAAGGGTGCAATTCGCAAATACTTAGAATGTAAATACGATGATGAAGAGGCTGTCGCCAATATCCCAGATATTTACACATACGAAAATATCAGACTGCCAAATAATCGCGAAGATTTTGATATGCCATATGTTCAACAGGTTCCCGTAAATAACAAAAAAGACCATATGATACCTATTGAGCCGGTCAAGCCTACCAAGCCTCTCGTAGCAAAACCTGAAGAAAAAGAATGTCCAGAAGGTAAAGAAATAAATCCAGTAACAAAAAGATGTGTTAATGTGTGTAAGGATGGACAAGTAAGAAACCCCAAAACAGGTAAATGCATAGCATCTGCCAAAAAGACCAATACAGAACCCAAGAAGGAGGAGCCTAAAGCTGTAGAGCCTAAGGGAGCGAAGGAGAAGGAATGTCCGGAGGGTAAAGAAATAAATCCGGTAACAAAGAGATGTGTTAATGTGTGTAAGGACGGCCAAGTAAGAAATCCTGAGACAGGGAAATGTGTAGGTGCTAAGAAGAAATAGTGTATAATGCGTCGCCCCATCCCTTGTCTGTCATTATTGTTATAACTCTTGTAAAATTATAGTCTCTCAAAAAATCATCTATATCTTTTACACTCGGACAATTTTTATACAATTCTATTTCGTGTATTTTTATATATATGGCTTTTGCGTATTTCAAATAATTTGTAGCGCCCCGTAATGCCATTAGTTCGGCTCCTTGAATAGTTATATTCAAAAAGTTATATTCGTCAGCTTTAATACCTTGAATATCAAAAAAAGTATCTATAGTTATACTTTTAGATTTTGTACTATTAACATATGATATGTCTGGATAAACTTCAGTATGTCTAGACATATCTAAAATACTTGATGAAGCCGTATCATTCGCTTTGTACAATATAACCTCGCTATAATCTTTATCAGTTATTATATAGTTATGGACGGATATATTATTATTCTTAGCAACTGCTACCATATCATCATTTCCCTCTATCCATATTATATCATCCTTTGCGAAGCCCATTGTAATATATATAGGCAATTCTTCGCATTTATGGGCGCCTATATGAATGCATTTGTTTATTTTTATATTATTAGTATTCAATAATTCTAATAAATAGCTCGGATTTAACAACATTATACTATAGAAAATATAAAATTATCGCGTAATTATATTCAATATCTAAATATAATATAATATTAGGTTATTAAACTTAGTATATTAATGAGTACTAATAATGAACATAATGATATAAATGATCCTGTGGTACAAGATGTTTTAAATGAATTCAGAGACGAATTATTAATATCTAAAAATAATAAAGATATGGGCTTAAATACTCCACCTCTTATAATACAAGATATGTCCGGCAGCAATCAATCTAACTCAACTCATCCCTCGTATCCTCCGCCGCATTCGCCGCCCCAACAGCCTTCTTATCATCAACAGCCTTCTTATCATCAACAGCCTCCTTATCCTTCTTCGCATCCTCAACAGCCTCCTTATCCTCCTTCGCATCAGCAACATACTCCTTATTCGCCATACACTCAAATGAATAAAAATGATTATATGCTATATATGGATATTGAATTGATTAAGAAGAATCTCATAATAGTTATTATAGTATTCCTGATATATTTTAGCGGAATAATTAATAACATTTATGATAGGATACCAGAATATTTACAAGAAAATATCCTGTCCCTTGATGTCTATATCAAAACCGTATTGCTATTTATTATATTGTATGTAATATCTTATGCCGGATATGTATGATATTTTTAATATTTATATGAATAATTTACATCTTGTGGGACAGCTACAGTAGCTGTCTTTGTAGGAAGAGTAAAATATTTATATACAAAGAATACTCCTACTAAGAAAGTTAAAAATATAGAGAATATAGTAGTTCCAAACATTATAGTATAACTGGATGAATCATATATATCTTTATTCATTACAACGATAGATATTATCATAACATTATATAAAATAATTATAAGCGAATAGATTGCTATAAATAGATTTAAATTACTATAATATCCCCACGCTAATGCTACAACAATAATTATACTTGCGACAGAATAACCAAATATTATAAATACTTCCTTTACAATATCATCATTTTCCGCTTGTGAAACAAAAGCCTCTTTCATTTTTATATATCTAATAATTATTAAGATTATTTATTGCGAGTATTACGAGTATTGTGAGTATTGCGAGTATTACGAATTATTGCAGTTTTTATAAAAGTTTTTAACATCTGTATTAGTTCTAAAAGAGTTCTTATCAACATCTATGATTTTTATAGAGCTCAGTTTTTTTGCTCGCGATAATGCAGTATATGACTGTCCGCTAGTAAATATATTAGGCCCCAAATCTAATTCAAGGGCATCTATCGTCATACCCTGAGATTTATGAATAGAGAGCGCATAGCATATTCTAATAGGCATATGTATGATATAAGAGCTTTTTGACGAAACCTTATTATTGAATGTATCTGTAAAATATTTAATAGTATGAATATTACCGTTTATATCATTGATAATTACATAGTCGGCACCGAGATGTTTAATAACACCCCTCGTTCCATTTACAAGAGATTCCTCAACACTTATATTTCTAATAATAATAACTTGGGCGTTTAATGTAAGCTCAATTGCAAATTTTTCTCCCTCCTTTTCCTTATCGCAGCTCGCAATAGCAGCATATGTCTTAGATATATTCCCCAGCGCTTTAAGCTTCTCTATCTCAATATTATTGATTTTATCAACATTAACATTTATAGGATACAATTTCGTAGGAATAATGCCATTATCAAACTCGGTATCTCGTAATTTATCTAAAACCTTTATGATATTATCAGTACATTTGCCTTTTCTAACAATTTTCAGAATCTTTTGAAATAGTTCGTCGTCATCCTGTCTTATTAACTTTTCAAGCAATACTATTCTTATATTTATTTTATTCCATATATCCGATAAGAAACAATATCTGCCTTTAACGGGCGCCAATTGACAAAAGTCGCCTACTAATATTAACTGAATATTACCAAAGCACGCTTCGCTGGATTTTATGATACTTAGAAGTTCAGATATTTTTTCAAATAATTCCTTATCAATCATAGATATCTCGTCAATAATAAGTGCATCAAGCTTTAATATATTCTCGTGCTTTTTCTTGTTTTTAAGAATATTGCCAAGTATTTCCTTGATACTCCCAGTTCCCAAACCGAGTCCTAAAAACGAATGTAATGTCTGGCCACCTATCATAACCGCTGCAGTCCCAGTAGATGCCGTAATAGCAAAGTTCTTATTTGCATTATTCAAATACTCTATGATATATTTAATAGTATAAGATTTCCCAGTTCCTGCTGAACCCGTCAATAAAATATTATGTCCTTCCATAACACTACTGACAGCATATATTTGCTCTTCGTTTAAAAGATTCATTATAAAAATAAGATAATATATATCTATATCATTTTTTATTATATCGCGCTCTATTAATAGCTCAAATGCATTAATCAATAAATAAGGGTTTTGTCATAAGGAATCAAGGATTTTTTTAATTCCCTTGTTCTTCTTATTGTAATTTGATATGAATATATTATTTTTATTTTGTAATCGTTTAATAATATCATTGTGATATCGCTCGTCAATTGTTGGCGAAAAGTTATAATACCACTTCTTTAATATCTCTATGTCTATTATTTTTTGCGGATTACAATTGTATTCCTTATACATATATAGAATGGCTCTTGATATAAAACCCCGCGAATCATTATTCGGTACAAACACCTTGTCCTTGTGATTTACATAATTATTACATTCTAATTCAACCCAATGTTTGCTCTTTATATCATAATCTTCGTGAAACTTATAATTGGATCTATTGCTATTTAGTGTATTGAGGGTCTTAATAATATTGTGCATATCATTAGATTGCTTGCCATCTAATAAACATTGTGGGTATATGTGTTCGGCTGATACAAATTTCCTGTTATAATTGCTTTTCGCCACACCTCGTGCAATATTTTTAGATATGCTAGAACAAGTTAATGTGTCGTCGGCGATTCCGTTGATAATACACTTTTTAAGGTATTTATTAGTATATATCATAGGCATTTTAGGGTCATTTAATATTGTATCTTTGATTATATTTGAGAATTGCATTTTGTGCTGCATATTTGTCCGCATTTTATTCTGTATTTTTGCGAAAGTACGCACATAACTCAATTGAAACAATAATAACAAGATTATTAATAGCATAACACAACCTTAATATTAAGAGAGATATTATCAATTTTTTTCTACATTCGGGTATAATATTTTAAAAAATATATACATATTTTCGTGGATACTATATGTGCCATCTGGCTTAAACATTTTGAGTAGCTTTTTAGATTCAAAATCCCCGTGTATCCAATAATGAACCATAATGGGTTTTGAAGGATATTTGCCGCTCCTAACGGCAGCCCAATCATTAGCTGCCGAGGGAATACCCCCAAGCTTCAAATCATTAATAGGAAATATCAGCTCCCTATCCTCTATTATGAAAACATCTCGTTCTCTCAAATCCTTATCGTAATTATTTATATTAGTTAAAATGTAATGTCCGCCAAATATATCAAACTTATTAAATAAATCATATCCATGTCTATTTATATATTCTGGGATATTGCGCAAAAGTTTGTGCAAGAATGCATTATTTTTGTTAGCAGCAAAGAATGCATTGCATATATATCTATCATTATTATATATCAATTTAGTTTGTTCGGCAGGCTCATAGCTTACATAAAAGGTATTCCTTGTCATATCAAGGAGTTCAGTGAAATCTCGCAAAACCAACACATCCAAGTCAATATATATGCCACCATAATGATATACTAAAATGATTCGCGCAATATCCCCGCGCTGTACGCCTGTTCGTGCTGAATTATATATTTTATAAAAATCGGGATAGTGTTCGTTTATCAATTTTAATATCATATTGTCCGTCCATAAGATAATTTCGTATCCTCGCGATTTCAATAATTTCGCGTTCTCCTCGCGTATATAATTAATTATTGGAGGAACAGGGTCATCGCTCCAAGTTTGATGTATCGTCTTAGGTATCATAGTATATACTAATAATATTAATAATAGCTTTATATCCATATCCTAAAAAGACATATTCATAATCGCATTATCTAAAATATAATCCCAGAAGATTATGAAATTTACTAGTTTAATATTTGAGAATTCAAATGATGGTATATAAATAGACATAAAATTGAAGTCGCCGAATATATTAAGAGACCACATAAACTTAAATATTATAGTATATAAATACATATTCTTGGTATCATCATAAGATTTATAATATATCAAAGTATCCTTATAAAAATACACAGGTAATATATGAAATATTATATTACATATTATATATTCCGCCTGTAATAGACGCTTATCAGAAATGCCCTTAATTAGTTTATTAAAAATGAATGGAGAATTATCTAATGTTTGAAATAATATCCTACTATCATATATTATAAATGTGTGAAATAATATAAATATATTTAAAGAATTATTAGCAATAAACTTGGATATCATCAGATTATTTATATTAAAATAATTAATCAATATATAATTCAAAAATATAATATAGATATTCCAATTCGTATATTGATTTATTTTTCTCCTCAATACATCAATCTTAATATTTTCTGTATATTTCCCGCTTATCATCATACATATAAATATGGTATATAAGAATAACTCAAATTGATTACTATTCTTATTATATACTACCAAATTATTCATCATTATAATATAGATATTATATATTTATCTTATATAATATTTACAATGGGGGAAACCGCCCCCAACGCGGGCTATTGTCAAGGTTATAAAAATACTTAGATTAACATAGCAGTTATAGAGACACTGGAATATCAATATTTTTTCATTTTAATTTTCAATTTTTAGAAATATTCAGTGTCTTTTTAATAGATCATAATGGTATTACAAATATCTCAATAGCCTCTCAATAGCCTCACAATAATTATTATAAATTTACTTAGATTAACATAGCAGTTATAGAGACACTGGAATATCTATATATTTTCATTTTTAAAATTGAGTACATCTCTTGATTTATTTTGTAATTTCTAAAAAACTTTTGAAATTTTTGAAAAAACAGAAAGATGTACTCAAATTTTAATTTTCAAATTTTAGAAAATTCTGGTTTCTTTTTTAAACATCATAATGGTAATATAAATATATTATAAATCTTTCAATAGCCTCTCAATAATTATTATAAATATACTAAGATTCTCTTAGCAATTCTTGAGACACTAGAATATTTAAATTATAATTTTCAATTTTTAGAAAAACCTGGTTTCTTTTTACATTTCAAATACCTATTATAAAGCTTTTGAAAATATAAAATGCTATTTTTATTCGGATAACCAATTGGATTACATAAAAATGAAATTTCATTTAGATTGTCTTAAAATTATGAATATTTATATATTTTCTATGTATTTCTCATCTAATAAAAAACATAGATTTTTACATCTCGCATAAATAATACTAATACTATCTAATTCATTATTTATACTATTAAATTTTTCAACACCTTCATCTGTAATAATGTATTGTACGCTATATGGTTAATCCATTAGTCCAATCTCAAATGTGTAGTTATCCATTTCAAAAGGATCAGTTAAACCTGCTTTTTCAGCCATCCTATAAGACCAATAAGCAAAAGCCGGTTTTATAATCCATTCTTTCGTGTTTAAATTTATAATTCCCGATGCATCAAAATCAAACAGTTTATAATTACCATCTAAACCTAAACCAGTATTATCAGGCTTCCAATCAAAATATATTATTCCTAAAGACTGTAAATGCTCTTTAGCTTTTTTCATATCTATTTGTAATTTTGTTTTATCATAATCCTCATTAACTCTAACCATTTCCATATCAATATATTTATCATTCGCATTATATATATCTACTATGTTTATATGTGAATTATTTTTAAGAATTTCAGCAATTTTGCGTTCTCTCGTAGCAACACATTCTTTTCTAAAAAAATCAAAGTTATAAGTATTATTATTTCGTTCTTTAAACTTTCCTAATTTTGTATAAATGGTTACCTTGTTTTTGTAAAAAAAAAGATATTCATATGTTGGTTTAAATATATTCATAAATTGTGTCATTAAATATATATATAATAAAAACCTTTTATATTATTATATATATTACGATGGAATTGGAGCAAAAAATATAGATATTCCAGTGTCTCTATAACTGCTAAGAATCTTCTAAGAATATTCTAAGAATCTTCTAAGAATTTTTATAATGGGGGAACCCGCCCCCTGCGCGGTCTATTGATGGGCTATTGAAAGGTTTATAATATATTTAGATTAACATAGCAGTTATAAGAGACACTGGAATATCTATATATTTTCATTTTTAAAATTGAGTACATCTCTTGATTTATTTTGTAATTTCTAAAAAACTTTTGAAATTTTAGAAAAAACAGAAAGATGTACTCAAATTTTAATTTTCAATTTTTAGAAATATTAAGTGTCTTTTTAATATATCATAATGGTATTACAAATATCTCAATAGCATCTCAATAGCCAGCGATAGCCTTTTCTATAACCTTGACAATAGCCCCCTCAATAGCCCCTCAATAGCCCCTCAATAGCCCCTCAATAGCCTCTCAATCGCCTCTCAATCATCCCTTCTATAAAACCGCGTTGGGGGCGGTCTCCCCCATAGGTCTCCCCCATAGGTCTCCCCCATAGGTCTCCCCATAGGTCTCCCCATAGGTCTCCCCCATAGGTCTCCCCCATAGGTCTCCCCCATAGGTCTCCCCCAGGATTATTCTAAGGGTGATGAAGTTATTGTCATACCACAATATTCTACATTTTTTACTTTGAATTCTTGTTTAGTATATATGCCTATATTTATAGATTCTTCTAATATCCATTTGAAATTATCCCAAAATTCTTCAGTATGTCCTATGCTTTCTGTTGATAAATGGGCGAACTCGTGTAATACGACGAAAAGCATAGTATTTAAATCAACTAATTTATCATTACTTCTAAGACACAGAACAATCTGCTCGCCTTTGTTTATAGAATAGCTCGTATATCCAGGAGTATCAACGCCCTCTTTTAATCTGTCAGGCCTAAAGTTCTTCTTTAATAATCTAACGCGCTCATCGTTAAGAGAAAAGGATTTCTCTAAGTGTTCCATTAATACTACTAGCTTCTCTCGTATCTTCGCAATTAAATTGGCGGCTTCAAGAGAATCGTCTTTAATCTGTACTGTATATTCCTTCTCATCTATTTTGCTCCTGACTTTCATTAATCCAATATTAGAATAATAATTATAAATATAATATATCCCTATTATTGTTACAATTATTATAATTAACCCCTCTGTGTTTATTTCCATACTTCTATTACTTATAATAAATTAAAAATTGATTTCTATTATTTATATTTAAATAATTGCCATTATCTATTTAATATGGATAAACCAAGGAAAGACTACGAACCTCTTAACAAAAGCCCCGTAGAGTTTCAAATCACAGACATATATGTCCCCGAGAATGATAGAAATAAGGAGAAGGATTTTGACGAAACATATTCTATGATTTTATACGGCGTATGTGATAACGGTGCTACTATCTCAACCGTCGTGAATTGTTTCAAGCCTTTCTTTTACATTAAACCTCCTGAATCGTGGGAAAGCCTTAGCGATAAGGTGTTTGAGGCTAAGGTTTCAACATTCAAAGATAAGCTATTGAACGGCAAATATATGGCGCAATTCAAGAATAATAAATACGAAAAGAAAATTATCCCGAACAATATGTTATCGCATTTCTCTAACATATCTACGGTAGAAAAGAAGGATTTCTGGGGATTCACTAATAACAAGCTATTCCGCTTCATTAAAATATCTGTGAAATCCTTGAAACTATATAACAATCTTAAGTATTATTTGAAAACTCTTGAGAAAGAGGGATTCAAGGCGTACGAGAGCAATATTGACCCATTCCTTAAATATATTCATATTCAAAATATCAAACCTTGCGGTTGGGTAAGAATTGAGAAATATAAAGATGGCGATGATTCGTGCAGATGCAATTATAATATCAGCATAAATAGCAAGGATATTATTCCGCTTGATATCAATAAAATTGCACCTATTCTCATAACATCTTTTGATATTGAATGTTCCAGTAGCCACGGAGATTTTCCAGTCGCCATAAAGAATTATAGCAAGGTCGCGCAAGATTTGGCATTGGTCGCAAAAGCCGGATACGAATACACTAGTGATTTTATAATTAGCTGGTTAAAAAACATCTATATAAAGGATATTATAATTGATGAAGCAATTGACCTAAAAATAAATCGGGTATATGCTAAGAAGAAGCTTCACACCAATTATATTAATAGCATTCCCGAGCTTCTTGCAGATAGAATGGAAGATATAATATCAATTCTAGATAAAATATCGGCATCTGTTGCTAAATCTGCTGATGATGATGACGGCGATGGCGGTGGCGACAGCGGAGAGGCCGAAGAAGATAATGATGTAAATATGACGATAGCCCAATTGAATGAAGAAGAGACGAAGCTGGCAAAAATATTAGATATGCTATTGGTTCCTCTTGAAGGCGACAAAATTATTCAAATAGGAACCACTACGCATATATACGGTTCTGATAAGATTGTTTATAAAAATATCATTACATTGGATACTTGCGATTTAATTGAGGATTGCGATGTTATTGCGTGTAATACGGAAAAGGAATTGTTGATAAAATGGAAAGAGCTGATGAATGAGTTGAACTCGGATATTGTAGTAGGCTATAATATATTCGGTTTTGATATGCCCTATATATGGGATAGAGCGAAGGAGCTTGGGATATTGGAAGAATACAGTATAGGCTGGGGGAGATTGATAACCCGCAAAACATCTCTGGTTGAACAAAAATTATCTTCTTCGGCGATGGGAGATAATATCCTCAGATATATTGATATGGACGGTGTCGTATTAATTGATTTGCTCAAGGTTATGCAGAGAGAACAGAAATTGGATAGTTATAAATTGGATAATGTCGCCTCAATATTTCTCGGGGATAATAAGAATGATTTGAAGCCACAAGAAATATTCGCCAAATTTAAGGGCGATTCTAAGGACAGATGCGAGATAGCCAGGTATTGTATTCAAGATTGCTGTCTCGTCAATAGGCTAATTCATAAATTAAAAATTATGGAGAATAATATTGGGATGGGAAATGTATGCTTAGTTCCTCTCAATTTCCTATTCCGCAGAGGACAGGGAATAAAGATTTTCTCTCTAATCGCCAAGCAATGTATGGAAAAGAACTCGTTGATTCCCACGATTAAATCGTATGACAATGATGTTATAGATATGGAAGACGGCTATGAAGGCGCCGTTGTCTTAGACCCGAAAGAAGCGATATATTTAAATGACCCGATTGTAGTATTTGATTACGGCTCTCTATATCCTTCGTCTATGATTTCAAATAATCTGTCTCACGATTGCTATTTGATGGACGAGAAATATAGGGTTGCCGACCCTAACATAGAATACAAGAATATATATTATGATATATATGAAGGAAAGGGAGATAAGAAGAAAAAAGTAGGTGAAAAAGAATGTACCTTCGTACAATACAAGGACGGGCGCAAGGGAATCATAGCAGATATCTTGGATATGCTTTTGATTGAGCGCAAAAATACGAGGAAAAAAATAGAATATAAGACAATCAAGGATGGCAAAAATATATATACGGGATTTTGTACGGACAAAGGCGATATCTATAATATACTGAATATTGATACTGGAGAAAATTACAATATTCAAAAAGATACTGTCTTATCCATTGAAGATACCTATAATAGCTTTGAGCAGGATGTATTAGATTCGCGACAGATTGCCTATAAAATCACGGCAAACTCGCTATACGGCCAAATTGGCGCCAGAACATCATCTATATATTTGAAAGAAATAGCAGCCTGCACTACGGCGACCGGGAGAGAAATGATTATGTTGGCTAAAAAATTCGTTGAGGATAATTATGGTGCTGATGTTATTTATGGAGATACTGATTCTATCTTTTGCAAGTTTCCTTTGAAGGATGAGGAGGGTAATATAGTATTGGGAAAGGACGCGTTGCCTTATGCGATTAAGATGGGAAAAATAGTAGAAAAGGAGATTGCAAAAATAATGCCTAAGCCGCAGAAATTGAATTATGAAAAATCGCTGTATCCGTTTATATTGCTAAGTAAAAAGCGATATGTCGGGAACCTGTATGAAACGGATGTTAATAGCTATAAACAGAAATCTATGGGTATTGTATTGAAAAGGCGAGATAATGCGCATATTGTCAAGAAAGTATATGGAGGCGTTATTGATATCATATTGAAAAAACAGGATTTGGCTGCTTCTATAGAGTTTCTAAATGAAGAACTCAAGGATCTCGTAGAGGGCAAAACATCAATTCAGGAACTCGTTATTACTAAGAGCATCAAAGCATCTTACAAAGACCCTTCAAAAATAGCTCATAAGGTTTTGGCAGATAGAATAGGTGCGCGAGACCCAGGAAATCGTCCGTGTGTCAATGAACGCATCCCATTTGTATATATAAAAACTAATAATCCTAATTCTCTCCAGGGAGACAGGATAGAAAACCCAGAATATATCGTGGAGAATAATTTGACTCCCGACTATCTCCACTATATTACAAATCAAATTATGAAACCAATTCTGCAATTATATGCCCTATGTATTGAACTGTTGCCAGGATATGATAAGGATGAAGAGTATTGGCAGAAAGTTGATAATGATTTACAAACTAAACCTATGTATCAGGATATGATGCGCCGAAAAAACAGATTAGATAATCTGAAATTATTGGCTGTCAAAGAGCTATTATTTGACAAATACATCAATGTATTGAGCGAGCCGAAAGAACCTAAAATTAGAAAATCAGCAAAATCTCGCTCAACTAAGACAGCAGTATCTGGCGAACCTGAGGCCATCGCCGTTGGGAACGAGATTATTAAGACAGAGAAGGAGAAATTGAAAAAAACTGATAAAAATATTGAGACGGGAACATTGAAGGTAGATATTAAAATTACTAAAAATGCCAAGACAGGTGTTATAGGGTCTTCTGCATATATTAGCGATGGGACGAGCAAAATATGGCAATATGAAAAAGATAATTGTAGGGATAAGAATAGGGAAGCAATTTATATTATAAATAAGGTAATTAATTATGATAAAAATTATAAATATATTATTACACTGAATAATAAGAAGTTTATTATAGAATATTATACAGCTCTCGTGTATTATAAGGAAAATGAGGCATCTATGGAAACTAATATATTGAGTGATATATTCAATAGCCAAAACATAGGGGAGCTGAAAATTATTAATAATATCAGGATATTTGGCGATATTATTGCCGATTACAAGCTATTCTCGTTTGTCTCCAAATAAATACTTAACAATCGTAGCCGCTTTCTCCTTGCCTACGCCATCTATCTTGCACAACTCCTTAATTTTATTGTCATTGTCAATTAAACTCGTGATTAAATTGGGCATCGTGGGATATATCTTGGCAATATTCTTTGCTATTATATTTGAAATATGAGGAATCTGTGATAACTGCATAATATAGCAGGTATCCTCGTCTATATTATCTATTTTCTTTTTTTTAAGCTTAATATGGTCTGTATAACATAATGTTTCATTTTCATTGCTATGAACATAAATAAACTTTTTAGGATTTTCTATTATTTTAACTGCTATTGATAACAATAATGTGGCTGTTTCGCTAATTTTTTTTGTAAATAAAACCCTGATATTATCACGAAACATAGTATTTATATAAGCACCTTGAATAATTGATTTATTTGAATATATTTTAGAAGATATAACATCATCTTCTTCAATAATATATGATAATTGATATTTAGAATAACATGATAACATTCGCACCTTCTGTTCTCTATATCTTCCATCATGTATAGACGATATAAGATCTTTGACAGTTTTTCTTTCAAATATATATAGAATATCATTATATTTAATATGAATATCTCCAATATCTAATGTTTCTTTTGTAATTTCTATTTTATCCTTGTAAATATCTAAATCTCTGTCAAATATATCATTATACAAAGAGTCCTCGCGAATATCAACAATAATCGTAAGTTTATTATTCATATATGATAATATATATAATAATATATTTATATATTATAGAGGTTAGCTTATGAATAATTCATTAGATAAGCTAATTGGAAACGATGAATTACTAACATACATATGTTTAATACTATCTATTCTTAATACGTTATTAATGTCTATTGTTATTAATGATATCAGGTGCAATTTCAATATCTATATTTTTCTATTATTTGAAGCTCTTTTCTTAATATTTATAGTATATTTTTTATTGAAAAAGAAAGATGTATATAGCAAAGATGATGACATAAAATATGACTGGTATTTTTATTTACGCGTCAGCATAATAACCCTCGTATTTTTCAATTTTGCCCTATACATATACAACATATCAAACGACACTTCTGCAAACCTCTCGAAAAATGGCGGCGGAGGCGCTTTTTCAAGACAAAGAACAAAGGTATCTTCAATACAATCAGAAACAGAAACAAGTACTAACGATGATATAAATGAAAAAAAAAGATTACTAGTTAAAGAATTAAATGAAGAAATTGCAAGAAGAATAAGACTTGCGAGAGATAAACAAGCAATGGAAGAGTATTATATAACTAAAAAATATATACAAAATCCAGAAATAATAAAACAAAAAATAGACGAATCAAGGAAATCATTAAAAGCCGAAATAGAAGCAATAAAAAAAGAGCAAATACAAAGGAGAGATAAAATAATAGGTAATGCTAGAGAAGATAGAAGTCTAAGTAAAATATCAAAAAAATTATTGAATACATCTCTAACTTCTCGAACTATTAGGGTGCATCCAATTAATACTTAATGAACACGATTTTAACTTGATTAGAAAAATAACAAAAATAAATAAAAAGTGATAGGATTTATAATATTATATACGATTTATAATATGGATTCATATGGACTTATAGAACCTGTGGGAATTGCTTTAACTAATGAAGAAATTATTATTCTTACAGAGGATTTTGCCAAAGATTATATGAAAAAATATGATGATTCGCATAGTTTTGACCACGCAATGAGAGTTAAAAATATAGCTACGACTCTGGCAATATCAGAAAATCTAAATGAAGAACAAATATTTATAATTCAATTGGCAGCGCTGACGCACGATATAAATGATAGCAAATATAGTAATAATAATGAGGACACGCAAGAAAATGTATTGAGGGGCTTCTTTAATAATTTAATAGATGACAAAAGTATATTAGAAAATATTATAGATATTGCTTGTAATGTAAGCTTGTCTCATGAATTGGCAAAGACTTCGTCTTCATATAAATCTATTGAATTGGATTGCGTAAGAGATGCAGATCGCATAGATTCGCTAGGAGCAATAGGAATATCCAGATATTTCACATACGGGATTGTAAATAAACAGAGTAATATAAGCAGTATCATTGATAACATAGAAAATCGCACAAATATCTTGATGAATAACATAAATACTGATATGGGCAAAAAAATAAGCACAGATAAATATAGAATTATTAGAATGTTTATAGAAGATTATCGCGATACTATGTTTTATCAATCGCTTTAATAGTTCTAACGACGAACTTATTAATTATCGTATTCAATATTAGCTTCGCATCATCGCATTTAATCTCATTATTAACTTTATCAATCAAGTAATCACTCTCGCGCTTTATATTGACCTTTTTGTTATATTTCTTTCTAATTTTTTCTGCAACAATATAGCTCTGAATCTTACCGACAGCATCTTTCCTTTCCTTATCAATTATCATAATATAAGTATTGTGGATAATATTATATACAAGCATTCGCACAGTTATATTATCCAATATCCTATAATTTTTGTTATAACAATATACGGCATTATCAAATCCGTAATCACCAATTATATCATTAATATCGCGCTCATGCATTATTTTAATCTCTTCATTTACATACATTGCAATGATATTTTTCAATTTAAAATAGTCTTCGTTAGATGATTCATCATTAAGCTTCATTTTTGCAATAATAACCTTGGTTATATTTTTGAGTTTTTTGTGATTTGCAATATTAAGCTTGAGAATATTCTCAGGATTCACATCAACATAAAACATAGTCTCTTATAATAATATAAATGTATTATTATCCAATCAATTTTTATATTCGTCTGCGATTCGCTCCTCTGTCGCAATTTTAGACACAGTTGTCATGGTCGTTTGTGAAGGTATTGACATAGGTTGAGAAGGGGCCTTTGTCGCATTCTCCTAGGGATTTAAAATTAATATCAACTGGACATTCTTTTTTGAAGTTTTTTGCGGTTTTTGCCTTGGATTGATAATCAAACAGTTCAAAAGAGTTCAATTGGTTTTTAAAAGTATCACTTATGCCATATTGAAAAGTCCAATCGCCCTCGTTATAAAAGGGCTTCTTATAAATGCAACTCTTTTTGCCAACAGACATTCCAGATAAAAGTCCGTTCTCCCTGCCTTTTATATCATCCAAATTATCAAAATAATATTGGTGGCTATGACACAATTCCATATTAATATTCGCGTCAAATAGTAATCTCTGACTATCAGTATATTTTTTTGATAATAATGACATATTCTCACAGGATATTTTTGAACTCAATTCCTTCATATTATATTCCTTCGGCGCCTCTTGGACTCCGTCCTTTATAACTTCGTAATAATTATTCATAATTCTATTTATATTAAGATAGATAAAATAATAATGTATATAAATAGAAGATTTGATTTTTGATGTTCTATTATTTGAATCTTCACAATAAAAAAGATGTTAATGATGTTATAATTTCAAGCGAGAATGTAGTTATATTATATTACTCGGATATGTGCGGCCATTGCATTCAATTGAAACCTACTTGGAATAAACTGTGTGATAGCATAAAAAATAAAAAAGATATAACTATAGTAAATGTGGAGGCAAATAACTTCGATCATCTTCCTGTAAAATACAAGAAGAATATTGACGGATATCCTACGATAATTAAGTATTCGCGTGGTAAAAAGAGCGAATACAATGGAAACAGAGAATTGACTGATTTGATAAAGTTCATTACGCCTATCGTCAAGCCCAAAGTAATACCTGCAAAAGGCGCAAAAAAATAATTTAAGGATAATATACAATTATAATATATAATGGATAATTTGAATATTGTAGATGATATTATTAACAATAATAGCAACGAGCCTACGCCCGAAGAATTGGAAACTTTTAAAAATCTCGTGAATGATTGGTTTAAATACGATGACCAGATTAGAAAACTAAGTATTGCTATGAAAGAGCGCAAGAATTACCAGCGAGTTTTAAATAATAAAATAGAAGAATTTATGTTTAATTATAAATACAATGACCTTAATACACAACATGGGAGAATTAAAACAAACGTTAAAGAATGCAAAGTTCCTATCAAAATGAATGATATTAAAACAAAAATAATTAAATATAATGAGCTTTCTGGCGAAGAATTGCTTAAAAAAATATTTGAAGACGAACGCGAAACAGTAGTAAAAAAGAATATTAAGAGAATTATCCCCAAAGTATCTCTTACTCTATAACTCTATACTTTGTATGTTCGTAAATTCATACTTCATCAAATTATAAGAAGCATTTGCATTTATTTTTATTATGAATAGCACCGTGTACTATATCATATTCGCAAGATGTTGAATAATAGACATTTTTAATATTGTATTTTATAATTGTATTCTCGCAATCCAAGCAAGGCCGTGAATATTTCAGAGGATTATCTAAGCTATTAGGACCTATTCTTACGACATAGATATCGCATTCATTAAGAATCCCCTTGTACTTCTTGTTTATTTTTGATATTGCAGATATTTCGGCGTGCATACTATTTCCCTTTATATAAAAATTGTATCCCGATGAAATTATAATATCTTTATATACTATTATAGCACCGTGTTTGTGCGTATAAACCGGCGATTTTGAGGCAATTTTAGCAGCAATATTCAAATAATACTTTTGCTTATCATTAGATATCTTAATAACATTATCATCTCCCATCTTATACCTCGGTATTCTTTTATTAAGATGACACTGGTTGCCAGGGTTGCCAGGGTTGACAGGGCTGCCCGCATTCATTCCAGTTATATTTGAGTCATTCAGTGCATTTCTATCATCGGGCATTTTACAAATTGATATTGTTAATAGTATATTATATACTATGTTATATCTGTTATATATATTATATTTAATATATAAACAATATCAATTTTTATTACATTTGTTATACCAAAGTGATATATGATATATGATATATGATATATGATATCTAATTATTAATAACAAGATTTTCATTCTGGTTCAGTTCGTGTTCATAACATAGATTGTGTACTTTGAGTGGGGCTATTCTTCCAACACGCTGGGCTCTTCCAATAGCTTGCTGTTTATCAGCGTCCATTGAGTGTAATATTATTACATCTGTGGCAACACTAATATCAATGCCCGAACCAGCATATTGTGTAGTAAGCAAAATAACATTAGTATTTCCATATTTAAAGTTGTTAAGGATATTCATCATCTGGTTAGTATTACCCTTGAGACATGCGTGTGTTATATTGTTAGTCGTAAGTATTTCAGTAATTTTAGAGAATGCAGCATCTACGCGACTGAATACAATGAACTTGCCTGCTCGGTTATTCAATATCAATTCAATCAAGGTATCCTCTTTGCTCAATATGCCTTTTCCAATAGAATCTTTGTTTGATAATTTTACAGCCTCCTCTTTTTTATCTGGAACAATTGCTGTCAAATTGTCAGTACTAGTTATTTCTTTGCGACAATTAGGGCACCTCTTGATATTATCTCCGGTCATTCCCCTGTTATTTAATAAATTAATAATGCAACTACCACAAAATATGTGAGTACAATCCAAAATTATAGGGTGCGTTATATTATCCAAACAAATTGCACATGTTTTATTTTCAATCTCTGATATCCTCTCTGTCAAATCTTTCAGTTTTTCATTCAAATTGATTAGCTCTTGCTCTATCATCTTCAATTTATTAGCTTTTACATCGTCTGCTATATCCAATAAAGTAATATAATCCTTCTCTTTATATTTATTCTGAATAGCCTTGTTCATATCTGCGCATATCAAATTGGCTATTCCTGTCTCAGTTTCATTTTTACCTCCAAGTTCTTTGATAGCCCCCGAAATATCGTTCGCATTTATTTTTTCAAGCACATTCTGGCTAATGTAATTTTTAATTACCTTCAAATATTTTGACATCTTACACAAATAAAATGTCTCTACGATTGGAGGGATATCAAAGCTCTCTTTAACAAACTCCTTATTACACTTGACGAGCATAAAGTTCAGATATTCCTCTTTAATAAACTCCTTCATATTATGATGTAATGATATGGATGATGAATAAACGCGGTCACATATATTTAAATAGGTTCCGCTAATTAACCAAATATATAAATAGGAAAGCCCCTCTATTTTATTAATAATATCGTGGCATTCATCTACGATTACGCGCTTCCATTTATAGATATACGAAGAATGCTTTTGATCCTTGTATAATGAGAAATAATGAGGGTCATAATATTTGAATAATATAGACAGTGTAGTGTTTTTAATAAGAATTACATCATATTGATTGAAATAGTTGATAATTTCATCGTAGTCTGTATCGTATTTTGGCATATTCTTATTTATAAAATTAAGATTTTCAATAGCCAGATATTTCAAATTGGTACTCTCGCGCAATGTTCGTTCCCATTGGACGTATACGGGGCCACGAGGAACTACAATTAATGTAGAATTAATAATTTTATTTAAAGCTGCTATATTTTTATTCTTAGAACTTAATTTAAAATAATTATAAGCCTTGGAACTATGATAACTAATAATTTTCTCATTATTAACCCATATATTGTCAAGATTATTATGAGCTACTATAGACAATGCTATTAGCGTTTTGCCATATCCCACGATATCTCCCAAAATACCTATATTAGACTCTATTTCTTCACCCGTTATATATCTAATTTTTCTATGATTTTCCATCATAATCGCCTTATATAAGCAAGCTAATTGATGCGGTTTTAACTGTTTCTTTATTTTGGCAGGCTGAACACACCGAGGCGACTCATTATCTAACTCAATATTATAAATTACACTATCATAATTATAATAATCATTAGACATTATACATATATTATATTATAATATGCAAATATATTTTATATACATTTATAATCTCCTTGTAAAATGATATAAGAATTAATATCAAATATTAAATATAATGAACGAAGCAAGCGAATCTGTCACAGATACCCAAGTATCAATTGCTGAGGTACAAGAGCCTACTGTTATTGCAACAACCGAACCGACAAGACCGACAGGTAATAATGGGGCGCCAGAAAAATTGAAGCGCATTATCTTTGCTTTACCTGGGGATAATTTTAGTTCTAAGTTTTTAATTTCTTGGACTTCTACAATTAGCAAGGTTATGGATATGCGCAAATATGATATATTGATTTCTCCAGCAACAGGTTCATATGTTTCTTTTGTAAGAATGAAAACGCTTGGATTGGATACGCTAAGAGGAGATGCTCAAAAGCCTTTCAATAATGAAGATTTTGATTTGTGGGTTACGATTGACAGTGACATTATATTTACACCCGAACAAGTTATTGAATTGATTGAATCTGCCGAACATCATCCTGTTGTCGCGGGTATGTATAGAATGGCCGACTTGACAAATTATGCTTTTGTTAAAGATTGGGACATTAATTATTTCAAAGAAAATGGAACATTTAAGTTTAGTACTCCAGAAGAAATTGATGTATGGAAAAAAGAGACTTCATTCAAATATTATCCAGTCGCTTATACTGGAATGGGATTTATGGCAGTTAAAAAAGAGGTTTTTGATAAAATGCAATATCCATATTTTGACGCCGAATTAAATATAATTATAGCAGATGATGGAAAGGTAATCCGAGATATATGTAGCGAGGATGTTGCGTTTTCAAAAAATATCATCAAAGCTGGTTATCAAATTATGATTAACACAGATATACGCGTAGGGCACTTAAAACAGTTGGTAATTTAAAATATCATTAAAATTATAGAATATAATGAACATTATTTTTTCATTAATAGAAAATGCTAATAGCTATTATCCATTTTTAATTGTAATATTATATATATTATACTATTTAATATCAAACTCATTTATGTTTTTAATATTAATAATTGCAGGGATATTAATAGGATTCTATATAATATATATATTCAGACATAATATATTATATTATTATTCATAATCATTGTCTTTATTTTACACTATTAAATATTTTATTTATAATATAATTAAATCCTGTATCTTTATTTTTTGCATTATTTCTCGCTCCCTCTCGTACCCGACCATTACCTCTTCCGCGACCTCTTCCCCTCCCGCTCCCTCTATAGCCCCCTATAATTTTATTATCTTCCTCATTATCTTTTTTTTTTGATTTGCTATCTTTACCGCTTGTATCTTCAGCCTTTTCATTTTTTTCTTCTGATTCGTCATCGCTATTATCGCTGCTGCTTTCGCTACTGCTTTTTTCTTCAACCTTTTCATTTTTTTCTTCTGATTCGCTATCACTGCTACTGCCTGTATCTTCATCTTCATTTACAGGCTCTTCTTTAGCGGGCTTTTGTATAACAGGCTCTTCTTTAGCGGGCTCTTGTATAACAGCCTCTTCTTTCGCAGGCTCTTGTATAACAGCCTCTTCTTTCGCAGGCTCTTGTATAACAGGCTCTTCTTTGACAGATATTTTTTTAACACTTCCCCTTACCGTATCTTGCAAATTATCAATTTGTTCTTTAGAATTTTGAGAAAATGAAAAAGGCATCATATAAGAATATTCTTGATCGACAGGTGGAGCTTGCTGGACAGGTGGAGCTTGCGGATGTGCTGAGAAAGAGAAGAGTGAAGATTGAGCAGGTAATGCTTCAGGTGTTGGAGCTGACCTTACATAAGGCTCTTGATTATATTGATATGCAGGATTATTATTTAACACATTAATTTCTGGTTCTGCAGGAGAAGAAGAATAATAATAATATATTAACCCACCGCATATAATTAGAAATACAAATATTCCTATACCTATCAATACCCATTTAAATTTTCCCATTATACCTTCATCTTCATCATCTTCATCTTCATCATCCTTTTTTTCAGGCTTATCAGGAGTAGCAGGCTTATCAGAAGTAGCAGGCTTATCAGAAGTAGCAGGCTTATCAGAAGTAGCAGGCTTATCTACTGTCGGTGTATCTGGTGAGGTTATTTTATCTTGCTCTTCTCTTGTTTTTACGGCATCGTTTAGATTTTTTGTTAATTCATTATTATCTATTATAAAATCTTCAAAGCTTTTATTTAGAATATTTCCTAATTTCTTTATTATAGGATTGTTTTCTAATTTAGAATTTAAAATTTCGTCTTTAGTCATTGCATTTTGCTTATTAGCACCTTCTAAGACATTTATTAAATCATTTATTAATAATGATGAATTCATAATTTATATTCTTCTATATTAATATATTAAAATAATATGTTTTTCTTCTTAATAGATTAGATATATAATGGAATTATTAAAGCCTATTATTGTCAAAAGGTGGATATCTGAAAATAAGTATATCACATATGTATTTGATAATAATACAGGCAATATAGGCAATAAATATAAGCCTGATGATATCGTGATAAATGAATATATATTTCAGGATAATAATATAAAAGACGCTTTAAATAAGATAGCATATCATATATATAATTATGAAAATAATAAGAATTCGCAGCAGCCACTAAGATTTCCTTATTATTGCTGGGATGAAACTTTAGGGAAACCCTTGCTTTTTGATATTAAAGAGATTTATTGGAAGGGTTATGATGTTAATCCCTTAAAATCTAAGGATAGGACATCAAAGAAACTTGAAGAATCTATAGAGTACACCAATAATGATAATGATGAATTATTTAATAACGATTTAATCAATATAGTTTTTCGTAATGATTTTGATTATGAAAATAAATATTATTTTAATAAAAATGAAGATGTCAGTATTGAAGCCATAGCCAAACTTATCAAAGACGAAGAATCTATTGTCAGGCTCTATAATCTTCAGGTATTGAAAGTGGTAGAACAGAACGAATATTATAACGAGGTTATATTTGAGTATAGAATGGAAAATATGGAGCCGCTTATTGTATTGTTTGATAAACTTAAAACAGACGAAGAAATCCAGTTGATACAATTTGCGAATAATAATAATGCAATATATAAATTATATAAACACCACACACTTGAAAAGAAATATTTAGATTACAAGTTTAAACTCAATGCCGCCAAAAAAGAAAGCAAGGATATATCTGTTATAAACCTTTATTACAAGAACAAGAATATAAAATTGTCAATATTTAAAGACGGTATTTTCAAATTGGCTTTTAAGTATGACATAGATAATGGCGAGAATAAGAGCAATATAATACATATTAAGGACGATATTGTCAGATATTTAAAGAAGTTCAATATAAATGCCGTTTTCAAAGAGATAGATATTAATCTCCGAATAAACTATTCAATTGACATTTTAGAATATAACAAATTAATTAAAAAAATAGGAACATACGCGAAAATATTTGAGGATTTTGTGCTTAATAAGAAAAAATCTAAGGGAGTTTTTAAATACAAGAGAATCGCTGGCAATTCTATAGGCTTTGATTTAGACAATTTTATAATAAATAGAAGCGAAATACAGGAATCTACACTAGAAGAAATCTTAGCAGTGCTAAAAGATATGGGGATAAATACCACGATAAACTATATAAAGGGCGTTATTAATAAAAAAGCCGAAATACAGAATATAAAGCCGAATAATACTGATATAAGTGAAAAAGAAGAGACCATTATAATAATAAAGGAATACAATAATAATATAGATTTCTATGTAGATATTAAAAAGACATGTTCTTTCGTAGAGTTAGATAATTTAAAATATTGGCTCACGCGCATTATTGAAGATATCAGAAATGAAAGGAAACCTGCGCCCGGCGCTAAGAAAAAAATAATCGCAAAGATTGTTTTACCTGAACCCAAAAAACACTCTTCACCTAAGAAATCCTCTTCAAAATCATCTTCGTCCAAAAAATCATCTTCAAAATCAAGTGATAGTTTTAAGTTTGACGAAGAAGAATTTAATAATGAGAACTTTAATAATAGAACTTCTGGTGGCGGTGATGATAAGAATAGCAAAAATGATAACAATTATTTGATAAATAAATTAAATAATGCAGATAAAGAGCTTTATAAAGATCGCGGAAAAGGCAAAAATCCTGCGAGAAAATGCCAGAAGGAGTATCAGCCGCTTGTTCTAAAAAAAGAAGAGATTGAAATGTTAAAAGCCAAGGGATACAACCCGTACGATAAGAAGGTTTTTGATAACTATATTGAATATGGAAGTAGCGAAGATAACAAGAACTTTTATACTTGCCCGCGCATATGGTGCCCTATAAGTAATATCCCACTTGATGAAGCTCCAGGCACCGAATCTCTTAAATGTCCAGAAGAAAATGAGAAACCCATTATGATGAACGCAAATATGAAAAATGAAAATAAATCACGATATGTTTATTTACTTAAAGGAGATATTGAGATTCCTTGTTGTGGCAAAAGAAATCCCGAAAAAACTGCCAAGTTAGTTGATAGCAAAAAGACTGCTAAACCGCCATCTAAAAAAGCAATTAAAGATTTAGAAAAGAAGAAAAAGGCCGATGATAAGAAGAAGAAAAAGGGCGATAAAGAGATAGAAGAGATTCAGGAAGAAAACGAGGATGTCCCTGTCATCCCGGAAGCTAATGATATCCCGGAAACACAAGGAACTTCTGGCGATGGGAGCAATGAGAATGATAAGAATTATATTATGAATAAAATACCTGTTCCTAAAAATCGCTTTGGAGGAATACAAAAAGAGCTGTATTATATATTATTTGATGATTACAAGGATTATACGAAAAACTGTTTATCAAATAATAACATTAATAAACATAGCTGTGTATTAAGAAAAGGCTTGAATAATTCTGCTAATATTATCAATTCAATCGCTTATTTATTAGAAATTACCAAGGATGAGTTTATAAAGAATATAGAAGATAATCTGGATATCTTGAAGTTTTTGTCGCTTGAAAATGGGAATGTATTCAAGGATTTTTCTGACATAGAACCTGTTATACCTGAATTAAATAAAGAGTTATATGCAGAGTTAGTTAAATATGCTAATGTATCCAATGCAATTAATGTTCCAGATATTGAGGATAATAGTGAGAAATCCCTTTATCAAAAATCCAGATTATTATGTATATATAAATCTTATAAAAAGTTCATTAATTATTTAAAGTCAGAAGAGAATCCCTCTGGAAATGTTATCCATTATTTATATACATTAGTTGCAATCATATATAATAAGCTAATCGTCTTATGGGATGTAGAGATTGGGCTACCACATAGTGATGTGAGCATTGTATGTCCTCGGTATTCCTCAATAAATGACCTGCTTTTATATCTCGGGAAAAAAACGAAAGTCATTATGTTAATGACTTCTTCCGAAAATAAAGCAAAGGATAACGAGGTTGCCTATTATGAACCTATAATATCAAAATCCCTGAATAAAAAGGAGGGCCGATTTTTTTATCTTGATAATCATAAAAATATAGTTAAAATATTAAATAAATGTTCAGCGAATATAAACGATGCCAATAATAACTTCTATCGCAATTTAGAAAATATGAAAACTATCAGGAAGATAATTATAGAGGAAACAAACGGACAGAAAGACAGTGATTACAAAAATCAAATATATAGAACCTTGATAATCAACAATGACCTCTCTATCAATAGAATAATATTGAAAAAAGATAATACAGCGTTATGTATTATTAAGTTCGAAAAACTTTCAATAATTATGCTTGATTTAATCATTAAACGCCTGAATATTAAAGATGTTCTATTTAGCGAGGATATTGACGGTAATAACTTCAAGATTTTTATAAGGAAAAGTCTCCATTCTAAAATTGTTAAAAAGTTTGAAAAAATAGATATAGCCGTTGATATAGGAGAGATAGCTAAGGAAAACAAATTTATGATAGACAGCAATTTACTATTTAAGGACGAGGCTTATAGTAGGAACCGTGGAATTATCAGCAATATATTGAATAAATACAATGATACTGGTAAATATTCAAAGGAAGAGAAAAGATGGCAAGATATGAGAAAACGCATCTATGATAAATTGCTTGATGCGAGATTTGATGACAAATATTACAATGACCTTTCTAAAAAATCCCGCAAAGAAATTATAAAAGCCTTATTGAATAATGTCGGCAGCGGAAGCGGAAGCGGTAGCGGCAACGGCAATAAAAGAGCGATGAGAGAATTGCAGATAATGCTTGAAGGCATTGATATATATTCGAGGAAAAATATTAAAGAGTGGTATTCTAATGATTTGGCTTATTCTAAATATAATTATGTTAGTGATATTTCAAATAATATAAAGGAAGATGGAGATGATTTGATATTCACGCAGTACCTGGTATCCGACAGAGTACCTGAAAAAATATCTAATACCGGAGATTATTTGCCGAATGCTAACACTAATGTGAATGCTAATATTGGTTTCTATGAGCTAAAAAATAATCTGCGAAAGTCTAAGTCGCCTGATAATAGCGATAAGCAAAATGAAAATGAAAACAAAAATCAATATCAACATATTCCCGAAAATTGGAAAGGAATTGAAAAAGTTCTCACAAGAAAATGGACGAAATATAAGAAAAAGATATGGCCTAAGTTGCGCTATATAGATTCTACTTATACTGATAATAATATATATGAGCTTTTTGAGTATCTGCTTAACTATGACAAGAACCGTATAAATAATATTATCACTTTTGAAGATATTGTGGAATATACTTACAAGGAATATAAGGATCTATTATTAAATAATACACCGGATATTGATTTGGATTATAAAAATGAAATAGATATGCTATTTAAGGATCCACATTTCAAACATACATATATAAATACTATGAATATCGTGAATAATACAAACAAGACATTTAAGACGACACGAATATTTTTGGAAGATTACTTTTACAAAAGCGCTCCAGATGAGCGTAAAAAAATAATGAATATAATAGAATCTACGAAAGCCATTAAATATTACGGCGATATATTCTTGAAACAAATGTCTATCAATTTAAATATCAATATTATGGTTATACATCACCGCGTAGATTATGGAAAAGGTGTTGAAGTATCAAAGAGAGCCGGGAGCAAAGATTTAAAAGTATCTATCAAGTTTTTTAATGCCGGCGATAATAATAATCATACCGATATATTAAAGCGGCCTATAATTATTTTATATAGAAAAATAGAAAAAACATTCGTAGGCTATTATTTAATAAAACTTGTAGATGATAATAAGATTATCTATAACGAATTGAATGAAGCCGATGAAGATATAAAAAATATATTGAAACACCCGAACTCACTTGATAAAAGCAGTTCCCCCATAACTCACGCCATATAATAACATATACACTCCCGCCCTGCTACATTACGCTACACCAAGCCATTAAATGTATTTTATTTTTTGTTCGGGCAATTTATAGCATTTGCTAATCATACCTTCAATTCCCTTGTTGAGATTGAACTCAATCTGCAGATCGTCTTCGTTAAAGTCCTCGCGCATTTCGCCTGCGTCGCCTGGATAGCCTGCGTCTCCTGCGTCTTCCTCATTTATGCTCGTTAGCATATGATTTGTATCTTTGACATCCTTCAATAGCTCTATCATATACTCTTCATCGATCAATATCTTGCTATCTCCTGTACCGCAAGGAGGCTGTTGTCCTAACATAACATTTGCTGATACTCCATTTACCTTGTCGTATTCCGCGAAAATACTGGCGTTAATAAGCATATCCGTGGTTTCTTCAAAAGATGATTTGGCGAGTGGCCCAATATCTCCTCTGTTGATTCCGTGCCTGTCAATTGACATCAATTGTCCCTTGTATGTCATAGTATCTATGAGTAGCGACATATGCCTGTAATTCATAGAACCCTCGTTCGTAACAATTAGCAGCTCTTTATATAACGCGTATCGCGCTGCTTCAATACCAAGCGTATCATATATTTCGCGGATATCATTTGAAATCGTACGAGTACTATCAATATTCGGATTTGACAATAATTCTATCAAATTAGTTCCGTCAGTATCCAATACCCACTCAAGCATTTCATCAAAATTGTTCGTATCATCGTTGTATCTATAATATTTCTTCTTGTCCAGCGATACCTTCTTGATACCCTTATAACCCTTCAATAATATTTGATGTACGATATTGTGCTCAATTGCCTTGATTGTAGCAATCTCATCTCCATCTTTTAGAGCAACTTCAGTAAGCTTGATGCGAAATATGCATTCCTCGGCATTATCATCGCTATATACGCATTCAATATATTTATCATAAGCCGTATTCAGTTTTGTATAAATATCAATCATCTTCAAATTATAAGAGAGCATTTTGAACTTGTCAAATACCAGCCTGAGAACCCAAGGAGAAGAGCTCTTGGACTTCGCGGCGTTTCCGTTCATCTCTTCAAACTCCTTGTATATATTCATAATACCCTTGTCTTCTTCAATATTCGTCTCGTAATATTCGCCATTATCCCAGTATATCTCTGTGTATTTTAGAATATCCGACAATTTCGTAATCTCAATAGAGTTTTTAATATTCATCGCGTGATTCTTGGTAATATCAATCCTATCATCCTTGAAATCACCGCTCTCGTTTCTTATAGGATTAATGACACACGAAATATCATTCTTCATATATATCGTCAAAGTCGGTGTTTTGGTCTTCTTGGTAGCCGACAAGATTTCTTTGAGACGCGGAACACCCGAAGTAGCCTTGACAGCAGCTGCAGTACCAGAAACATGGAATGAATCAAGAGTCATCTGTGTCCCCAATTCACCAATTGTCTGTGCTGCAATAATTCCTACCATTTCACCAGGTTGCGCGATAGCCTGATTGAAATACTCTATGATTTGCGAAATAATCCAATCAAATATTTCAACGGTGAAATGATAATGGAATATAATTTTTTTAGGATTTAGATATTGTCTAAGCAAAATGTGGAGATATCGCATTCCTTGTGTGCGATTTTTAATATACAATTTATCTACGAGATTATCAATGTTATCCAAGATATAATCAGGCGTTAAATCAGTCTTGATAGCCGCGATGTTAATAGATTTGATTCTATTGTGAGCCGTCGTGACAATACGGCTAAATGGTATAGGATAATTAATTACATTCTTTTTATCACGATTATAGATTTTCTTAATCAAGAACAGTTTATCCTCAATCATCTTATCAAAATGCTCATTGCACCTGGCATATGTATTAGCCGTGATAGTTTTAAAAGCATCATCGGTAATATGGATATTGATATTGTCTGTGCTTTTAAGATTATATTCAAAATCCAGCTCAATATTATTTTTATAGATAGTATCAATTACCTGAACCTCAATTTTACAACCATCCATTCCATCTTCTCCATAAATATATTGAATAATTGTACCGTCTGCAGTTCTCACGGTATTATCATAATGAATCTTGGAATCTTCCATAGCTTTGACTAATCTCCTTTGAATATATCCAGTCTCAGAAGTTTTTACAGCAGTATCAATAAGACCCTCGCGACCACCCATAGCGTGAAAGAATACTTCGTGTGGTTTTAAGCCAGATATGAAGCTGTTTTTAACAAATCCGCGCGCCTCAGGGCCGTCATCATATTTTGTAAAATGCGGAAGAGTTCTGTCTGTAAATCCGTATGTAATGCGCTTGCCATCCACATTCTGCTGTCCTACGCATACAATCATCTGTGAAATGTTAATCTCTTTGCCCTTGGAACCCGATTTAACCATATTAATCATACGGTTGGTTTTTTCGTCAATCTGCGAGAATCCAATTTTTCCTACTTCGCTCGTCGTCTCATTCAAGATACCGATGAGTTCTCTCTCAATATAATCCTCGTTATTCAAGATACCATTGTTATCGTGTGTGCCTCTTCTAATCTCGTCAAGCTTATTGTAGGCCTTCGTTTGCATTTCCTTAATTTTATTTTTGAGATGTTCGTCAGTCTTTTTATCCGTTACCAGGTCGCTGATACCTACACTAAAGCCCGCCGTAAGTAGCCATCTGCACACTAGGCGCTGAGTATTATCCAAAAACTTGCGAACTTCAAATGGACCGTAATCGTGATAGATAACTGGAACTAATCCAGTAGAAATACCGTGAAATACTACTTTGTCTAGATTACCGCTCTCCAAAATACTGTCGTTAATAATTACCTTCTCATCCTTTTTATTTTTTCTATTTATGAAGAGGCCGGGAGGTAATATTTGAGAATACGCCTCCTTCCCATTATAAATATACTTATTTTTAGGTTTCGGCAAGCTTCCTTTGAAATAACTATTAACCATTTGAATGTTTGCCATAGTTTTATCGTGAATCTCCGTAAAATCCTTTGTCAGGCGATAAGAGCCGACAAGAGTATCTTGTACTACCTCAATAATCGGCTTGCCATCGCGGGGTGCAAGAATCATATATGGGACAGCAGCGATATCCATAAGTTCATTCATAGTCTGGATACTTTGCGGGCAATGCAAGTTCATCTCATCTCCGTCAAAATCGGCGTTATATGGCGGAGTATCTAGAACATTTAGGCGAAATGTCTGGTAAGGCATAATAACTACCTTATGACACATCATAGACATCTTGTGTAACGAGGGCTGTCTGTTAAATAGCACATAATCACCGTTAGACAAGTGGCGATGAACTGTGTCGCCGATTTTTAATTCTTTTGCGATTGTTTCCAAATCCTTGGAATATTTAAGATTGATTGTAGTATTCGGTTTTTTAATATACTTGGCGCCAGGCCAATTGTCTGAGCCGTTCATAATCAATTTACGCATATGCTCAATATTATATTTATTGACAATTTCGGGAAATGTAATATTGATAGCGACTTTGATAGGAACCCCGAGCTCATCTATGCTGATATAAGGGTCTGGAGTAATTACAGAGCGTGCCGATTGGTCTACGCGTTTGCCATTCAAATTACCACGAATACGCCCTTCCTTCTTCTTCATTCTGTCAGATACCGATTTCAACTTTCGCCCGTTCCTCTGTTGTGCCGGAGCCAATCCTGGCATTTGATTATTGATGAAGGTAAATACATGATACTGTAATAGAATCGTATAATATCTTACAGTCTCTTCGGTAGCACCTTTCTTGATTTTGTCTTCAACCTGATTATTAGCCTTGATAATATCGCTCAATTTATGCGTCAAATCATCTTCGCGGCGTTGCCCGTTCTCTTCAATGATACTTGGTCTTACAGCGGGTGGAGGGACAGGGAGAACTGAGCATATCATCCACTCTGGCCTATTCCACTTAGGATTGAACCCCATCATCTCCATATCTTTCTCGCTAATCCGCTTGAATATTTTGAGAATATCTTCGGCGGTAAATTCCAGGCGAACATTATCTTCAAGCTTCTTATCTTTCCATTCAGCAATAATTTTCATAGAGTTCTCTTTGTTGATTTTTGTAGGACGGATAGCGCCACAACCAACTACTTCGTCATCTCCGCACACCTTCAATTTGGTTGTAGTATTACAGAGCTTATAATATGCCTCCCATCTCTTCTGATTATTCTTGATGGACAAGATTTTATTGATATCATTCTTAAAATCTTTGTGAGGAGTATTTGGAGATATGAGACATTTTGAACATTTATAACATACACAGTTCAAAATCTTTCTTACAATATCAAAGAACATCGCGTGAAATACAGGTTTTGCTAGAACAATATGCCCGAAATGTCCGGGGCAAAATATGTTTTTCTGCTCGCAAGTAATACAGGTTCGGTTATGTTCAAGAACTCCCATACGAGAGTCAAATAAACCACCAATAATAGGCTCACTTCCAGCATATGTATCCGTTTTATTAATTTCAACAACAGACCTTTTAATAATTTCATCCGGACTTAATACACTAAATTGAATACCTTTTACTTCCTGAATTTCAACCTTCTGATCGTTATAAGATAGTTCGGGATAAATTGACATATCTCTTAATATTAGTAGTTAAAATAACTCGTCTTATGTTTAAATAATATAATCAATTTTTACAATTAAATATTAAATATTAAAAATAAAAATGTACAAAATACTCTAAATAATCTATCATTTACGCATCAGTAATCCTAAATACTCTCTTAGGTCTGACGGCTCTCGCCGCCTGAGGAGATTTTGGTGGGCTTGTCGGGCTTACATCAGTAATCCTAAATACTCTCTTAGGCCGGGCGACTCTCACAGACGGAGGAGATTTTGGTGGGCTTGTCGGGCTTACATCAGTAATCCTAAATACTCTCTTAGGCCGGGCGACTCTCGCTGCTGGAGGAGATTTTGGCGGGCTTGTCGGGCTTACATCAGTAATCCTAAATACTCTCTTAGGCCGGGCGACTCTCGCCGCCGGAGGAGATTTTGGTGGGCTTGGTGGGCTTACATCAGTAATCCTAAATACTCTCTTAGGCCGGGCGACTCTCGCTGCTGGAGGAGATTTTGACAGACTTGAAAGGCTTGTCCTACTTGAAAGGATTGACATACTTGACACGCTTGGTAGGCTTGACGAGCTTACATCAGTTATTCTAAATACTCTAACTTTTCTTACTTTCATTGATACAGCAACAGGAGGAGATTTTGGAGGGCTTGTCGGGCTTACATCAGTTATTCTAAATACTCTCTTAGGTTTAGTATGTTGTGATTTTGTATTTAATGGCATTCTTAATGTAATATAAGAATAAATATAAAAATAATCGCTGCTAGCAGGGTTCGAACCTGCGACCACTCGATTAACAGTCGAGTGCTCTGACCAACTGAGCTATAGCAGCAGGTATTGCTACCCAACTATATATATTCTTAAATCTTTATATAAGTTTTTAATATTATAATAGATAAATAATGAACGCCAAAAAGTCTGTAGAAGAGAATGAATGTTTAATATGTTGCGATGAAAAGGCGACAGATAATTTGAATTGTTACAAGTGTAATAAAATAATATGTGTTTCTTGTTGTAATAAATTAAATACAAGGACATCTTTGTTATATCAAGAAAGTAAGCATGTATTTATTAAATACTGTTGTCCTTTTTGCAGATATTGTAATAACAAGCATATCAAGCTATTTAATAAAAATGAAATAGTAGCGATATATACAGAGACACTGACTCAACTATCAATATTACAAAAATATAGTGATACATTGATTAATAATTATAATGAAATATATAACGAAAATAAGAGATTACAAGACGAGATTACTAAAAAAAACACAGAGATTACTCAAATTACCGAGTTATTAAAAGGCAAGGTTAGTGTGGATGACTATACCGAATATGTTGAAGATGCCGAAGATGCTGGCGAAATATAGAGGGGGTAATGATATCTTTCAATATATCACAAGATGTCCTAAAAAGGAACCAAGTTTTTATAAAAATTTGAAAATTAAAATTTGAGTACATCTCTTGATTTATTTTGTAATTTCTAAAAAACTTTTGAAAATTTAGAAAAAACAGAAAGATGTACTCAAATTTTAAAATCAAAAAATAAAATTTTTCAGTGTCTCAAGAACATCTCTGTTAATTTAAGTATATATATTAGGCAACCAAGAGTCTGATGTAATGAATATATATATATATATATATAAATATTATTACTATATATAATAAAAGTAAGGTAAATGGATTTGATTACAGGCGAAAAAATACAGTTATTATGCGATGTTTTCATAGGAACTGTAGGAGATTTAAATTCAAACCCTAATATAACAATAAATCACCCGAAATCATATAATATAATGAATATTAACAGTACTTATGATAATCCGCGAATTGTTTATTATAAATCTTGTAGTCTCCGTGAATTGAATGCAAAAATTCAATATTTTGCAAACCCATTCATTTTAGTATCGCACAATAGTGATGAAAATATTGTATATAGCGGTGTATTTAAAGAATTGCTCGATAATCCAAAAATAATAAAATGGTATTCGCAGAACCTAACATTTAAGAATATCAAGATGAGGCTATTGCCAATAGGCATAGCTAACTCTCAGTGGTCGCACGGAAATTTAAAAGTAATCCATGAAGCTATTGAATCCCTTGAATCCCTAAGAGATACATCTGGAAATAATAAACCTAATGATATATATTTCTATTTCAATATAGCTACGAATACAGATAAAAGAATTGAATGCTATAATAAAATAGCTAAATATATTAAGTTCGGCGAAGAATTAAATATAGCAGACTATATCAGCGTATTATCTACATACAAATTCGCGATATGTCCGGATGGTAATGGAGTAGATACTCATAGATTATGGGAATGTTTTTATCTCAAAGTAATACCTATAGTATTAGATAGCAATTTTATAAGAATTGTTAAGGATACCTATAATCTACCTATGATTATATTAAAAGATTGGGATGATATCATAAGAACCGAGCTTATATACAAGGATTTTGACAATTCAATATTGGATTTGCAATTTATAAAAAAAGAATTGAGAGGCTGACGAGAGGCTGACGAGAGGCTGACGAGAGGCTGACGAGAGGCTGACGAGAAGAT